GTTTCAAGGGTGGAGCTAAGGGGGGTTGGCGGGGTCTCGGGCGCGGTTTCCTGGAGGGCGCTGCTATGCCCTTCCGAGGAGTTTATCATGGGAGACGGGCTACTAAGCTGTTGGATGAAGCAGCTCGCGCTCCTAAAGGCTACAGTCGTAAGCTTACACGGCCGGAGAAGGACTCTCTGGAGTTCATTACTGGGCAGACGCCAGTGTCTACTGTGATGGAGACTGGCGGAAACCTCGGTACTCCCAGTGCCTCAAGGAAAGTCCGGGAGGCTATTGAGGCGGGGGACATGTCCGCCTTGACTCCTCTTCAGCAGTTAGACAAAGGGCACCTCCCACCTGAAGTGGCTAGGGCTATGCAGCCCGCAGCGCAGTCTGGGTATAACACCTTCTTGGCGCAACTAGGTATCGGCGCGGGCATTGGTGGCATCGGAGCAGGGGTTCAGTACAGCAAAGGTCGCGAGGGGGAGAAGACGGGTGCTGCCTTGCCCTGGCAGCAAGATGAGGAGTCCCACGCGCTACGCAACTCCCTCATGGGGGTAGCGGCGGGGGTGCCTGCGGTTACTGCGCTTACTAATCGTCGGGCTCCGCTGCACACGCCGGGTACCAGCACCCACAACTTTGACTACATAACGGCTAACTTGAAGCCAGGCGATATCGTCCTCTCGGGGTCTGACAAAGGTGACCCTATCCGCAATCTAGTGGCGGCGACTCAAGGGTCTGCTGACTATACCCACGCTAACGTGGGGTGGGGACCCGGCAAGGTTCTGGACATTGCGCCAGATCGACGCCATGTCATGAGTGACATAGGTGACGCGGGTATCAATCCTGAGCGCCGAGTGCGGATCCTACGGCACAAAGACCCGGCCATGGCGTCCCTGACAGGGGAGCAGGACCGAGCTAAGTTCCTACAGTCTATGTACGGCCAGCACGGAGATGCTCCGACGTACAGCGTAGGCAAGTCTGTCAAGAGTGGGCTGCGAGAAATCTTGGTGCCAGACCCCGTTGCTAAGCTGTGGGGGAAGCTTACCAACAAGCAGCCTAAGACTCCTAGTCAACTAGGCGAGGAGGTTCGGTGCGCCGGGGGGGTTTGCACAGTTCTTCCTGGTGGGACTATGGACCCGGCGTCCAAGGCTCGGCAGAACAAGAGCCTCAGCTCCCTGTTGCCTAGAGACATTGCCAGCGACCCCAGCCTGGAGACGGTGCTCGAGTACACGCCAGACCCAGAGGAAGCTAAGGCGCGTGCTGTTCGTGATTTGCGCGCAGCCGGCATGTCCACAGAAGACGCGATTGCTGAGGTAGCAAAGCAGCAGCGATCTGCGCTGCGACGAGACAAGTTGCTGCGGCACGCGCCTAACATCGCTCGCGGAGCCATCGGTCTGGGCGGTGCTGGAGCTATTTACGGCCTGTCCAAGGTAAACCCGGAAGACGTCTCTGTACCCGAGGTAGCTGCAGGGCTTGGGTTAGGCGCAGCAGGGGCCGTGCCCTTCCTTCACAAGCCACTCAGCATGGCTGCGGTAAACAACTACCGCAAGCAGATCAATGAGTACGGCGATAAGCGCCTTCGGGACATCATGGCCGAAGGGTTCAGCTTAGATCAGGCTAAGGCCAAGGTCGAAGCTGACATGCAGGACTTCGGTCGCAAGATCATCAACGATAGAGGGCTGGTACATGTGAGCCCCGAAGGGGGATTCGGGGTTACGGCAGATCGCAACCATCCCATGAACCGGGGGGTTGAGTCTCCGACTTACGACTACTCGCGTAGGCAGGCAGTGCAGGCGCACACCCCGGAGTTCCTGGCGCACGAGCTAGGACACGCTCGAGATTTTGAAAATCGAGCCCGCAGGTCTGGGGCTCTAACGCTGGATGATCAGATTCGGGCGGCTATCCGCACGGACATGAACGCAGCGCCTAAGAGGGACACTCTCAAGGGAGCGCTTCGGGTTCTGCGTGACGAGACCATGGCTAACGCCTACGCGCTACAGGACCTAAAAAAGCACCGAGGGCTAGCTGAGACGCTACGAGGGGCTAAGCGTATCGCCCCAGCGTACAGTACGTACCTACTAGACGTAGCTAAGCATCTGAAGAAGCCGGGTGCTGCACTCATGGCGGGAGGCGCGGGACTTGGGCTGCACGGGTTAGTGGCTGACCGAGAGAAGACTTCGGAGGACGAAGAGTCTCACGCTATCCGCAACAGCCTGATGGCTGCGGCAGCAGGGATGCCGGCTCTAGCTGCAATCACTAATAAGCGTGCGCCCCTTCACACACCCGGCAGTACTACTGAAAACTGGGATGCCTTCATTCGGCAACTGCCGCCCGGGGACGTTGTCCTTTCTGGGCCCGGGCTATCGGGGAACAAGCAGGACATGATGAAGGGGTTTATGGGTGGGTCCGACTTTATCCACTCTAACCTCATGTACGATCGGTATAACGCCATTGACACGTTAGAGGGGCGGGAGAATCTTATCAGTCGGATGTCCGAGTCCGGCATGAGCCCGGATCGCAACGTTCGCATCTTGCGACGCAAAGACCGGACTGGGGGAGCGGCTGAGGCGCGCAAAGGATTCTCGGACCGATTGGCGCCGGATCAAAAAGCATTCATGAACGCCCTCACGGATGAAGAAGGACGTGCGCTGCACTACAACAACCCCAAGGCTATCCGTGCTGGGCTGCGGGAAGTTTTTGTACCTGACCCTGTAGCTAAGGTTTACGGTAAGCTTACAGGGCGCAGTAATCAGACGTTGGCGCAGGCAGCCCGAGAGGCTAATTGTGAAGGGGGTATCTGCACCACGGCCCCGGGTGGATTGATGGACCGAGATTCTGCGACCCGACAGCGCAAGTCTATTGGTACCATCCTCCCGTCAGATATTGGCTCGGACGATATGTACGAGACCATTACTGAGTACCGTCCCAGCCAAGAGGCTTTGCGAGAGATCGCTATTGACCGAGAACTGGAGAAAGGCTTAAGCCAGGAAGCCGCTGAGGCGTCGGCGGATAAGCTACTAGCTAGGCAGGCTCGTCGCCAAAAGTGGCTAAAGCACGCACCCAACCTACTGCGAGGGGCAGCTGCGGCAGGGGGCGCCGGTGCTGTGTATGGTGCGAGCAAGATTAACCCGGAGGACGTCTCTCTGCCCGAAGTTGCTGGCGGGCTGGGGCTAGCGGGGATGGCGTCTCTTCCGTTTACGCAAGGCGGAGCCAACCTCATTTTAAACAATGAGCAGGGTAAGGCTCTCCGCAGAGATCTGCCGGAGGTCATCCGAGAGTACCTTGCACAGCCTAAAGATGTGGTTCCTAACGCTGACTATGCGCGGAGGGTGCTAGGTCGAGAGACTCGTGAAGGTATGAGTGCTCTGAATAAGGTTCGTAAGACCGAGGGTCTACTGGAGGCTCTGAAGCAGACACGAAATGTGACTCCGCGGCAGCTGTCTGCGCTAGTTGACTACCTTGGTAGAATGCCAAAGGGCCTCGGGACCCTACTCACCGCTGGGGGTATCGGGCTTGCAGGGCATGGCCTCACCGCAGACAAAGAACTCACTGCAGTAGACGAGCTCAAGGAGCTGTTATCATGAGCATCAAAGAAGCCTACGGCCGCGGAGCAGCCAGAGCTCTACTCGAGTACATCGAGAAAACCAGCTCCATGGTGGACGCTCCTAACTACGGACCCGCTCCCGACCCGGCGCAGAGTTGCATGTCCTGCAAACATTTTGACGTAAGAGCAGGTGTCCAGGGCTACTGCGTGCGCTATGATTTCGCTGCTAGCGGTATTTACAAGTGCAGCTCTTGGAAAGGTGTAGAGGATGTTCAAGGAAGCGTATGACGCTGGGTGCGCCCAGGCTCTGATTGATTTTGGCCTTGCTGAGGGGCAGGAGAAGATCGCCATCAACTGGGCGGGGATGGGTAAGTCGATCAAAGATTGGGCGGGGAAGCCCATGTCGACTTTCCGGGATCAGCGGAAGCTGACGCAGCACCTGGCTGGGGGCGCGGAGGCCATGCAGAACATGGGGCATGGTGATTACCTGGCGGGTGTTGGTAAGGACATGTGGCAGGCGGCCAGGGCCAACCCCTGGCAGGCTGGAGCGCTAGGCGGCGCTGCTGCGCTGGGTGGTGCGGGCCTTATGGGCGCGGGCGCTGCCATGGGCGGCCAGCCGGAGATGTCCCGCATGGACCACCTCAAGGGCCTCTTTACGGGCTAAAAAGAAGGGGGCGGTTAACCCACCACAGTTAACCGCCCCCAGTCAGCCTGCACGACTACCCTAGCTGTGGGTTTCGTAAGCCACCTTAACCCTATTACGCCCCCCGGTGGCTGGCCGTGCTCTTCGGGGGAGGGGACGTAGTTGTGGGGTTGAGAGCTGAGAGTCAGACTTGAACTGACGACCGGCTGATTACAAATCAGCTGCTCTACCAACTGAGCTATCCCAGCATAAGCAAGAGTCCTAGGACACCTACTTATGCCAGAATCTTAGACGAACTTGTTGCGCTTGTAACGCGTTTTCTTGGTGGGGCATCAGGGACTCGAACCCTGGACCAAGAGATTAAAAGTCAATTGCTCTACCAACTGAGCTAATGCCCCAAAGGGATGGCGGTTATAGCCCAGACGATGCTGGGTTACCCCGACCAACTACGAGGTATCACCGCCAGGTCCCCCGTAGGATGCGAACCGTTCAGGGCTCAGTAAACCTGAAACCCTTCCGCGTTGTCACGCGCGTTCTTCAGGAAGCCCAACCACGCCCACCAGTAGGTGTTCTCATCAGCGTCGGGAACGCCCATCTCGTTGAAGGGGCCAGACACCTTTTTCATCTCTTCGCTGGGAGGATTGTCTGCGTCCCACCCGTGTGCCGCGGCAACCCTCAGCGCAGCAGCGCACTCGTCGGTAGTGACGTGCCATCCGTCATTGGAGCCAAACTTGTGGCCGGGCAATAGGCCCTCAGCTTCCGGGGGACTGTAGTGCAGACACATGTCCTGGTGTTCGCGCCACTTACGGCCTTCGTCGGTGATGGGTTCAGTGTAGTCTCCAGCGAAGTGCTCGTCACCGGGGTACGCGGCGAAGCTGGGTGTCGTGTACCGGCCTAAGTACATCATCCCTAGCTTTTCCATCACATCGCGGTACTTACCCATCCCCCAGACGTTCAGGCGGAAGTAGGTAGGATCGCGCGTGCCCTTGTTACTGTGCGCGATGACCGCTTCTTGCGCAGCTAAGACCTTTTCAAAGAGTTCAGTGCTAGCAGTGTCAGCGTAGTCCGGCTTTACAGGCGCGGGGTTGCCGCGCTTAGTGCCCCAGTAGCAGTTGTTCCAGTAGTCCATAGCGTCCTGGAAAATGGCTTTAGTTTCTGGGGTCTTTAGGATATCTCGGGCGGCTACCAGCGCTTGGAATTCGCGCTTGCTGTCCTGCTCGAGTCGAAGAAGTTCTTCGCTCGGGTTTACCAAGCTCATGTCGTATCCCATGGTGTTTTTACTTGGGCCCACCAGGACTTGAACCTGGGACCAACCGGTTATGAGCCGGCCGCTCTCACCACTGAGCTATAGGCCCTAAAGAATGCTCCGCCTGCTGGGCTCGAACCAGCGACAAATCGGTTAACAGCCGATTGCTCTACCAACTGAGCTAAGGCGGATTGGCTAGTCCTCACGCCAAGATTCGAACTTGGGACCCACGGCTTAGAAGGCCGTCGCTCTATCCAGCTGAGCTACGTGAGGGCAGGGGCGGTAGGATTCGAACCCACGTAACAAGGACCAAAACCTTGCGTCCTACCGTTAGACGACGCCCCTAGGGTTAGCGGTTGTCGCCGCTGCCTCCGATGACGCCGCGTTGCTTCCTGGAGAGGAGCTTCTGGATGTTGACGTGCGCCACTTCATCTAAAGTAACAGCGATCTCGTCGCAGCAGGCGGAGAGGTACCACAGTACGTCTCCCAGCTCTTTGATGAGCAGGTCCCTTACGTCGTGAGGTATCGGGGTGCCCGGAGTCCAGTTCGTGTCACGGAACAACTTCTTCAACTTCTCCGCCACTTCCCCAGCTTCGCCGTTTAGACCGAGAACAGGGTAGGTGGGGTTGTGCTGAAGGCGGCCTGGGTAGCGAGCGGTGGTGCTGGCTACCTCCTGGTATTCGTCGAAAGTCATGCGGTGGAAATTAACCTATCTAAAATGAGACGGGCAAGCCTAAAGAAGGCGCCGCCAGCCGAAGGGTCAAGGTCCCGCCCCCGGGAGCTTAATCCGGGAACTGACGCTACTCCTCCCTGGAGATTGTCTCCACAACGGCCAGCTATTTCTTAGAAGAAGATGTGGGCCTCTCACCCACTCGGAATTTCGCATCGTTCACCGCCTGGGCCTCACGGCTGCCAGGTTCTTGGTGGGCAGAAAGCCAAGAGTAAACAGCGGGGTCGCGGACGTCACCGGATTCTGTCCAACGCGAGCGCTCATTGCGCGGCCCTAGTGCCAGCAGTGCTTTGCTGGCAGTTTCTTTTACCAGGAAAAGAATTGTTGTTGCGGGCCTGGGATTTGAACCCAGATCTCCGGGGTATGAACCAGGTGAAGTACCTGATTTTTCTAACCCGCAATAGAAGATGTGGAGGATGTCAGAATCGAACTGACGACCTGAAGCTTGCAAAGCTCCTGCTCTCCCAACTGAGCTAATCCCCCTAAAAGAAGCCAGCACCCAGCAGTGCTAGACAGCTCTCTTCCTCACTGGGTTTTACCTGCTGTTCGACTGGCATAGTTGTAGGCGAGACAGGGGTCGAACCTGCGACCAGCTCCACGTAAAAGAGCTGCTCTACCGCTGAGCTACTCGCCTTCATCAGTTGTCACAGAACTCGCTTCTTCTGTTTCTTTCGGCTCCGGGGTCGGGGCGACCTTCTTGGGCCCTGACCAACGTACCTTGAAAGCAATGTCAGCAGTGTAGTCGTCGTGGATGGTGATAGCAACGCACTCGTCGAGTTTTTCCGGGTGCTCGGTGGCCAGCTTTTCCAGCCACAGCCCCGCTAGCCTCGCCAGCTCCCAGTGCGTCATCATAGCGTTTCTACGCGCGTATCAGACAAGGTTAGAATCCTTGGAGCGTGCTCGTAGCCCCCCAGGCTGAGAGCGTCAGCTGCGATTATAGCAGCAATGTCTTGAGCAGCTAGTAGGTCTTTGAGGTTTTGCTGCGAGTAGGTGACCACCCTGGGCGGGTGGTTTAAATGAAAGCGCAGCGCCAGGACGTGGTGAGTGTCGCTGTCCCTAAGGACCTGGACTGCGCCGAGTTCTCTTTTATTGTCAGGTGCTAGGAGAATGAAGGTCATTTAGTGCCCGGGGCGGGGATCGAACCCACACGCATTTCTGCGGCTGAGTTTAAGTCAGCGGTGTCTACCAGTTCCACCACCCGGGCTAAGTATGCGAGAGGGGGGAATCGAACCCCCATGACTAAAGTCGCTGGAACCTAAATCCAGTGCGTCTACCAGTTCCGCCACCCTCGCTAATCTCCTAGCACCTTCTCAAGTCAGTCCTTAACCCTCCTAACATAGTCGCGTAGGCCTTGTGAACCCACAAAACATCCTGAGGGCTATACTGCGCGGAGAAAGGCAGGTACCGATCACTGCCGGTGTAGGTAACGAGGAGTTTGCTGGGGCGGAACATTCGTTGAAGGGTGAGGGTCCCGTCGTGGCGTCCTCGAGCGTCCACACATAGGTACTCTCGGAGCAGTCCGATAGAGTTGGGGTACCTCGCACTCCCGTAGAGAATTCGGGCGTGCCCCCCCAAACAACAGCTTCACGCTGCCGTCCATCTCTCCGCTTTCAACGAACTTTCTCCAGGACGGAGCTTTACGCTTCCGGCTGATCGAGCTCAAGGTCCTCCATTTCCAGTTGTTCCAGGATTTCCTCCAGAGCGAGGATGGCGGCGGGGAGCGTGGAGTGCTCCCCCGAGTCCGCCAGGATCTCAGCGAGATCAGCGCCATCAGCGGCGGGGTTGGCCAGCAGCGCTACTACCCTTCCAGTCTTCTGGTTCTTGATAGTAGACACCACCGCACCTGCCTGTAGATACGCGGTGAGGTTAGGCACAGCAGCCTTGGGGACGCTGATCTCGTTCATGAGCTAGCCCTCCGTCAGATTAAGGATGGGGAGCAGCACCTGCGTAAGGTACTTCTTTGGTCCCCGCCCGCGGACGCTGTACGTACAGTTGTTGTACGACAAGGCGCCGTCCGGGCTTTTTACCAGGAGTATCCACTCTCCAAAAGAGCACGTCTTGTCGTGCAGGAGAATGAACCCAGCAATGCTGGTTGCCTCGATTGTGGGGGCGCACAGCTCGTCTTCCACGTAAGAGGTGCACACCACCCCCTCTCGGGGAGTGTCTAGAAACACGCTGGCTCCTGGGCTAGGAAAAGCGGTGTACCGACGACAAGTAGTTCGTAAGGGGCACCTGTCGTCGGTACATTGCGGCGGCCTCAGGAGGCACCGGACTCCTAGGCCTGGATGACCATGCCTGCCGTCTGGGCGTCCTTTGCCGAGGGGTCGAACCACAAGGCCATGTAATTGCCGTGCCCGAGGTACTTCTCGGGCACGGGGATCTTGCTCTTCACTTTCTTGTGCCCGGCGAAGTACTCGATCCGAAGGGGCTGCGCCTTCTTGTGACGCATACGATCGAGAATCCCGTATAGCGTCTTGGCGCGCTTCCGGGAGTCGTACCACCGCGTATCCAGTGCTCGCGCGGCGGGGTCACTCTGCTTCGGCAGAACCTCCAACATGAAGTCGGAGAGCTCCGCGATGCTGACGTAGCGGTCATCGCCTGTCAGCGTTCCCTGCTGGGTCTTCAGATTCAGCAGGAAGGTCCACGCCCAAACCGTGGACGGGTACCCGTGGTAGCTGTGCCCGTTCTGCGAACGTACCAGCAGGTCGATCAAGTGCGCCTGAGCCGTGACTCCGCCGCAGGGCGCCTGAGGCTCTACGCGCGTAGCGGGCTCTGGCGCCCTCACCGTGGTCTCAGCGGTAGCGAGGTCTGTCGAAGCCAGCGCAACCGCGTCTCCAGCGAACAGCGCCTTGAGCTCCTTGACGAGGTCATCGATTTCGACCCCGATGGGCAGGCCCTCGTCGTACGAGCCAACCTGGTTGACGACGCTCTGGGCCTCTTCCAGGCTCTGGGCGACTTCTTGGGCGCGAGACGCGAGCAGCGTCTGGAGCCGAGCGCGGTTTGCTGTTTGTTCGCGCAAGGACTCTTGCAGCCGCGCAATGTCGCGTGTGGTGACGCGCAGCTCACGAGTAAGTTCGGCCTGCTCGTTACGCAGGCCCTTGAGAAAGGTGATTGTCTCTCTTCCGAGAGACAAGAAGATGTTCTTCATAGGCTGCTAACTTATGCCAGATTTTAGGCTGGGTAAGCTTCCGCTTTGCAGCTAGAATTGAGATGACTTTCTACCTGGGTTGGCGTAATGGCTGAGCTTGAGCCTGAGAAACTACCAGAAGAAGCTCCGGCGCTTAAAGAGGAGACCCTGGCTCGTGTAGACGGGCTCTTAAGTTTTCTTTCTAAGAAGTACCGGCGCAGCAAGGCTCTCCTGGAAGACATTGAGGAGCACAGAGCAGCGAAGGCAGCGCAAATGGGGTCCGTAGCGCCTGGAGCTACTTCCCCAGCTAACGCTGCTCTCGCTTCTAACCCTGCTCTCACGGCGCTCATGGCGGGTCCGTCTGTGGGCGCTAACCCCAACGCGCCGCTGCAGGCTCCAGGTAGTCTGCTTAACGCTCCGGTCAATCAGGGTGTGGGTGCGCAGCCCAGCGCGGTGAGCAGCAAGTTACCGCAGGGCACTGACGCTACCAAACTTCAGCCGGAGCCTAAGCCCAAGACTGCCGCTGCGGGCTTTGATGCGTTTATGACTACTAAACTGGCCTACCAAGAGTATGAGCAGCCTCCGGCGAAGAATGAAGCCCTCGGCAAGGGCCTAGTTCTTGGGCTGTCGGGGTACGGGGGCTACGAGCTGGGCAGCCAGATGGCGGACTTTGGCTCTGAGTTGGAGGCTCGCTTCCGCATGCGAGAGCTGCTGAACAAGCTTAAGGCTACAGGAGGCGATGGCTTCTGGGACCGGCGCAAGAGGCTGGTCGAGCTTAGCACCGAAGCAGCGAAGCACGACATTCCGTTCCAGAAGATGAGGTTCCTAGCGGGCAAGGCTCCTGAGGCTATCGGAGAAGACCTGGTCAAGCAGCTAGGCAAGAATCTCTCGGCGTCTAGAAAGATCCCTCTTGGTCTCTTGGGTGCCGGTGGTATGGCGCTAGGGGTCAACCACATGCTAAACCAGCCAGGCGAGGAAGAGGCTATGAATGCGTACTACTGAAACTGAGATCATTAAGCTGGCTGGCGTCCTTGGAGGGTTTGAGGCTCTGGTTAAGCTCGGCATGATGGACGACTACGGCCAGGCCATGCAGTACCTGACCTCGCAGGGGCTACAGCCCCAGGAGGCGCAGCAGTACCTCCAGGGAGTGATGGGACCCCAGCAGCAACAGATGCCCCAGCAGGCCCAGCAGCAACAGATGCCCCAGCAGGCCCAGCAGCAACAGATGCCTCAGCAGGCCCAACAAGAAGTCATGGGTTACGCCCAGCACATGCAGCAGGCCGGTCCGCAGGACGTTCCCTCTAGCGGTCCTAATGATCAGGAAAAGCAGCAGCTGCAGGCTATGTACCAGCAAATGGTGCAACAGGGCATGAACCCCATGGCTGCCCAGGATCAGCTGCAGAGACAGTGGGTGGCGTATACACAGCAGCAAATGGGCGGCGGGGGCCAGCAGCAGCAGGCCCAGCAGCAGGCCCAGCAGCAGGCCCAGCAGCAGGCGGGACCCTCGGCGGACCCGCAGCAGATGCAGCAGCTGCAGCAGCTATTTCAGAGTTTCGTGCAGCAGGGGGTTCCGCCTCAGCAAGCTGAGCAGATGGTACAGCAGCAGTGGATGCAGTACACGCAGTCTCCGGCTTACCAGCAGTACCAGCAGCAAATGCAGGGGCAGCAGCAGCAAGCGCAGCCTCAGCAGCCCCAACAGCAAGGCGGCGGCCAGGACCAGATGCAGCAGGTGCAGCAGGCTTACCAGTACCTCCTGCAGCAGGGAGTTGACCCGCAGCAGGCTTACCAGATGCTCCAGCAGTTCGTAGGTGGCTAAGTGGCAATCGAACGCAAGGTTCAAGGTGAAGTCGTAGCGGGGGTCGTTGGGCCTATCGACGCGCCTAGCGGGTCTTTTCAGGACTACACGTCGTACGACGTTACCGTGGCGGTCGGGAAACCCGTCATGTGGGACAGCGGCGCGGAGCAGCTGGACCTAGCCGACCGCACGCACTCCCACGTCCTAGGTATCTGCTACAGTATTGCGCACGGTGTTTGCCGCGTACAAACCTCCGGGGTGTACCACGCGAGCGGAGTGCCCTACAGCATCAACAACTGGGTGTTTTGCGATTCCACTGCGGGTGATTTTCAGTACGGGGACTCTGAGCTCGACATGCTCATCCGCTACGGCCCCCTAGTAGGCTACGCGCTAGCGCCTGACCGCTTGCTGTTGATGTGCAACAAGCTCCCGGCTCTTTTGTGGGAGGGCATCAAGGCGTTTGCTGCGTCCAACGAACTGAACGAGGAGTATTACACCCTCTGCGCTACCCGCAATTTCTACGTTTCGGGCATAGCGCAGAGCGACACCGCAGCGCCAAAGCTTGTGCTAGCGCAGGCAGACCAGTCGGTCTCTAACGCACAAACCCTTGGCTCCATCGCATTCACCGGTCACGATGATACCGCTGGAGGCTTCGAGGACATCGATACCTGGGAAGAAGGTGCGCGGATTGATGCTGTAGCAGCGAGCAACTGGCACGCCGGCGATGCAGCCACTGAGCTCAAGTTTTTGACTCACGATGGTAGCTCGCTGTCTGTGCGGGCTACTCTGAAGGATGATGGGAAGCTGGGGCTCGGCATTGAGCTGCCACAGCACGCTGTCCATATCGTGTCAGCCGACCCAGCTCGAGACCCATACAACTACGATGGTCTTGTAGTGGAGAACGCAGGCAACTCGCAGATAGCAGTGGTGACAGATGACGGGCAGGTGGCGTTAGCAGAGTACAATGACGTCAGTGCGGGCATCGGTGTCTTCATAGACGTTGAGGGCGCTAATACTGACGTAGGCATGACTTACGAGTCTAACAGCGGTGACGGGAAGCTGATCTTCAACAAGCCCTTCCAGATCGGGGAAGGGTCTAACGGCGAAATCTTGTTTGATGATTTTGCCACCGCGTATTTCGATATGGACGTGGCACCCGCCGCTGACGTCACGCACTCTTTGGGGGCAGGGGGTGCACGGTGGAGTAACGTACACACGCAAACCGTGGATATCCACGCAAGCGCCATTGCCACGTTGTCGCTGGAGTCTGATGCGTGCTCCGACACGGCGACTATGTTCCTATCAAACGTCGGTGGCGTCGATAAGCTGTGGCTAGACGGACCCTCCGGGGGGGAGCTCCGCGTAACGGGAGCGGACGCTCTATGTATAGAGACTGCGGTGCAGTACACCTCGCAGACTTATACGATGACAACGCTCTACGATATCAGCGACTCTAAGCCCGTGCACTTCTTGACTGGCGGTAATGCGGCTGACTACATGCTTACGCTACCTTCAGTAGCGAACCTGCTGCTGCGCGTTATCAACCACTCAGGATTCCAGCAGCAATTGAGGTGCGGCGGCTCAGATCAGTTCGGCACAGGATCCGGCGATCTGCTGCTGACCATAGCCGACAACTCTATTGCTACCTGCTACTCCCGAAGCATTGGAGGAGGCAACGTAGCTTGGTACGTTACGATGGAGGCGTTTGAAGAGTAATGCTCAACGAACTCTTCCAAGTCTGGCGGGACCTTCTAACGCCGCAAAACCCCCCGGAGCCAAAACCCGACCTCCAAATGGTTGACTGGCTTCCCTCAGTTCCCCACGACCGGCGCATCCCAGACGAGCGGGACTTCTCCAAGCGTACCATCCCGGCTAGCTTTGTAGTGGTGCACACGACTGGAGCGGGGATTGTCCAGAAGGCCTTTGACAAGGGCATAAAGGACTGCCGCGAAGTAGCGCGCTACGCCTGCAGGTACTACGCGCGTAGTGGCAACGGCGTAAGCACGCATTTCCTGATCGACTGGGACGGCTACGTCTGGCAGATCCTCCCGCTAGGAGTACAAGGCTGGCATGCTGGGTGGAAGACCAATGTGCGGCAGTTGTACGCGGGTACAGATTGGCAGCGCTGGTCGCACCCCCTAGGTGGCAGCCTGGCTGCGCAGCCCCCCGCTGGGGGGTACGCTGCGTGGAAAGAAGCTTTCCCGGGCCTCGATTCCCCGGCGCAGCTTTTGCCAGAAGGCGCTCCGTCTCCCAATACCGGGTCCATCAGCGTGGACCTGTTGGCTGTGCCCGCGGGCGGTCCTTGGACTGAGGCGCAGAAAGACACGCTAAACTCGCTCACGCTCGAGCTCTGCGACCGCATGAACGTTGAGCGTACGGCGGTAACCGTACTGCCGCACAGCTATCTGGACCCCATGCGCCGCATGACGGTGAAGAAGTCGGGTAAGGTACAAGAGTTGGCGTGGGATCCCAAGGGCTGGGACGACCTCCTAGACTTCGGAAGCTAAAAGAAGGCGAGGGGCCGGGTCGCCTTAGGTGCGGTACTACGCTGTAACGGTAAGCTGATACCCACATGCGTAAATTATGATGCGGCTATTGGTACCCAGTTTTGTTCTTACGCACCGACGACCCAGTACCCCTCAGTGTGGTGTTTCTTTAGCTTTTATCCACTAGCTACAGGGCTCTACCCGACTGCCCAGGGGGGTTCCTTATCACCAAGCAGCCTTTCATCTTTTAACGCCTCGATCGAATTGCAAAACTTATGGGGCGGTAGTTTTTCGAGCGGGTCTGCTCGTGTTTGGGGCACATAGCTGCCGTTGTGTCCCGTACAAGCTATTAGTGCTTTAGGTTTTCCCAGTTGTAGGGAGCGCGCAGGGCAGCCTGCGCGTTCACACCTGGATTTGCAGGCCTCGGGAATCCGAGACGAGCTTTGCCAGGCGCGCGCACCCATCCTCTCCGATCTGAACTGAGTGGAGCTTAACTCGACCTAGGTCAGACAGAGTGGTGGAGACTTGGTCTTGGCCGTCACTGACGACCAGAAGTTCTGGGCGGTACGCGTCTTTCCATTCGTGGATGTCGCGTAGCGCGGTGGTGATCGCTCGGTGGATGTCGGTGCTCCCGCCCCGGAAGTTAGCGCGACGGCGGATATTAGCCACCCACTCCGGCACCTCTAGTGGGGACTTGACGTGGTGAAGGTCACCGACGGTCCCATCAAAGAAGCGCAAGTAGAGCTCGGCCGCGCCCGCCTTAACTGCAGTGGCTAGAGCCTGGACCGAGCCTAGGGCAGCGCCGATACGCCAGGGGCTGTTCATGGATCCACTGACATCCACCAAGACGTACAAAAGCGTCTTTTGCTCTTTCCAGGCAAAGACGTTCTTGTAGAACAGCCCTCCGGTTGCCAGGTGAGCGCGACCCACCACACCTAATGCTAGCTGAGCTCGAGAGCGGCGAGTCATCTTGCTAAGGTGCCGGAAGTCTCGCAGAGCCTTGCGCTCCTCGTGAGACCCTTCTGGAGTGGACTGCTTCGTACGCTGCTTAGTTGTGGTCAGCAGGCAACTGTTCTCCAGGGTCTTGGCTACCCTAAGGAACGTGGACAGATCCATACCGTCTGTGGCGTCCATGAGGTCCTCAACCTGCGAGTCGCGGTCTTCTTGCTCTCCGAAAGTCTCTAGAAACTCCTCGGGCAGTTGTTCCAGGTGCTCCAGAGCCTCGCTGACTTCCTTGATGTAGCGGTTTTGCGGGCCTTTTCCCGTGCCCGAGATAGGCACGTTGCCTGACTCCGGACCGGTTTTGTTGTTACTGCTCTGAGCCCGCAGGAGCTGTTCTGTGGACGTCTCGTTGCGCCGCATGTTTTTGAGCATGTGGCAGACCAGCAGAGCCTTTGTCAGAGGCGATACCCCCGGAGACCGGCTGAGGTCGGTCTCGGCTAAGAACCGAGCGGTTCTGTCTGCGTCCTCCAGAAGTAGCTTTTCTACGCTTGCTCTACGCGCCGCTTGCATGTCTGGGGTCTCCCCCTTAACTGCTTCTGCAGTTCGTAGGTGCGCCAGGTTACGGTAGTGGTTTTCCCACTGCGTTTGCGGGAGCACCGTACCTCCCGCAGCGACGTTTGCTATGTCCGCCACAAACGAGGGATCGTAGTCCCCCAGGTTCCTAGCTTGCATAGCTTCGTAGACTTCCTGCGTGCTAGGTGGATAGTAAAGAAGAGGGGGCTTCGTCTGCACATGCGCGAAGCCCGCTCCGGCCCTAGTAGAGGGCATCCACTTTCGCTACGAAGTCTGCGTACTCCGGTTTGAGCTGGAGAAGCCGCTGAGTTGTGTGGCTCTGCAGCTTCATCTGCTCTCTGAGCCTGTCCAGTAGCCGATCTCGGTCGGCTACTGCTTCGTCGGGTAGACGAGGCAGCCCGGCCACCTTGACCTTTAGGTGCTCCAAGGTAGTCTGGAGCATGCTCTGGGCAATGAAGTTCCCAGACTTCGCCTCTCGGTGAAGGCGGCGCCACTCATCGTACAGCGAGGCAGCGTCGCTTAGACGTTTGTTGGCGGCACTGTGGATCTGAGCTCGCTGGATGTTGGTGCCCAGCTCCTCTTCGAGGACTTCGCCACCAGGCACAAACACCAGCGCAGCCAGGTCCTCTGAGGTCGTGTGCCCTCGGCCGTGTATGGTAGCGCTGGCTTGCATCAACCGCACGCCCTTCTGGAAGATGCGCGGGTTGAGCACGAACCCGTGCGCCTTGGCCGCATTGGCCATCAGCGTAGCAGCGTGGGAGAGGCTGTCCTCGCCCACAGACACGACCTTGCAGGCCGCTTGCATAGTACGGAACTCCTCCATGGAAGGTCCGTGGGGGAGTTGCCGCTCGAACTGCGCGGAGTAGTATGCGCTCTTCAGGTTCTGCACGGAGGGAGACAGGTTTACCGAGACCTGCAGAGGGAACCGTTCGGTGAGTGCTCGGAACTCGTCACCCATCTCCATCAGCTCACGCGGCTCGATGTTGGTGTCGAGAAGCCAGGCTTTGACAGACGACGGAACTTGCTGGTCCCCATTCGCGAAGACCTTGCTTTCCATGATGTCGCGCACGGAGGCCAGCGTTCGCGGCGGGGCACTCAGCCCCTCGCGAAGCCACACCACGTCAGCGTGGAGCAACCCTTCGACTGTGCGTCGGTGGTTGTACGGCCCCCCACTTTGTTCGATGATAGGTGTGAGGTCGAGGGGGCCGATCAGGTCGTCGATTGTCGACTCGGAAGTCATAGTGGCTGACCACGGCTTGAGTGGGTCAGCGGCGCGGGCCAGAGCCTCGAGAACGAGTTCTAGCATGCGCGTTTTACCGTTTCCTGGAGGGCCGAAAAGGATACAGCCTTCACCAGAAACCAAGGAGAGGCTAATTGCCGCTGCGGGCTTTTCCACGCCGTACAGTGTGTTTAGCGCGGATGTCACCCAGGGCAGGGTGGGGTACATTCGTTAGCTTTTGCCAGATTTTAGCCCCAAGAAGCGACCAAGCCCCTCTTTTAGAGCCGCCTCCGGCAGGCGCTGCTCCTGCACAGCCAGCCTGAGCAGGCTACGAGCGTCCGAAGCAGGGATGCCGTACCGAGAGGCGCTACTCATGACATTAGCTAGCCCTACGTTTCCGTGGGACGCGCGCTCAAACACTTCGGCTAAAAACTCATCCATTGCCATCTTGCTCCTCTAGAGCAACTTCCACATCAGGGAGCTCCTCGGGCTCGCCCTCAGGGGCGGTTTGGTCTGTGTGCACAAACACAGTGCCGCAGTCCGCGCAGGTAGCGCAGTTCTCCGCGGGCTCGTATTCGATGTTGGTGTGGTCACAAGTCGTCGCCCCACCAAACACGTCTTCTTTTATGACAGTCACTTCGCTACTCCTACGAGGTCGACATCTGCAGGCCGGATGTTTTTCTGGGCTAGTTCGGGTACCGATAAAATACGCGTCTCCGGCTGGCTCATCGCCTCTACCGGTTTGCACCGGTAGACAACTGCGCTCTTGTTACAAGAGCTAGCCTACTAGGCTTAACTAGGAGTAGCCTACCAACCCAGGCTTTCAACAGCTACGTCAAAAACTAAGGCTGGCGGTAAGGGCCTGACTCCCGTATGTTGGGAGCACTGTGACCCTGAGAACTCCAAGTGCTGTGCACTACACCTAGAGATCTCAGGGACTTATGCCAGCTAACCTTCTTTTTTTGCGGAGTAAGTAGTGTCCATCAAGCTATCCGAGCTAGGCAACGCCAGCGCAGCCCGCAGGCTCTCCAACCTAGCGGCCTCCCCGGAGCCCGCAGAGGACCCGGAGGTGGTCGAGGCTCCTGAGGAGGAGGAGGAGGAGGCGGCGGCGGAGGAGATTGCTGCTAAGCCTCTTCAAGCCAAGACGGCCAAAGACCTGTGGCTGGAGGAGCTGGCGGAAGCGAAGATCAGCGAAAACAGCGTCATGACGGTGCTCGACTCTCTCCTGTCCAAGGGGCATTACGAGGAGAGCTATCAGCTGCGCGGCACTGTGTTTACGTTCCGGACGCGTACGACTCGGGACGCGGATAGGCTCGCGGACATTTTGTACGACACCGAGCCGCGCACCACCAACCACTTCAACCACATCGTTACGCGCCATAACGTGGCGGCTAGTTTGGCCCGCTACGGTAATGAGAAGTTCATCTTCCCCAGCCCTGAGAACGCGGAGGACGTCGAGTCTGCCTGGCGAGCTCGATATAACTTCTGTACGAATCTCCCGGAGCAGGTTTTCTTTACGTTAGGGCAGGTTTTGGTTCGGTTTGACCGGAAGGTGCAGCTCGCCGGGGACCCCAGGGCCATCGAAAATTTCTGACAACCTCGTGGGGCAGCGCTCGCGCGGAGTTAGTCCTACGAGGGGTGCCCCTCCCGCCGCGAGGGTCAGTTCAGAGCGCCATCCTGCAAGAGATGGTTTACCGTGAGCGGGTCCGGCTTTGGAAAGAGTACGAACGGTCCCTGGTGACCGAAGTATGGCGGCGGTCAGGCAACGAAAAAGACTTTGAAAACCTAAGCCAGATCGTCACAGATATAATGCGTATGAGCCTCCACCTCGAGGGGGCTTATACCATTAGAGAGCGGTTGGTAGCGGACAAAGCCGAGGAGCGAAAGACAGACCGGGAGCTGCTATCGCTGCTTGACTCGTTGGATGACATGCCGGAGTTCTAACCTTGGCAGAAGATACCTTTTCGAGCATTGCAGCCGGGTACGGCGGTGCTCAGTCTGCGCTCGTTAGGTTAGGGCTGCTGCCAGGAAGTTTTGCTCCGGTAGACAGCGGTGGCAGCACAGCGGTACAGCTACCCACCCCTCCGCCGCCCATATTCACCACTCAGCTTAGCCACACTGCGCCCTTCCCGGCACAGACGCCGATGCTTATGGGCGCGGCAGCTCCGCCCCCTCCGCAGACGCTGAGTCCCATTGGGACAAACATCCGGCTGAGCCAGCCTTCCGCCATCGCTGGCGCCCCGCACATCAGCGCGGGTGTTGGGTACACTGGGCCTACCCCGCCCGAGCCCTCCTACGGTGGCGGCGGTGGCGGCTGGCATGGGTACGGCAACATCGGTGCTCGCCCTGCCTGGGGTATGCCCCACGCGCCGCCGGTGTGGACACAGGCGTTTACTCACCCCATTCAAGGCCCGGTGAATAGTCCTGCAGGCTTGTCTTCAGGAACGTTCTGGGGAGACCTGTCGGCCACGGGAGCTCTGGGTAACCTGATGATGCCCCCAGCACCGACCGGGATGTCGGTGTTGCAGCAACGGGCTGCAGCGGCGAGGCGAACAGTTGGTCGCGTAGAAAACCTGGCTATGACGGGGCTCGAGGTAGCCGGGTTTGGGTCGGCCGTGGCCGGGGGGCTGGGGGCTTTTGGGCTCGGCGGCGGGCTCCTAGCCGGGGCGTCGGCCATCGGCATGCCTCTCATGGCTGCTTCCATGTGGGGCGACGCGTACATGCGTGAGCGAGAAGGTACGCGGGGCGTCGAGAGTGTGTTTTCCGGGATGCGGCTAGGTAACCTGGTCAGCCCGACCGGGCGAGGTATCAACGCGCGTTCTGCTGCGCAGATTTACCAGGGGCTAGACCGCGCCGCCGTAGAGAGCTTCAGCTTCAGCACGCAGGACATGATGTCCACCATGGCGCTGGGCCAAGAGGCTGGCCTGATGCGCGGACACACAGGATCCACAGAGCAGATCGTGGCCCGAGTGAAAGAGCTGGCCAAGGTCAGCAAGACCATCATGGATCTCGGAGAAGGGCTGACTCAGGCGGATGCCATTGAGCTCCAGTCTATCTCTCGATCTCTCGGCATCTCTTCTACGAGGTTCCAGCAGCAGGATTTTGGCAAGAAACTCACCGCCGCTGCGCGAGCTGCGGGGATGACGCTACAGACCTATATGTCCGGGTTTGGTGGGGAAGCAGCGGGCACCTACGCCCAAATGGGACTCAATGCTGGATCCGGGCTGGCTATGGGTGGGTCGGCACTGGCGTCCGCCACGGCTATGGTGGACGGGGGCCTCATCTCCGATAGACGACTGTCTGCGCTGGGCGGTATGCAGGGTATGGCCACCCACCTGACGCGGGGCGCTGCGCACATGCAGGCGACTCAAGCAGGGACCATGATGCTCGGGGCGTTGAACGCGGACATGACGTTCGACCCCATGAAGTTCCAGGAGATGGCGTTCGGAAGCTACTCGGCCAAGGACGTACAAAAGCGCGGGCGCGCGCTCATTAAAGGCAAGGGCCTTACGCGGCGGCAGCAAGAGTTGCGCGCAGCCATGTTTGAAGAAGGTGCTATGGACCAGTTTGCTGAGTACCAGGAGGACATGACTCCTGAAACGCAGCAAGCAATGGTTTTCGCGCGTGCGCGGCAGATGATGGAGCAGGCCAAGCGCGAGAATCGAGGCATGACGGGCTTGCAGGCTCTTACGCGCGTAACTGGCAGCCGTGAGCGGGCCATGAGTTACATGGAGCTCGCCAAGAACCCCGGAGCTCTTCGCGCAGCCCGGCAGCAAGAGGACTTGATTGAGCGAGACCGGTTAGAGCGTTCCTACCAGGACGCAGAGGATCGCTTTGGCATTGGGGGCCGTGCCGTACGGTGGTTTGAGCGCAAGAAGTCCGCAGCTCGCGACGTCTTCGGAGTGCGTAGGGCAGCGCTAGCGACGGCGGGGTTAGAGGTCTCTGCTGAAGCTAAGGCTCTAGGGGTCAGTGAGGACCAGTACCTGCTGTCCAGTCGCGGAGGCCCGTCCAAGAGCATTCTTGACGAGTTCAGGGCGGGGGATTTCTCGGGGATCTCTCCGGCGTCGGTCAAGAAGGACTACGCGGTTACTGAAGCCAACATTGACCAGCTAGAGGATATGGGCTTCGGGCACATGGGGTCGGATTTTACGCGGTTCTTAAAGAGTGACAGCGTGGTGGCGGGTGAAAACCTGGCCATGTTCCAGCGGCACGCCGCGCACGTTGACAGCGCCGCTTCTGTTATCCGCGAGTCGAGCAGGTTTAGAACTGGCTCGGGGCGCAGAGCTTACCTGGACCGTTCCGCTGCCGAGATGGCTGAGGCTAGTAAGCTAAGCAAAGACGTGGTAGCTGCCGCGTTCTCCCACTACCGAGAGAACGTAGGCCGCGCCTTTGACACCTACAAAGAGGGCGGCTCTTCCAAGGGTGCGAAGTTTCTTAGCTCCAAGCTGGCAGAGCAGGGAGCTAAGACTTCCATCTACCGCGTTCTACAGAAGGAGGACATTGCTGCCGGCAGGAAGCCCCGCACTGTTCGGGAGATGGAAGCAGATCCCGAACTTCAGAAGAAGATTGCTGTACTCAGCACGGCGTCTCAGAGCCAGATGGGCGCGGAGTTCCAGCGCCTCAGTGCAGAGTCGGAAGACAACGCTCTCGCTGCAGGAGCTCTGTCTCGCCAGGTAGGGAGGTTCTCCGGAGTTAACTTAAGCGGAGCTAGAAGCGAAGGGGAGCTTGCTAAGGAGGTTTTTGGGTCCATTACAGAGGTGAAGTTGGACTCCGCCAGATCCGCTACCGGCCGCGCCTACGCCCAGGACTTGAGCAGCGCCTTCCTTGAGGAGACTACCTTTGAGCACCGGGAGCACCAAAAAACTCTCCAGCTCCTAGCCCAAGAAGGCACCAAAGCGGGCATCACGGGCAAGGACATGGAGCTTCTCTACCAGACCGGCGGGGACATTTCGGAGTTACAGGCGCTCTCGGACAAAGGAGGAGAACAGTCCTCTGCCGCGCGCAGACTTATAAGCGTCCTCGAGGGAGAAGGCTCGTCTGGGCTGAAAGCCGCGCTAAGGGACGCTAGAGAATCCACCAAAAAAGACACTAATACCAACTGGGGCGCCAAAACCGCCGAGTTCCAAGAGAAGCTAAAGGGGCTAGAGAAGAGCAGACACCTCAGCGCGGCCCTGGGTGCACTACATATCAACGACGAACGCGTCTTGACTAGTTCCGGGTTTAGGAGTCGAAAGCTTAAGGAGCTGGCTGGGGAGGGGGGATCCAACGAAGATTTTCTCACTAAGTTCCTGGGAAGCAAGGAAGCCGCTGTTCAAGTCATGGGCGCGGCCGGTAGCGAAGCTGGGGACATGCTCACACGCATCCGAAGCTTGGCTGCTGGGGAGGAGCACTTTGCGCGTAAGGGCAACACCACTAAAGAAGGGCGCTTTGCGCAGGCTATGGAGCTCTTAGAAGCAGGGGTGCTCGGGAGTGCCGTAGCTAGTGTCGACCCCACACGCAAGCGCTCCACCGACGCTAAGAGCGATGCCGGCACCAAAGAAGCGGGTGACCAGATTGAGCTCTTCAACAAAGCCCTCAAGGAAAACCAGTCCGAAGCGCTGAAACTGGCTAACAAGTATCAGGCGCTGAACAAAGAGACGGACGCGCTCAATCTTTCGATCCGTGAATTGGTCGGGTCTGTATATGCTTTGACTGACTACGTGAACGCGAAGATATCCTGATGGCTGAACGAGCTAGACTACGACTAGTCAATCCAGACGGCGCAGCAGTGTTGGCAGCGAAGTGCGAGGATCTCGTTGAGGGGTTCAAGACGCTGAATGTTGTGAGCCTACAAAGCCCGGACCCCTACCTTTTGAGTGCTGCGGTGTTGTACCGAGAGAGCGCGGTGATCTTCCAGAAGCAGGGTGCAGATGGCTGATTGGTTCACTAGGCGTTTGGACGTTGAGATCGCCGGGGACGTGGACACCGACTACGGAGGCACGCTCGGCCGTCCGGGTACAGAAGCTAGGGGGGTCTACGCGGAGCGACCCCTGACCGCGCGTAAGTACGACTACACAGAAGCTCGAGACAACCACAACGATCTTCGCGTTGCTCGTCTCTACCTAACTGGGGACTTAACTACCCTCCCTGCGCCGGCGACCAGCTTCCAACGCGGAGCCTACGTAGGTTTTTACCTACAAGAAGTTGTAGAGAAGGCTACTGAGAAAACGCAGCTGATCCCTCTAAACGGGGATAGCTACGCCGCCCTCTTCTTTGGAGAGGAGCCTCGCGTCTACTCGTTCTCGGGGGTGCTGGAGAACACCTACACAGACAACTGGCGGAGTACCCTAAATACTCTGTACCACCAGGTTCTCCGGGGGTCTCAGCTTTCCTACCAGCAGCGTTTAGCACAGGTAGCCTACAATGGGAAGGTGGTCACCGGGGCTATCCTGAGCATGACCAACGTGCTCAGCGCCCAGAGTGACGATTGGGCGAAGTTTAGCTTCGAGTTCCTTGTCTCCAGCGAATATGACATGTGGGCCAGCCGCGAGGCAGACCTGGAGCGCATGGAGCGTGCGTTTATCGGGGACACCAGCCTATTTGCAGCAGCTCCAGTGCCTTCGGTTGATTACGTCACCTTGGACCAGTTTACGCGCACCGCGTTCGTTGCTCCGCCTCCGCGCCCCAACCGCAAAGGCCGTGGCAAGGTAGACTGCACTAAAGGCTCCCCTGCCGCTACCAGAGATATAAACGCGGGGCGGGTCATGGACATGGCAGCGCTAGCAAAGAGGTTGGACGGCTGCTCGTTTAGGCAGGAAAACAACGCGATTTCTACTCGACTTAGCGAGCTGGAGAAGAAGAAGGACAAGAAGGGCGGGCTGTCTCCGGATGAAACGGCGGAACAACTTCGCCTGGTAAACCGGAAGCGGAGTATTCAAGCGCTTGTGCGCACAGAAGAGTCTGCCGCAGCGCTCGTAGAGGGTGCGGCTACGCTCGTAGAGGGTGCGGCTGCTGTTAAACGGAAGCTAGAAGCTTCTTTTCGGTTTGGAAAAGGCTCTAAGTAACCCATGGCCGCCGTAGCCCCCTACATCGCCGCAGTCACCCCAGCAGACAGCGCAAGCGGAGTCAGCCGCGCAGCCGTGTTTCGCATCCAGCTAGTCGACCGCGGAGACGTGGGGGATCTGGGTCTAGACCTGGCTACGCTCAACGTAGCGGTCAACGGCACCGATGTGTACATCAACGGCGCGCTCCAAGCCGGTGCTTGGAACGACAGTTTCTACGACAGTTGGGACGACGGAGATAGCAAAGTAGTCGAGCTCAGCATCCAGAACACTGCGTTGCTGGCCCACAACACGTTGTACGAGGTTGAAGTCAGCGTGGATGACATTGGCGGCAACTCTGCCTCCAAGACCCTTAGCTACACCACCCGAGCCAACCCTGAGTACGATGGGTCGACGCCCACGCCGCTAGAGACTGCAATGGGAGAGGCGTTCAGCAACGCTGCTGTGGAGACCTTCAGGGTTGCGCTGCTGGCTCGTCTTTGTAGTGATCCTGCTGATGGCGCGTACGAGGCCTTAGCTGCTCGTCGAGGACGGCAGATAGTCTACCGGGAGCGCTTCGAGGGCTGCATGACTCTAGCGTGGCCTGACGAGACATCGGTCTACGCCGGTCCCATCAAGTCTTCGGTGCCTGCTCAAACCATGCTTGCTGAGAGAGCACGGGTGGTGCAGCTCACTCGCACGGCTCTGCGGTCTACGGCGCACATTGTTCCTGAGGTCTATGTGCAATTAATCGAAGACTCGCTGGACCGCAGCACGCGCCCCTTGCTAGCCCACGCGGCGGCAGTTACGCTGCTAGGCATCTTTTGTGCTCTGCGTGAGGTAGGACGCTTCAACTAATGGCTTCCGCGTCCATCAAGCCCGGCAGGTACTTGGTTTACCTGAACGGGGTGCTCGTTCCTTCGTCCGCCATGTCGGTAACGTCCGGCGTCTTCTCTCCGGTCTCCGCGACGATTGAGGTAGCTCCGCACCGGTACATCGCGCGATTAGGAGCGGAGGATCGCGTACAGGTCGCGGTCTTCTACCTAGACCTTTGGTACGAAGCGGACCACCCGCAGTGGTGCCTCCTTTTTGAGGGAGAGGTCACGGGGTGGGAGTACGTAAATAGCGCTAACTACCGAGCCATGAAGCTTAAGGTAGGCAGCGTCATGACCGTGCTATCGCAGCTCTACCTGTACTTCATGTCGGGCGACGACAATCAGTCCAGCACGTCCGTCAAGCCACACAGAGATTTCCCTAACCAACTGAATGTAAAGGGGAAATTCCCAGACGCGCTGTTCAAGCAACACCTAGGAACAGGGCGGCCCATTACGCGGCCTTTTGACATCATCGAAAACGTTCTCTACGCCGTGCTTGGGGAGCACAGAGAGGTCGCTAAGACTACTCCTACGTCTGCAACAGACATCACTGCAGAGGTAAAGCGCTTAAAGGCGGCGTGGGAAACTCAGAGGGAGCTCCTGGTCAACTCCGCCGCAGAGGCTAAGGCTAGAGCTACCGCGCCTGTTGGCGAAACTGCGGCCCAGTACCAGCAACGTCTGGCGGAGGCGCGCAGTTCTGTCTCTGCGGATATCGATAAGGCTCAGCGCACGCAGCTAGTTGAGGGGTACGCGGCTTACGCGGGTAAGGCGGATAGAGCTAGCCCGAACCTTTCGTCAGTGTCGGACGTAGAGCTGCAGACGCGCGTGTTTACAGAGCAAGCTAAGCAGCAGCTCAAGTACCGCTCTGCCAAGAGCCGCAGCATCACGCATACGGGGTACTTCGCGCGGCGGATGCGGCTGACGCGCTTCCTCGAGCACTGGATGGCATTCCCCTATCTAGAAGGGCGTCCGGGGGAAGAAGACCCCATCGACGGGAAGCTGGGCGGCGGTGTGTTCCCGATGCTGCGCTCGGTTAAGGCCAAGAAGCTGTTCCGCAGCCTGGCTAGGTACTCGGGGACGAAGTTCGGAGAACATGGTTCGGCGTGGGCTCTGCTCCACGGGGTGTTCAACGCACTGTACTACGACATCGTCGAGGTTATGGCTCCGCCGTCTGCCACGTTGGACAAGTACGGGCTGCCGGTAGCACCGTTCGAACACCACCAGGATAGTGACCCCGCTGCCTGGGCTGCCGACTTAGCCCAACACAAGCGGCGGCTCAGCATTGCCTCGTACCTCACTAAACCCAACGCGCGATTCGCGCTTCCGCCGCTGTGCAACACGTTCTTTCCGTCTATGTGGACTAACTGGCAGTGGTCGGAGAACTACCAGGCGCACCCTACTCGGGTGTACTACAAGCGGCAGGGTGCTTTGCGGGACCTGAAGGTCAGTGGGTCTAGCGCGGGGTACGCAGCGTCAGCTACGCGCGTAGGATTCCCTGCGGTGGTGGACGGGCACGCCTTTAGGGCCAGCAATGCAGCCACGGCAGACACGGAATTTCTGATCTTCCCGGAGGAGTACTACCTAGGCCCACAGGTCCTGCAGAAGGACGTACCTGCCCTATTCAACAAAGTGCAGGAAGTAGCTAATAGCGCTAGGTTTACCGCGGACAAGGACGCTCTAGAGCTACGTAGGGAGGAATCGGAGGTCCAGGCTACCAACCCCATTTATGCGGCCACTCTTAGCCAGAACATCCGAGCATCTGAGAAACGGCTAGCCAAGAAGCATACCACGCACGCGCTGTACTTCATGCTAGCGGAGCAGGAGTACTACACGGCCAAGTTTGGCTCTGCGCAGGGCGGGCTTAGCTCCAGCTTCAACCCGTACGTGGTGCCCGGGTTCCCGATGACGATCCTGGATTCGGAAGCGGTGGGGATGCATGTGCAGGGGCACGTCCTATCGGTTACGCACAATTTCGGTGCTCGAGACGCTACAACGTCCGTTCAGTTTAGCTTCGGCCGAACGCTGAACCAGGTGTTGGTCGGAGCAGTAGCAGACGGCGGGGGCCTGGACACTTTCCCTCAGGATCCTGTGGCGGAGATCCAAGATTCTTTACAGTACATCCCCACAGCGAACTTAGTGTACAGCATCCTTTTCCGTAGAAACGAAATCTCCGAGCGAGCGGAGAACGGGACGGAGACTATACGCTCCATCCCGATTGACTCTAAGTTCGAGGAGTTGTGCCCGAGCCCGGGGGTGTTCGACCACCGCCTGGTGTTGCAGTGGGGCGGGTTTTACAATCATTACGGGCGGCGGCTTGCTCTAACGAGGAAGCTAACCCCTAGAGAAGAGCAGCTCCCGGCCTTCTCTGACTACGCGGCAGACCAGATTGCCCCCGTAGAAGAACACAAACCGCTAGTGCCTAAGACAGAGGCCAAGGAGTTGTTTAGCGACCATGACGCTGCGATGCGATACGTGGCTAGACCAGTCTGCCCGTTGGAACACTACATAGACTTCTACCGAGTAGCGGGGCGCGGCAAGTCTAACCTAGACCCTCTAGGTCGGGGTCGGGGGGTTCGCATCGGTGCTATCGAAGAGGCTGGAGTGCCCACGTACTACTCGGTTATCCGTCAGTTCGTCGGAGGACCTGGGGTAGAGCCGGGGTCGGAGCTCGCCTCTCCGCTAACGCTGTCGGTAATAGACGCGGACGAGGACGGAGGCGCTACGGACGCCGTCTTCTCGAAGCTCAATGTTGGGTACATCGCTAATTACGCTGATTTGCCCGATAGCCGAAGGGACTGGCAGCGGCTATTACTTGAGTATGTGCAAGCGGTTCTTAGACCGACAGCGCTGACTGGAGACGACGATGGCGATGTCTAGAAAAGAAAAGGACGTTGAGCTCTGGCAACAATGGCAGGCAGCGCCCGGGAAGACGACGCTGTCCCCTCTGCTCAAGCAGATGACTCCGGTAATCGAGAAAGAAGTGAACCGGTGGTCTGGCGGGGCGGTGGCCCCCGAAGCTGTGCGAGCCGAGGCTAAGCTTCTGGCTATTAACGCTTTCAATACCTTTAACCCTTCTAAGTCCGCGCTAAACACGCACGTGACAAACCAGCTCAAGGGCTTGAGCCGCATCGTCTACACGCACTCCTCGCCTGCGCGGATGCCCGAGCACCGCACTATTAAGGCCCAGACCTTTCTAGACGCTGAAGAGCGTCTGCGAGAATCCAGTGGGCGCGAGCCTACCAACGAGGAGCTTGCTGGGGAACTAGTGTGGAGCCCGGCTGAGGTGGCGCGATTTAGGTCGGAGCAACGAAACGAGTTTTCCACGTCGCAGCCCATCCCCTATGGGTTTGGCACCGACGAAGATTCTGGGCTGCTGGACTTCGTGTACTACGACCTAAACCCCAGTGACCAAACGGTGTTTGAGCACACTACTGGGTACGGCGGCGCGCCAGTGCTTTCCACCAAAGACCTAGTGAGCAAGACGGGGCTCACGCCGGGGCAGATCTCGCACACGAAGCGTAGACTGAAGAAGCTGATTTCTTCGCAGATGGGGTGAGATGCCAGCGCAGTCCTTCCAGGAAGAGCTAACCAACCTCGTTCACGGTTTGCGAGCTCAGGCGCTAAAGCAAACTCTGCACATGCAGAACGAAGCGTATGCGCTGTCTAATGACGACCTTCTTCTGCTGGAGGCGGTGCTCGAGAATAGCACGTTCTTGCACGACCTGGTGGCGGCTGCGGAGTCCGCGTCTCAGATGAGTGTGCAGGCCAAGTTCTACGCGCGTATCCGAGCTTTGTCCCGAGCGCTCACCTTGCGCAAACAAAGCCGGTTGGACTACTGGAGTACTGCGCTGTCTACTGCGCAAAAAGACGAGCTACACCTAGAGCTAGTTACTACCCTTCTAGTGGATCTGTTTACCCGGCAGCAGACAGAGCCAGAAGGGGCTCCGGCTATCCGGGACACACAGGCGGTTGATCTGGAGACGGGCGAAGTAACGGGCAGCGCGGAGGTCTAGAGTGACTCACGACATGTACGTTTTCTCTGCGGATGGCGTGCCTGCGTGGGTAGCGTCGGAGGACGGGTCTCTGCTAGGCGCGTCGGGGCCCGCAGTGCTAGCAGGGCTAGTAATGCGCGTGCTCCTTACCGAACACGGGTCTATACCGACCGCTCGAGGGGAGGGGACGCACTTGCCCTCGCTAGTCAACAGTTCGGTGGACCAAGGCCAGGTCGTTTCGGTAGCTGTAGCTTCTCTACAGCACGCTACTCAGTACATTAAGAACTTACAGTCGCGGTATGCTTACCCAAAGAACGAGTCGTTGAAAGCTCTGACGTTGCAGTCCGCGGAATTAGAGAATGGGGATACGCTGCGTCTGCGTATTCTTATTGAGAACCAGGCGGGTGCTGTCTTTAGCACCACTGCATTGCTCGGAGGCTAGGCGTGGCTGGGAACGTTACCATCAACGCGGAAGATCTAGTCGTCGCAGAGCGGCTGATTCGCAGCGCTATGGAGCAGTACGCTCCGGCTGGTAACTTCCGCCCAGGCTCGTTTCTAAACGACGTAGTGATTAGAGCGCTAGCCTACTTACCCGCGCTCATGGAGCGAGAAGCAGACACAATTCGCAACCGCCAGAGCCTGCTGCGCATTGGGGACCTGGACGTCACAGAAGCCACAGCAGCGCTGGAAGATCTGGCGTCCAACTGGTTCCTCACTAGAAAGACCGGGTCGGCGGCGACAGGCACAGTCACAGTACACCTGTCTCCCGAGGTGGGGGAAGACGTGACTGTGCCACTGACGGCGGAGCTGGTGTACGACACGGGAGTGGTGTTCAGCGTAGACTCTAGCACTGCGTTAGTCTTTGGACGAGACTCGCACATGACCGCGGTGTTGGACTCTACTGGGTCTGTGGCGGAGTACCTGCTCTACGTCCCCGTGATTTGTCAGATTCCCGGTGCCGCAGGGAACATCGCAGCAGGTCGGTTTGCGTCGTACGACGCGTTCTCTCCGTACATCACCTACATCGAGGCTGAGACCAACTTCGACACCGCGGTAGACGGAGAGTCCAACACGGCACTGCTGGAGCGCTCTAAGACAGCGGTGGCCACCCGGAACCTGGTTACCGCTCGGTCTATAGATACGGTCCTGAAAGACGAGGTAGCCAGCGTCTACGAAGTTACTGTGGTAGGGGCGGGTGACGTGGAAATGCGGAGAGACATTGTTGAGATCTCTGTAGGGGACCCCCCGGCAACCCAGATTAGAGTGCTGGGGCACGTCAACGTTTACTGTCTCCTGCCCATCCGCAAGGCCGTCCTGTACCCCTTAGGCGGCTCTCCAGCGACAGTTGATGAATTGGTCAACGAGCTCACGCTCACTACTAACGCTGTTACCGGGCTTCCCTACGCACGCATCAAGCGTGTGATTGTAGATGGCACTAATTACACGCGAGTTAACGGCACTCCCGCACAGGACTCGAGTACATACGCTATCTCTGTAACGGATCCGAAGCTGTTTGGGTCGCTAGATCAGGAGGTGAGGGTACTGCTGCCTAATCTTACCGTGGCGGCCGAGCGAGAGGTGCTCGTAGAGTTTGACGGCTTCCGAGACCTCTACAACGTAGATGTCATTCTCAGTGACCGCAATCGGCGCGTGGCTAACGCCAATACCCTGGCCTACGCGCACATCCCGGTCGTTACGTCGATTAGCATCAACTACTACCTTAGCGCAGACGCCCCAGGTGCCTTGCCGGTAGCGGACGCCAAGGCCTCTATCGCCACGTACATCAACACCACGCAGTTCTCTGGAAACCTGCGGGTCACAGATATAGTGACTTACTTCTTAGGGCAGTACTCTACTTACGTGCGCGGTGTTGGGTACCCGGTTACGGTCAATTACAGCCTTGAGGCTCCCAACGGGGACCAGATTCACTACCAAACCACGGACAAGGTCACTGTGGAGGACTCGTCTCTACTGAACGGCAGCACCTACTCAGACACCGACCGGGTGGCGCACCAGGTATCTGACCGCACAGTGAAAGTGGTCACCTTCGAGGACCTAATCACACTCACTGCGGTGACCTGATGTCTGTCGGCACTACGCTGCTGCGGGGGGTCTCTGACTTCTGGCTGCGGCATTTCGCGGACGTAAAGCTTATCGAGCGAGGCCACGAGGCTGTGCTCGAGGCGGCAGGGGCGTCTTACGAGCGGATGCTGCTATCGGTAATGCGGCTCTCCCTACAAGATTGCCCGCTGACGGAAGTGGCTCCTTGGCAGCTGATGATCCTCTTTGAGGACCAGTTCCGAGTAGTGCCAACAACGGACGAGGACACTACGTACTGGCTGTGGGAACTTCCTAACGATATTAGGGACTTAGCGTACATACAGAACGTAGCCTTAGACCCTAAGGCAATCTTGGAGCGCGACGTCGACTTCGAGCTCATTGCCAACGACACTGCCCGCCTAGTAGAGCTTCGATTTTACGAACCAACCGTTCCCACAGATGGCTGGTTTCTACTCTTCTATAAGGACCCGTTTTCCTGGACCACGGCAGGGAACCCAGTACCGGGCTTTGGGCTTAGTACACAGGTTTATGACTTAGCTCTGCGGGTGACTTCTGCACACGTAGAAGACTGGACTGCTGTAGTCAGTGTGGATGATTGGCTCAAGGTTAGCCACGACGACGGTACGACCTCTTACGGCAAGGTGTCAGCGGTCGCTGCTTCGTATGCTCAAGTGTCCCTTAGAACAGAGCTGGGGTCTACCGCGTCGGGACAGCTGACTGCCGGAGTGGTGTCGCCGCAGTACGACGACGTCGTCTCCGATCCGCTGGCTGTTGATGTAGAGACCGTATCTACGCGCGTACGAGCCTTATCTGGGTGGGCGCCGAAACCGGAAAAAGACTACTACAGCCTCTACGAGATGTACGGGCACCCGTTCTCCTTAGAGAAAACGGTGTCTACAGACTCGTACCGAGCGCTACTACGCGGCTTGTGGAACCTCTACGTGCGTGGGCCGGTGCTGCCGTACATCGAGGCAGCTCTGGGGGCTATGAGCGGGTTCCCGCTGGTTCGTGCTACCGGAGAGCTGGTTACCTCGGTAGATACGACCAGCAGAGGCGTCGTGGTCGTCACAAACAACTACGAACTGCTCGAAGGTGTACTCACGGTCATCCCGGGCACCACGGAAACGTACACTTTGCCTGCTGGCACCGAGCTAACTGCGGAAATCATCTTTGGTGCTCGTGAGTACTACGAGGTCCCGAGAGACGGGACGGCGTACACCATCTTTACAGACACAGTGTGGCTTACGGACACAGGCACTCCCGCTAGCTTTGCGGAGCTAGGGTGCAACAACACCGCTAAGGTGGTCGTAGGGCTAGATGAGTACGAGATTGAGTTCTTGTACGACAGTGCGCTGCAGATCAAGCTGGCGGACGACCCGGGAGCTGCGTCTAGCGGTCTTTCGTGGCGGATTGAGCACACCGAGGGCGCGGCCACGGTTGTCCTGGCGGAAGGTACTGCCGGGCAGTTTACGCTCAATGCAGCGGTGGACACGCCACTCAGTGCTTTCCAGACCATAGCGGACGCGCACCAGGTCACGGACTACCTAGAGTCCCCTACGTGGTGGCACAACACTACTATTCCGCCCACCTTGGTGGAGGGTTTGGGCGCAGAGAGGCGGCGGGTTCAGACTTCGCTATTCCCCGTACGGTACGGGTACTACGGGTACCAGGCGTATTACGGCGATCTTGGGATGTACTACGGAGCCAACTCCGATGGTGTGACCGCGGAGAGTTTGGTTGCGGATCCGGGGACCCCCTGCGCAGTGCTCTATGACAACAACGTTGACTTCCTGTCGATCATAGACCCGCAAACTGACAACCTTCTGATCGGGACCACGTTTTGGAACCTGGGTACTGATGACGCAGTCATCAGCCGACACAGCATTTGGCTCCTGTCACCTAACGCGTTTACGGGGGAAGCCAGCTTTCTGGTGGACGGCCGCTATGAAGAGTTAGATGACGTAGACTATGATATTGTCGGTAAGGTCACGTCGACTTGCTCTCTGCGGTTCGGGGAACAGACACACCACGCGGTGGCGTATCTGCTGCTGGACAAGTTCCTGAAGTGGAACTCGTTTGAGGTGCTGATCAACAACAGCACTTCCCCGTATCCGCAGGATCTGGCGACTATAGTAGGAACTTTGATTGAGGCGCGTCCCGCGCACACATATCCTTTCGTTGCTCACGAGGCTTCGCTGTGGGACCTCGTTGGGGAGGTCGTAGATGACCTTCTTGAGGTGGAGGTTGTCCCTGTCGGCGGAGGCGGCGGGGTTGGTGGTGCTCCCTTCGGCGGGGGTGAATTCGGTGGATAAGGATTAGCTGATGGCGACTCTCCTGGTTAATGACGGTAGCGGCGCAGCACAAGTTAAGGCCGGGCGGGACGCTAACCAGTTGGTTACCGTCACACTGTCCGAAGGAGCCTGGTCGAATTACACTGCGACGGGGGACGGGGAGGGGTTTGCTATCTACGGCCCCGCCCACCACCCGTCGGCGCTGACTATCGCCAATCCAACTACGCTAGAGAACAAGACATTCACCCCAGAAGTAGCAGGCCGGTACTTAGTGCGGTTGGTGGCCACTAACACAGGTACGTCTGCGCAGGAGGTGCTGACGGCTCTGTACGAAGTTTCTAGCGCGTACGGCGCAGAGGCGTTACCTGCTCCGCGAGAACAGTTTGAATATGACGCAGACACCGGGTGGGCCCGGGCGGTCGAGGAGCAACTCCATGCAAATTTGCTTATGCGGGGCGGACGTAAGTGCGTTCGAGTAATTAATGGGGGCACACAGGATCTGTTTCTGGGGGAGACAGCTAGCCTTTCTTTCTTCGCGCGGCACGCCTCCGCGGGACAAGACGGCGACGACATGGAGGAGCACCTCTCGGATATTGTTTTAACCGCCGAGAAGGTGGCCGCTACAAACGCTAACGTAGTGTCGACGCACATAGGCGTGTGCTCCGAGAACATTGCCGTCGGCGCACACGGGACCCTCATACTAGAGGGCCCCCTGCCTATGGACACATCCGGGTTCCTCTCGGTAGGGTCCCCGGTGTTTGTAAGCAACACATCTGTGCTATCCGCATCTGCGGGTACTAACACGCGCAGGCTGGGCACTGTTATTCACAAAGCAGCCACTACCATGGCCACCGTAGAAGGAGGCTCTGTTTGGATCGACGGAGCACCGGACCGTGTTGTGGTGGACGGTAAAGATTGGGTGGCAGCAGGTACGCAAGGCACCGGCATCAAACTAATCGAAGCCGCTCCTGTCTTTGGGTGGCGGGACATTACTAGCGGCGGAAATGTTCGGCCCACCGGGCCTAACTCGCCTACGCTGAGCATATTTCTGGGGAGTATTCGCCAGTTTGAGTTCACTCCGGGCTTAACAGAGACTTTTCACGAGTACCACATGCCCCACGATTATGTCCCGGGTACGGACGTACACATCCACACACACTGGGCGCAGAATGTAGTAGACACCGGAGGTGCCGGAGGAAGTCCGGGAGACGTTAAGTGGTATTTTGAGTGTACTTACGCAAAGGGGCACCAACAGGCAGCGTACGTAGCGCCTGTTACAGTAAGCGTGGTGCAGACGGCTAGCGGCACGCAATACTACCACATGGTGGCGGAAACCCAGCTGACAGCGGCGTCGGGGGCGGGGGGGCTGCTGGACACGGACGACCTAGAGCCTGACGGGCTTTTTTTGGTTCGGTGCTACCGAGACAGCGGTGACGCAGCGGATACTCTTAATCAGAATCCGTTTTTGTTCTATGTGGATCTGCACTACCAGTCCACTAATTTGGCTACCAAGGAAAAGGCGCCTAGTTTCTATGGGTGAGGTTTAGTGTGCGAGATTCGCTGCTAGCTATACGAGGGCAAGTAACTCTGCGCGTGCTGGACGCAGCTACAGGAGCAGTTTTACGGGTACACGAGGGCCCTAACGCCATCTCTTACATGTCGCCGGTAATCCTGATTGACCTTCTGGTCCAGTCGAACTTTGATAGCTCGGCGGTGTCCCCCGAGACGGTGGACTACAGTCTTGCTACAGCAGCAGAGCACCCTGCGGACGCGTCGCGGGGGTTTGCGTTAGCGGAAACCTTGGTACCTAGCCCCATACACAACGCTATCCGGTACATGAGGGTAGGGACTGACGCCACTGCAGCGGCCAGAACTGATACGGCTTTGGTTTCTCCCGTTGCGGGAGCTGAGAGCTTCGTACGCATCTCCAACATAGATTTTCCTACGAACAACTCCGTGCGCTTTGTAGGTACGCTGGGGGCTGAGCAAGCTAACGGCAACACTCTGCGAGAGGTGGCCCTGCTCACTCGAGGCAACACCAGCAAGCCTGTCACGGATCCTAGCGCTTCCACAAATTCTCGGGTCTTTGCGCGCAGGGTGACTACCCCCAGCCCTAAAGACGATACAGTTCAGTTCGAGTACGCTTGGACTCTTAGCTTTGCGTAGGCCTAACGATGCCGATTGATTTTACCCAGGGTGGCGACACCGGCGAGAACACCTCAGCTTCCATCCAGCCGGTGTCCAACACTGAGCCCGTCGTAGACACGGTTACCAACCGGCCCACGGAGAACCTGCGTAAGCGTACTGAGAAGCTCAAGACAGAGTCTCACACGCTCGAGGAGCACGCCATTGCTGCATCTGGGGCGTTTATCTCTTCGGACGGGGGGTTCATTGGGATTGAGCAGGTTGACCACACCCCGCTAGCTACTACCGGCATCCCGGCGTCTACAGGGTACAAAATAACTCCAGCCGACGACCAGAAGCTGATCGTGCACGCGCCGAATTACGCCGGTGTAGATGGCGGAAAGGCGGTTATTGTAAAAGGGGATCTCACAGCATTCTACGCGCAGGCCAGTGACAACGACCTGACGATGATGCGGCGAGGAGATTCCCTGGCGCTCAAGTTCGAGCGCACAGGTTCCGGGAGCTGGAAGGACAAATCCTGGGGCACAGACCTGGACTACCCCGGTCTTGCTGCGGGCAACATTACCGAAGCGGAGCTCGTAGCGCTCCCTACGCGCGTAGTGCTCACAAGTCCCGGGGCTAATCTGATTACCAAGTATGGGCCGGATGGCACGGAGGAAGCCGGCCTGGTTAGTGCGGGGGGCATCCCGCAGGTAGACATGTGGGTCACCATTACGAACTGCAACAACCAAGGGGCCACGTACTGGTACGACAATGGAGGCCGCGGGGGTGTTGATGGCAGTGGTAACATAGACTACCTAACGGTTCTTTGGGTGACCGAGACTACCGTGGTGGTCCCGGAAACCACGCCCTTTCGGATTCTGTGGGACAACGACGACCCTGGGATTGCCTGGTCCCTGTACAAATTTGACGGCGTTGGAGGCAAGGAGCTAGTCACCAGCGGGGACAGCTTTACCGGAGCTACTACCACTCAGTACGACTACCCCAACCACCATCTCGTACCGATCTGTACTTTCGACGGGTCGGGGTTTGTCTTCACGCCTAACGGCGGGTACGTGGAAAACTCCGCGATCCGTAGGGCTAGCTTCAAAGTTCCCGCTAACTTCCTCGACCTAGCTTCTGATGAAGACGCGCATGAGGGCGCAGCAAGCATCGGCAGCAAGGCCAGGACTGGGTCCTCTGCTGCAGCGGACACGTACAACGTCTACACGGCTGCGGGCACTCTCAGCGCGCAGCTAGACTATCTGGCTACTGCCATTGCTCGGCATGACCTCACGCACGTGACAGAAGTTACCGATACTACGGTGGCGGCTGCGGGGGCCGTTGCCGGGCTTGCAGTAGATGCGTTTCAGCGTTTCGGCTCCAACTACGCCACGAAGGACGCGAAGCTTACCCGCATCTACGTGGACATCACCGAGGTGTTCACCACTTCCGACGGTAGCCAGACGGCGCTGAACTTTAAGATTGATACGGCGGACGCTGTGTATACTCCGTTCGCTGAGGTAGATTTGCTGGAGATGCCCACTGGTCGATTTGAGGTAGTGGGGGATCAGGACTTCTTTGATTACGCAGTAGACGTGCAGGCGAACAAGCGGCTCCAGCTCCAGTTCACGGCGGTCGGTGGAGCCGCAGAACTAGGCAACACCACCGCGGGGCGTCTGGTGGCGTACGTTGTTACCAACGAGAACCCGTAATGGAAAAGGAACTGCTGCGGGCGCTAGAAAAAGCCGAGGCTCCCTGGTGGGTATATTTGGTAGCGTTGGCAGTGATTGCCGCTATAGGGCTCTTGAAGCTAAAAAGTGGGGCGCACTCGGTTCATAGACGCATGAAGCTCTACATGCTTGAGCGAGCGAAAAAGTTGGAGGAGGCGGCCACATCGGCTAACGCTGCTCGCGATGCTCGTCTCAAGGCCGAAGCGCTTCAGGAGGACATCGATGTTATCGATCAAACCATCGGGGACATCAGGACTAGGGCCGAGACTGCTCGCGCTAACGTGCGTGCTGCAACTAGCTTTTCCGACTTACAGCCTTAGCGCGGAATTACCTCGGTGGTCCGTAGTCGGGGATCTAGCTTGCTACGACTTCGAGCAGGCCAAGCTACTCAAGCTTTACGAAGTGGGTTGCCGGGAGAACGAAGATCTCCTAGGCAGCTACGAGCTTAAGATTACTCTGCTAGAGAGACAGGCTAGGCTATACACGTTAGCGGTGGCGTCCTATGAGAACGCGATTGCTGAGTACATGGAAGTGGGCGAGGAGGACGCTAAAATGCTCCGCGCGCTAGAAGCCGAAGTCGCAGAGGAGTACGAGTGGTCTGTGCGTGGAGGTGCGCTTTACTGGGTCATTGCGGCGGGGGCAGTATTGTTTCTTGCGGGCGGCTACGCAGGGTACGAACTTGGGGCTAGGTAAGAGGCACGCTGCTCTGCCCTACGGTGTAGGATATCGTCAGTGCCCAGGTGTGCAGCGTATTAGCAATAGGAGTCAGGGCAGAGACGCGGTCTCGAGCTGCTAATGCAGACCGCGACGGCGGCTCGAGAAGCTCAGCTAGCCCGGGGGGCACAAGCACTGCCCCCGCACCCGGAGTACCTGAAGGGATTGCTGTCGTCCAGAAAGCCATCAATGCGGCAGCTAGTGTTGAGTAGAAACTGCTACCGGCGGAGGGGAGCCCAGCTAAGGCCGGGACAATCACACTTGTCGCAGTAGCTAAGGCTATTCCCGGTGTAGGAGAGAGCGCGGTAGATTGCTGGGCGTAAGCAGCGTAAGCAGCGCCCCAAGCTCGGGCCGCTCCGGGTTGAGTAGCGTGTTCCCCTAAGTCAACTAGCTCTTGAAGAAGGGTGGCGTTAGAGAGAGGCATGCTCTGCCACCCTAGTGATTAGGTTGTGAACTACTTGCGCAGAGGCGCGGGTAGGCTTTGGGCTTCGACCTAAGTATACGCCTTCAGCAAGTCGGGCCAGGTGCCAGGCATCGCAGATGTCGTCTAAGTCGGAGGCGCAGCCGTCAGCGTTGGCCGCCCGCACCATTTGGGGCTTGGTAGCGCCACCCAGGCCTGCTCCGAATTTCTTAACTTCCTTGGGGGCAGGGATAACATAGGGGATGTTGCGCAGCTCTAGAAGAAGGCGCAGCGCCCCCCGCAGCTGATCCAGGTCAGAGCCCCTGCCGACGCTCCCGTACGAAGGGCCTTCTATGGCGGCATAAGTCACGCGACGACCCCACAAAAGCTTCTCCACCTCGCTATAGAACCAGCTCAGCCTGTATTTCCGGGTGGTAGGGCATAACGCGATTTCTGTTGGCCGGGTGTTGGAAGATAGGAGTACTATTCCTGTGGACGTTAGGCTGGGGTCTATCCCCAGGTAAGTATGCATTTGGAGACCACGCGTGGCTACATTAACTCTGACGCTGAACTGTACCATACTGGGAGAGGGTCAATCCCAAATTGTAGCTACGGTCAGCGATGGAGACGGTATCCCCGACGAATTGCTTATGTTTAGCCGAGGAGTGACAGAGGACAAAGACGCTTACGTGGGCGTAGCCTCCCCGTACGAGATTGTTGCGTACCCGGCTGTACGGGATACGAACTACAGCCACTACCGGAAGGCCACCGCCACAATAGTCTATGATACCGCTGCATCGGGGGCTGCTGCCAAAGGCGACTTCGTTACGCGCGTACAAGCTGTGTTGGACGCGTACGAAGAGGTAGCTGCGTTTGTGGGTGTAGCGGTTAATGAGCTAGAGTCCGCGTAGTGCCTAGCTTAACCCTCACGGCCGGGCTGACGTATGATGCCCCGTCTTCTCTGTGGACGCTGACGTTAGCTACCTCCGGGCCTTCCGAGGTTTCGGACAGTATACTCGTTGTAGTTAGGGCCAAGACGGTAGATCCCGCCCCGGACGAAGCTCCGCAGACAGGGTACCGTGCGTGGACGTGGAGCTCTCCTCAGTACCGCAGAGTGGCCAACCACGTTGATCTGTCCGGGCTCGGGGTAATCGACCCCTCCGAAGCAGACGTATACGACCCAGACGAAGCTACCAACGGTACGTACGCCTTTGGGTACCACGCCTACAGAACTAACAGCATCAGCCAGACTTACACTAAGTGGGACGCGGCTAACAACGCGTACCAGGCCGCCAGAGGAGGCGTCAAGGCACTGCTAGGCGTGGATTCGTCCAGTACCAGCGGCACCTTCGGCCCCCTTACTTTGGGCGTGATTGGCGCGGTGCCTTACAGAGACAGCAGCGTGGCGTACTCCGTATACCCTGGGGACCAACTACACTTTGAGGCCTCTGGCGGTGTTCGGGAGTATGTGTACAGTCTTGTGTCGGACGGCACTACTAACAGTAGCCTGGTTACCAGTACTGGGGTGTTTGTTGCCGGTGGGGTAGACGTGGTAGAGACAGTAACCGTGCGAGTCACCGATAGCGTCTCCGATACAGCAGATATTGTGGTTACCGTAAAGGCGCCGACTGCGCCTACTGCCTCTGAGGTCTTGAATGTCTGAGCTAAGCGTTAAGCAGCGGAGATACGCTACCTATAGCGGAGGCATCGCTAAGTATCACATTGAGATCGTAGCCACGTCGGGCTCGTCTCCATCCACTCCTCCGATGTCTCCGCATGTATTTGTGGTGACGCTAGGAGCTACGGCGCCGGACGACGTTTTTACGCGCGTAGCTACTATCGCAGACATGGACCTGGTGCAGGACATTCGGTCTACCGCAGTGGCCCTAGGGCACACCGAGTACCGGGTAGCCAAAGTCACACTAACGTTCGACGATTTAGACACGGCTATCGCGGCCATCCCTGTTGTCACTGACCGAGTGGACAGCCTGGTCACCACCTGGCAGACGTCGCGGACGCAGTTCATTACGGCAGCTGAGACTACGCAGCTGCCGACTAACTCTGCGGGCGCTGCAGTTAAGGACGGCTACAAAACCGCTTACTCCGACGCGTACGAAGCCCGAGTGGACGCTGAGTTCACTCAGGCCACTAAGCAGACGGCGTACAATACTGCGCAGGGCAATACGACCGTTAGTCGTGACAAGCGTGACATCCACTGCGGCTACAAGACCCGTCTCACTGAGCTCAACGGGCTGGTTGACGTGGCTAATACTGCTCCGGCCCTTAATCCAGCCATCGCGCTACAAAACGCTATTACGGCGTTGAACGCTGCAGCGGACCAATTTGAGAGGGCCACTAGGGCGGTGAATGGGCTCACAGGCACAGCTCAGGCGGGTAGCACTGCTACGGTGGTGAAGCTGGGCGTCGCCCTGGAGGGTGCGTACATTGGCGGAATTCTGGCCCTCACGGATGCTACTGACGGGCATAAGGAGGTCCGGGCTATTATCGCAGTAGGCGCTACTAACGCTACGGTATCTCCGGCATTCAGTTTCACGCCAGCAGCAGGGGCTGACTCTTTCGAGATCCGGCTTTTCACAGACATCCTACCCACTAACGACTACGGCGCAGCAGCGGCGGCAGCGAACAAAGCACAAGCAGCGCTAAACTCGTACCAGAGCTCGTCGGGCCTGGCAGCCAAGATCGCGGAGCATCTTAGTTACGCTACGACCCAATGTGCTACGAGCAACACTGATCTTAATACTAAGATTACCGCTGAAAACTCTGCTCTCAGCGAGCTCGAGTCTGCGCAGGCGGACGTCACAAGCGCGCAAAGCTCTGAAAACGCTGCTGCCGCTGAGCTGCTGGTGGTCTGCCCCGACATCGACTTAACTAGCTTGCAGTGACAGCTAAAAAGAAGCGCTCCCCAAGCCGGAAAGCGCTTCTTTGCTAGAACCCTAACTGGGCACCTATTTCTACTAGCATGGCTGTGTCCTCCGCGGTTTGGCGCTCCGGAGCGTCTATAGCGTCACTGTAGAATCTAGAAAACAGCGCCTCTACGTAGGTTAGGAGAGCTTCTGACCTGGGGAGCCTCGGCAAGGCCTTAAACAAGCCGTACAGGTCTAGTATTGACCACCCGCGAGTTGCGTTCTCTCGGGACAGCAGTCCGTCGAGGACACTCTCCGGTACGGGGCCGGCGGTCTCTGCACCGTAACAGTAACTCCGTGCACCCAGTTCCCGAACGCTGTAGTGCAGTAGCGCCACTAGGTCTTCCTTAGCCGGTGGCGAAGTTGACAGGCTTTCCACGTACTTAGCCCACGTTCTTAGCGGGCATGCAGTCGTGTTGTAGGCCAGGACGGCCTGTGCCGTCGCCAGCACCGGGTTCAACCACCGGCTGTAGTCGTCGTAAGACAATAGGCGATACAGATTCCAGCGACCCTTAGTGTCCAGACCGGCTCGGTGGCCCCCTACGCAGTGGCTGCGTTCTCGTACCGCGGCTTCTCCTGCTTTCTGCAAGGCTTTGTACTGCGTCAAGCGGGACCACTGCGCGGGCAAGGCTTCTGCCGCGCTTTGGATGAGGGCGTCATTGCCTGCTATTTCCGGCGCGTAAGGCTTACACTGGGACGCTAGGCATAAGCCGTGTTTCAGCGCGTGGAAGTCTTCTCGGTACCACTCTCCTAGTAAGGCTACGCGGTCCAGCGGAAGCTTAGTATTCCGCTTTGTGACTCCTGCGGTCAAAGCCCGCGTTCGGTTGTCGGAGAGGGCAGTGTCCCCTACCGCCAGAGCAGTAAACTGCGAAAGCAGTTTCTCTCTAATGTACGCGGTTTTGTCAAAAAGGGGGGCTAGGCTGCGGCTAGTAGCACTGTAGACGCTAAGGTGAAGACCTGTCTTGGTGTTCTGGGCTAGCCCAGCCAAAACTGCTGTTTTGGGACAGGTGTCCGCCAGGGTCCCAGGGATAGACGTGACACACCGGATAGTGGTCACGTAGTTAGTGTCCAGAAGACGCTGTGCGGCTGTGGTTATTAGCAGCAGCGGGTGGCCAATCTTAGCTGCATAGAATGCGCGGACTAGCTCTTCAGGAGCGGTATCCTCTCCTGACGCTACGTAGACCCGCTTCTCCAGACGCTGGCCCCAGTTACTAAATTTGGCTGTGGCCAGCAACAGCAGACTACCCCCTGCAGGGAAGCCAAGAAATGGGCTCATGCTACGAGCAATCTGCATCTCTCGACTTACGTCGGTTACCTTTCCAGCCGAGGACACGAAGTAGGCCTTCGTGGGCTCGTACTCCGGTCCTAGCTGGAAGTAGTTCATCTCAGCCATTCCCCAGTTTCCAGATAGGCCAGACTAGGCGGTCCGTCTCGGGATGGCGGACTCTTCGGCCAACATTGGCAGGCTTCTCCTTCTGGGAAGACCCCGCCGTGAACCCTACTAAGGTCTCAGTGAGGCCCGCGCTAGTCTTGCGAGTCTTGCCCACATAGTAGTCCTTGGTCTGCGCGGTGGTTGTGTCTAGGGTACTGCCCGGGGACGCCGAGTCTCCTCGGGCGGTCGGGGCGGAGTTTCGCCCCATGAACCTAGCCATCTCCTTGCGATAGACCACTACGTCTAGCTGCCCGAACTCCGTGTCCAACGTGACCACTGCGTAAGGTTCGGTCCCCCCGGACTGTGAAGGGAACGAGATTTTGTCGACCTGTGCGCGCAGCTCATCAGGTATGAGCTTCTTCAGGTCGGCGCCAGTAATGTTCACGAGTTGTCTCGGGGCATTAGCATGGAGGGGTACAAGTCTAGAGGCCAAGACATCAGTGCTAGGTACGTAGCTTGTGTGCGATACCAGCGGGAGCCGATGCTCGGGCAGTTGCTGTAGTTGCCCGCCTGCACCCTGCTGGAGAACAAGGACTTGTAGTTGTACCACCCACTCCTACCAAAGCACGCCACAAGAAGTACGGCCCAGTAAGAGAGCCACTTCTCCTCTGTGTCTAGAAGTGCGATCTGGTCTTGGACTACCGAGTCAGGCCGGTTCAGTGCGTAGTCTAGGAGGTTAGCGCCTGGGCCGGAAATCATGTACGGAGTGTCCGCTAAGAAGTTGCCCGCGGGAGTTACTAGCGGAGCGGCGAACACGGGCCGCCCCTCGCGCGAGCCTCGTCTCCAAGACTTCCACAGTAGCCGTGCGTACAGGGTACCAGGAGGAGCTCCGTCAGGAGGACGCCAGTCCCCCGCTCTGACTGCGCGGTGGTTGATTAAGGGGTGGGACGCGCGGAGTCCCAGCGCCGCGTCTGCAGTAGGAAACACGCCGAACACCGAGACGCCAGCAGGCCTTCCTTTACTGTTCGGAGGGCGCCAGGCACCTGAGGTCTCCTGTAGCTTGAAGTGCTTCTGTACCCAGTCGGCATTAGGGTCCGGTATGCCCCCGTAGTATTCCTCTACGGCTGACTTCACAGTCGCAGCAAAATATTCGGGGCTTACGTGGCCGGCGCAGCGGTACTTGGGCCTCTGGGAACAATGACCGTCTGCAAAGACGCATCGGGAACACTCATCGGCAACCATCTTGCGCCCAGCGGCAGCCTTTTGGCCGCGCTCTGACCGAAGCTTCTGAACTTCGGCAGCTAGGTTAGTGGATAGGTTGATACCACGGAAACCGCCGTAATCATTAAGACCGGCTTCTGGGAAGTAAGCGCGGGACGAAACTTGCCACGGTCTAGCTACTTCGGGCGTCTTCACACAGAACTTCGTCCGCAGCAAGGCGTCCAGGTCCTCACTTAGCTTGGAGTGTAAAAAGCGCACAAAGTCGGTGTTGATGTTATGGACCGGGGGCTCTACTCCGCTCACCCACTGTAGCAGCGGGAAGTACTGAGTACTACGCTGCTCTGAGTAGTAGGGTCTACTGCGGAACCGGTTTCGGTGGTCGCCTCGCCCTCGAGCATGGGAACGGCTCGCTACTTGCGTCTGGTACGGTATAGGCGTCTGCGGGAGACGGTCTTGGCCGCTGAGGTAGGACAAACAGTGCGGAGGAGCTTTGGGGCACACGGTGTAGCACCCCTCCCCCAGCAACCTAGCGGGGACCTTACAGGCCTGAATCAGGGTCGTCAGCTCCCCGGTCCCAGGTGCTAGTTCGCGACCTTGAAAGTAAGCTCGAAGGTCTACGTGTTCCCTGGCGGCGCTTAGCTCGGCTTCCAGGTCGACCACGGAAAGTAGTGGTAACCGCCCAAGGGAGCTGACCAGCACATACCCGTCCGGGTCAGGGACGCACGCCACCAACAAACCTTGTGGGTGCGCATCCCGCAGCAAGCCAAGCAGCGTGTCCAGGTGCTCGGCTTCTACGCGGTAGGCAGCCGCGGGGGCGTCGCTGCCCCCGTACCCCTGCGTCAGGTTGTAAACCTTAAGTTCCGGCAGCATCGCGTGCGTCTTGTAGGTCTTCTTCCAGCCACTTGCGCTGCACCGTAATCCGGTGCGCCTCAAGGGCTGCGGAGAAATCATCGTGCAATTTGTTGTACTTGTCCTCGGACAGGAGAGCCTTTAGGTAGGCCAACCGTCCTCGCAAGTGGGAGATGAGTTGCTCATCAGTGGTAATCGAAGATTTGAAGCGCTGCCTAGCTTTGGCTACTTGGGACGAGAATCCATGTACGCGACAGTTGTAGACCGCAGCCCGCAGTGCTTTGTATTCGTCAGAAGGCATGTTTGGCTTTTCGTTCACGACAGCGCCGAGCACTGATTGTCTGTTCCAGTACAGGGCTACTCGGGATTTGTGGTGGCGCCAACCAGACTGCCCCACCGCGGTAAATACCTGTCCCTTGAAAGCGTCTACCTCTTCTCGGCTGAGACGGTCTGGGTGCCCCATGTAAACGTTGTCCGAGTACCGGTAGTAAGACCAGCCGTTGGCCTGCGCCAACGTCAGTATTCTCTGGTCTAAGCGATGGTCGGCGATTCGGTTAGCTAGTGCAGGGCTCACGACGGTCCCCTGCGGCAAAAACCTGACTTTGCCTTTGCCAGAGGGGTGTACGTCAGTGACGCAGCACAGCTGCCCAATGAGGTTTGCCACCTGCCTGGGGTACCCCAGACTCTCGTAGTACTCACGGATCCAGGGTAGTCGGATCGACCCGAAGAAGTTTTTTAGGTCGAAGGACCACAGGATCTTGCTGCCTGCTATCGCTTCAGCGGTGTCCAGGGGTTTTACCCCCGGCTCGTACGCGCGTACGTGGTCTCCCACAGGGATGGGTTTCACGAAGGCAGCAGAGAGGACTTTCTGAATGTTCTTGACGCGCCAGTCAGGGACGTGGATGGCGCGAAGTGCGCCACGTGAGCCCGCCTTCCCTCGCTTGAGGATGGCGCCCTTTGTGTAAGTCGATTTAGCTGTTCCAGCTAGCTCCCGCCCACCGAACACAGCCCACCAGAGAGTCTTGGGACGAATGCCGAGGCTGTACGCCAGGGAAACGTCATCCATTACTGGAGGCAGGCTGTGTTGTACGGTGGGGATGGTTAGGACGGCTAGCTGCGTGTGGTTGTACGCTGTCATTCAGGGAAGGCGGAAGCAACTTCCGCCAAATCTTCGCTTTCCTTGTAGACCTTCAAGCGTGCGAGGTAGGTGGGCTTACCCACAAGGCCTATTGTGCGGAGACAGTAGTCATCTCCTAGCGAGCAACGCCCGTCCAGTACGTCATGTAGCCGAGGACACGCTAAACAAAGCGGACGCACTTCTTCTCCGTAAGCCACGAAGACCGTGTTGGCGGCGTCAAGCCGGTTGACGAGTTTCGGGCTCTGGGAAGCCGCTCTAGACCGATGCCACCCTCGGGCTACTAAGTAGCCCAGCCGCGCGGAGCCGTTCATTGGGTTGTTGCGCTCATCGGGGACGGTTTTGGGGTGCTGCAGGACCACGGGCACTGCGACGTCGAAGTGACTATGCACCTCAGGCCACTGCTCGGTCTGCCAAAGTGCAGACAGCGTTGCCAGCGGGTCCAGAGTTTCCTTGCGGTGGTAGCCCGTGGTGTCTGTTTTAGCCACGGAGCTAACTTCCACGCCTAAAATGCGCGACCACAAAGTATCGTTGAACTGTGTGCGGACATAAGCGGGGAACACACGCTTAAAAAGTTCCCGCTCGGTCTTCGGCACTAAATAGAACTGGTCGAACGGGATCCCGCGCGTCGCGGCCTTATAGACCTTGATGTGCAGGATCCCGTTCTCCGGTAAAGCCATGTTTAGCGCTTCAGCCTGATTACGTGGCCGTACTGAGCGCCGGAGCCGTAGCCAGCCTCCCAGGGAGCAACGCCGTTGTGCGTCACCAGCCAGCAGAGCGGGCGAACGCGCATGAGCTCGATGGAGGGCAGGGACCCATAGCCGTCCGTGGCGTAGATCAGCGCATCAGCCTTGAGCTGCGCTGCCCGTTCGAACACGGGCTCGAAGCGCGTCCCGCCGCGCCCGGTGACGTTGCGCTGGGGCTCGGTGAACTCGTCGATCGTGTACTCCCGGCCGATCTGGGCGTCGCACTCGATGACCGTGATTTGAATGCCAGGGGCAGCTGCCTGCATTCCCCGCAACTCCGACAGCGCGTCTGCGATGTCCGAGTTGGACATGGACCCGGAGGTGTCGATGGCGAAGATGATCGTGTAGATCTTCTCGCGCATTCGGCCGGGGAACTCGCAGATGTCCTCCATGTCGAGAAGCCTTCTACGCGGCTTGCACATGGACCGCTTACGGCGGTGGCGCAGGGTGTTCTGCAGCCAGGTCTTGAAGAACTGCTGCCACGGGATCTCTGCCTCTTCCAGCATGTTGGAGATGTACTCCTCCAACCCTGCAGGAAGGGACCCGCGAGACTTCTGCGTCTCCTCCTTGGCCTTCCGGACGGCCTGGCGAGATTCCCGCTCAGCCTTGCCCGCTGCGGCCTGGCGCTGGTCCGGGTTCATCTGGTCTGACTGACGCTTGAGCTCGTCGTCGTTGTTGGTCGGAGCGTGCATCTCTCGGTAGCGCTCCAGCGCTTCGACGATCTCCTCGTCGGTGGGGAACTTCCCCTTCGGGCCTTCACCCTCGCCCAATGTGCCTGCGGCCTTCATGAAGGCCACAAGCTGCTGGACGAAGTTGTCCAGGTCGGACATGAGCGCGTTGAAGTACCACTCGTAGGTCTTGCGCTCTGGAAGCTGCGAGTCCGTGGGGTAGCACCCCGCGAAGTCGTACTTGCCCGTCTTTGGGTCCTTCTCTCCCATGAGCTTGAAGTCACTGGGGATGCACTCCCCGCACTGCACCATGAGCGAGTTGACCGCGTAGTCGGCAGCAATGTTGGAGATGGCGAAGAACTTGCGTTTCTCCAGTTCGGTGGAGGACGCCACCTGGTCCAGCAGGCGCAGCCCGCGAGGAATGTGGTGGAGAACGATGTGGTACACCTCGTGGATGAGTACGAGGATGGCGTGGCGTACCGACAGCCGCTCCAGGATCTTCGGGTCGTACATCAGAAGGAGCTTGCCTTCCGGGGTGATGCTGACTCCGAAGGTGCCCATGTTCGGCACGGGCCTCTTCACCAACGCACGCAGGACGTGCGGGAAGAACGGTGAGGTCTTGCTCCCGCCGTGGGCGGAAAGCAGATAGGTTAGTAGCGCCTCGAGGGACGCTGTATGCTTTTTCTTCTGCATTTTTTTGTCTAGAATTTGACCAGCTCTCGGAGAAGGTACATGGATCAGAACACCGACACCACTTTTGCTGTTCTACGCGAAATCATCGCTGAGCGGCCTACCCTGAGTCCGCTCGTGAAAACTGCTGAAGTGGGGCGGGAGGTTCGGGACAACCTACCTTCGTCTGCTTTTGCAGACCCGGTTAACCGAGAATTTCCAGTGCACACCAAGGAGCACGCACTGCTATCTTCCGCGTATGCAGAGAAGACGGCGAGTGTAGCGCCCGAAGTCACGGGCCGCATTCAGGCAGCACTCACGGTTTACGGCGCAACGCTGCCTAAGAAGGAGTTTGAGAAGGTGGCTGCAGCCGCCGAAACTCCGGACTACCTGCTACCGCACACACGCCAGTTCCCTATCTACAGTGGAACCAGCCTTAAGTTGGCGCACGAGGCCATTTCGCGCAACCAGCGCAAGCTGTCTCCTACGAGCCTGGCTACTGCGGCTTCTGTTCTCGTTAAGCACGCGGCAGCCCGAGACGAGGAGCTTCCCACCGAGGTTTACCAGTGGGCGGGTATCGTTCCCTGTGACCGCGACAAGGCGGCTGAGTGGATTGACGCTCGAGGGGCTGCAGCACCTGCTGGGGCCGGAGCTTATACGCGCGTAGCTCAATTGGTGCGGTCCCTTCCTTTTACCACAGAACGGGCCGAACTTACGAAGGTGGCGGAGGCTGTGTCCGAGCTCGACAAGCAGCACGGCCTAGCTCGCCTTTACGGTAAGTCTCTCCCGGATCCGCTGAAGACCGTGTTCAACACCAAGGAAGCCATGACTGAGATGGTGGACCTGGGCGGCACCCCCGTAGCGCTGGCGGAGCTGGTGAAGAAGGGCCCTGAGTTCTACTCGGACGTTCTCGGCCCTGAGGTCGTTGAAGAGATCGCTGAGGGTGGGGTAGTGGACCCCAGCAAGGTCAAAGAGATTTTCCCGACTTTGCCTCGGGACATGCATGCGCTGCTGCTGAAGCAGTTGGGGAGATAAAGTGAGCCAACACTTTTTCAAAGAGGCCTATGATCTTGGGTGCCAGCAGGCGCTAGAAGACTTCGGGATGCTGGACGGCACGGAGAAGACTGCTAACATCTTCCGACGAGGCGCTGATGCGCTAGGTGACGCGTGGGGTGGGGTTCAGAAGGCCTGGCACAAGCGAACTGGCGGAGCAGCTCGCAGGGACGCCTTGAACCACTACAACCAGGTTGATATGGATTTCCGGGATGCTCTGAACAACTTTAACCCTGCAACCAGTTCGGCCAGTGACCTACACCGCCTGCAGGATCTGCAAAGACAGCACAATAGAGCATTTTCTGCAGGTCGGAATGCTTACTCCCAAGCAGGCCTGGAGTCTAGAGCTGCCCAAGTTTTACCGTTTGATCAACAGCTGAACTTTGACGCATCTGACGCTGTGGACGCTTGGAAGCACAATTTTGGAAATCCCCCGAAGCACCGCAGTAGAAACTTGTCGCAGTCGGAATTAGCTGCGAACGAGCGCGCTATGGAAGCGGCTAACCGGCGCGCGGCGATCAACCAAGATTTTAACTTCGCTCAAGAGCAAGCTAGAGCTCGACGCGCTCATGAGTCGGCTACGAACCCACAACGGCAGTGGGGTGGTCTTGCTAGCGCCTCGGATCGCATGGGGTACTAGTGCTCCTAGAAAAAGCCAAATCCCTCCTCTCTTCGGGCGACACACTGGCCCTAGTGCAGAGCCTTGCCTGTGACGAGCTTACGGGCGGGGCGCATGCTGCGTGGGAGACAGATAGCCTCTTGGTCTTCTTGGAGGACCAGGGCTGCCTGCCCCCCGACGAGGCCGCCTTGGACCGCCTCCTAGCGGTCACAGCGGTCAGGGCTAACCCTGCCTACCTGTGGGACGCTCGCGTGCTGGAGAACCTCTCTGAGACGCTCAATGGGCGGGTTGCGCAGCCAGAGTCCATCACGGGCACAGAGGTTGGTGAGCTCTGCTGGACGGTAGTGGAGATGCGCCTCATGGCCCAGCATTACGAAGAGTGGAGTGGGCCGCAGTTTTACGGGGATGAGCCCGCTGTTTACGCCGCTGCTCTTTGTGCTACAAGCGGTCTGGTGATTGTTCCTCCTGAGCTGGCGTTTGCACAGGATGCGCTGGACACCATGGTCCCGAAGGTGGGCCGAGAAGAGGAACTAAAGAAAAGAACCCTGGAGCTCCTAGGCACTCACAAGGAGTGCCCGTACGACGAGGATGACGCCGCGTGCGTGCACGCCAGGGTTCTTATGGAGGTAGGCAACTACGTCAGTACGATGCGTAGTTTGCTTAACTCTCAGTTGTTGGAGGCTGGGGTCCGCTTGTAGGGCTAGCTCTGTCCGAGACAGCAGTGCTGGGGCTGGCCCAGGGACACGCAGGGCACCCCAAGTAGTGGGCCGTCCCTGCTCCGCCACGTAGTAGCGCCAGCTTGACTGCGACCTTCACCTTGCAAAGCCGGGCACCGCAGTTAGGGCACGGCGGTGCGTCGTCTCCTTCCAGAGGCTCCCACTCGGGGGTCCCCGTGGGTTCTACATCCGGGAGACCGTAGTCTCTCAGGCTTTTCGTATCGTCCATACACCTGGTCTGTTTTGCTGCCACCTTTGCGGGTAGCGCATATCCCATGCCTGGAGGAACCAGGTTGGGAGGTTGTTTCGAGCTTTACCGACTAGACCCGTGATCCCGGAGTCCAGTACGTAGGTTACGCAGTAGTCCTTCTGGTACCGACAGCCCCGCCCGTACGCCTGGATCAGCGTGTTAGCGGCTTGCATGGCGTACCAGAGATTTCCGTCAGGTAGCTTCATGCGCTTTTTGATGCGCGCACTCCCTCCCAAGTTGGGGTACGGAGCTTTCATCAGTATCTGGGCCCGCACCCTCGGCCCACGTCCGTCTAGGCCCTCAGTGCACGAAGGGCTAGCAAGCCACATTTGGTCACTGTCGTAAAAGTCCTCGATGAGGCGTTCTACGTTGGGTCCGCCTGGCTGGTGCCAAATGATCCGATTAGCCACCTCTGGAGGAAGCAGCGCCCGCAGCATCTCACCGTTTTTGAACGTGTGCGTGTGGATGATGCCCTTGTGGGTTGAGTGGTTTACGGTGAGGATCTCTGCAATCTTCTCCGCCATCTTCGGCAGAGTGGCCTCAGCGTCTGCTTTGCGCATGTTACCAGCAGCGCAGTAGATGATTGGCCGGCACTTCACAGGAAACAGAGATGGCACGTCGATGAACGCACGGATCTCGTCTTCCCTTATACCCAGGTCTTCTAGGAAAGGTCCTTTATCCAGGGTAGCCGACAAGAGCACTACTTCGCTGCCTGCGCTAAATAGCGTTGCGTGAGCTAGGCGGCCCGGTTTGATAGGCCGAAAGACGACTCTGTCCGGGTTGTGCTCTACGTCCACGCACCAACTGTCCGGGTGAGCCTTGAGCGACGGGATTAGCCTTAGTACTGTGAGCAGTAGCTTGCAGGCCCGAAACTGCCGTTCTTCGGCGTGAGCAGAGCTCAGCAGCCCGCCCTGGGCCCCCGCTAAGGTGGGAGACGCTTTTAACAGGTCAGCCATGATTCGTTGAACCGCCCCCCGGAGACCATCGATGTAGTCCGCGGCGCAAGACCCGTCCGGCATTTCCCACTGAGAGGCTGTTGAGTTCCACCGCACAATGATCGGTCCCACGCGGGACACGGTTTTCATCAAGAACGGGAGGACCTTGGCTTCCAACCAGGCCGCGCATTGTTCCATGCGGTCGGTGGGTCGCGGCAGCGGGTAGACTTCCTTGTGCTTGCTGCGGGACAGGTACTGCACCCCTACCGACAAGATGTCCACCAGCCTGCCGGGCAGGAGGTGCGCCTCGTCGATGATGAGTGCCTGACGAGGTTTCAAGAGGCCGCTGTAGTTGTAGTGAGCGAAGAAACTGTTGAAGTTCGTTAGCGCTATATCAGCCGCCTGTGTCTCCGTCTTTGCACGCTGGTACGGGCAATTCATGCCGTCGCCATTATGCACGGAGCAGTGCTTTGCGATGAAGTTACTGGGGCTGAGTGCAAGGTCTACCCTTCGGTCGTTCCGGTACGCGAGACAGTCTCCACAGGTATAGGGGGTGCTAGACCCTGGAGCGTCTATAAGTGTAGCGCTGGCCATGCAAACGTAGTTTCTCTTCCCCCAGAGGTTCCCCAGGTTCAAGTGAGAGTAGTCGTCTACGTATTGCTGCTGGAGGAAGCGGTGCGACGCTAAAACATGCGCAGTGCCTGCGGCTTGAGCGAGCGTCATAGTAATGGCGCTTTTGCCTGTACCAGTGGGCGCGCGGAGGATTACGAACTTAGCGGCAGGTTTGTCCCTACGAGCTTTCTCAATTAAAGAGAAGACTTCCCTCTGGTGGGGGTATGGCTGAACCCCCGCCAAAGGGAAGAACTCCTCGAGGCGCTTCTCGGCCACTTACTTCTTGTTGGCCTCTTCGTCGCTGAGCGCCTCTTCGACCTTGGTGACGTCTCCCAGGATGGACGTGAAGACGTCCGAGTACCCGGGGGTGCGCACCAGCTCCAGCTGAAGAGTGCTGACCCAACGAGAGGCCTCTTGCGTGTTGGCCTCGCGGAAACCAGTGATGACGACCATCCTCAGCTCGTTCGGCAGGTCCTTCAAGAAGGTCACGAGGTTCTCGCAGAGCTTCTTGTTGACCTTGGGCATGCTGGACAGCAGCACCGTCTTGAGGTTGTCGCACAGGGCGGAGACGACGTCCACGCGGCCGGATCGGATGGCGTTGCGCACGCGGGAGCGAACCTCGCTCTTCTCCCCCTTGTAGGACTCCAACACCTCCTGCGGGTGGATGATGATGTTGTTGTCCTCGATGAACCGCAGGACCTCACCGGCCGCGGTGTCCCCGATCAGCCCCGAGAGAACGTTCTCGGTGGCGGCGGGGATCGGAGACAGGTTGCCCCCGTTCTGCTCCTCTATGGTCTTGAGGATGGTGGACACCTTTTCCCACGAGGCGGGGGTGGCGTAGATCCGCCCGGCTGCGCGGCGCTTGGTGTCCAGGAGCATGTTGGCGTTCGCCTCGATGTAGGCGATTACCATCGGGTGCAGCTCGCGATCACGCGCGTAGCGGAGCCACTCTGTACGGTCTTCGCGTACCGCGATCCACACGACGCGGCGGCGTAGCGCCGGGTCGTGGATCAGAGAGTCCGTGGCGTACTCTCCGCCGCTGGGGTTCATGGCGAGCGCCAGGTGCCACCCCTTCGGGAAGTTCTCGTGGAACTGATCCATGAACGCGAACGCCGCGGCCGCTGTCTCCTTGGAGGCGCGGTTGAGCTCCTCGAGGACGATGACGCCGCCCTCGTGGCTGTCCACGTTGTTCACTATCTGCGACTGCTGCAGGTAGTCGTAGGACTTTCCGTTCGGTGCGCGGAAAGCCAGCCCCTGCACGTCCTCGGGCATGGCGGTCTGGAGGTACCAGCCGTAGTAGCCACCTCCGCGGTCTTCGCGGCCCTCTTCCTTGAGGGACTGCGTCTTGCCGATGCCGGCGTGTCCCACGAGAGCGGGGACGAGTCCGGCGTCGAATGCCATCTTTACGGCCAGGCGGGCCTGCTGTACGGTAACGAGAGGAACACCCATTTCCTCCCAGAAGCGGTTTTGGGCGGAGCCCTTTTCGGTTGTATCGCTCATGTCTGTCGAATTCAAAGCGTCGCGTCGCCAACTAGCCGAGAAGCTTCTCTGGCTAGAGGGCACTCAATTTTCCCTATACGACTACCCCATGTATGACGCTATTTACAGGGGGCAGTGGCGAAAAACGCTGATGAAATGCGGGCGACAGGTAGGGAAGTCCGTGTCAGCCGCAGCACACACTGTGGTCGATGCGATCTCGCGTCCGTACTTCAGAACCCTCTACGTCAGCCCAAGTCTCAAGCAGACGTCGACCTTCTCTAATACGCGCGTAGCCAAGATGCTCCGGCATTCGCCGTTGGTGAGAGACTTATACTTAGACCCGCACGCCCCGGACAACGTCTTCCTGAAGATCCTTGCTAACGGTAGTGAGCTCATATTCACATACGCGTCGGACGATCCTGACCGCGCACGTGGGTACTCTGCTGACCGCATCAACTTCGATGAGATCCAGGACATCCTCTACGACGAGGTTGTCCCTGTGGTCTCTGAGTGCGCCGCTAACTCCAACTACGGGTACTTTGGCTACACGGGCACGCCTAAGACGATGGAGAACACCATTGAGTTTATGTGGCGGTCCTCCACCCAGTCCGAGTGGTGCGTGAAGTGTGAAGCTTGCGGCGACTATTCCTACTACGTCAATGACGCGGGAATCGGAAAGAAGGGGATCATTTGCCTCAAGTGTAAGGCGTACGTAAACCCCCGTAATGGGACGTGGATAGACATGAACCCCGTCCCCGATGACGTGGACCCAGAATCTCCGGACGCTGACCGGATCAAGGGCTTCCACATCCCGCAGCTAATCTTGCCGCTCAACAACGAGAGGCCTGAACGCTGGTCCAGAATTCTGCAGAAGCACGAAGACTACGCACCCTCGGACTTTAAGAACGAGGTGCTGGGCATCTCCGACTCTATCGGAGCGAGGCTTATCTCTCTTGACGAGCTTCAGGCTTGTTGCGAGGAGCACACTCTTGACGCCTCACCGTCTAAGGCCGTTAGGCCGGAGTCGGCCAAGGGCGTTGTCCACGTAGTGGGAGGGGTAGACTGGTCCGGCGGGGGCTCGAAAGGTAACTCTAGGACTGTCGCCTGGATCTGGGGTATCGACGCCGGAGGGCGCCACCACACTCTGTGGTTCAAGATTTTCCCGGTGGTCAACCCAGTAGACTCCGTCGAGGAAATCGCCCGCGTCTTTAACTTATACCAGGTAAGTCTCGCGATTGGTGACGCAGGAGAGGGCCACATCGGCAACAACCTACTGACTAAGCGCCTAGGGCCCCAGCGGGTATGGCAGGTTCAGTACGCAGGGGTTGAGGGCGGAGGAGCCCACCTTCGCTGGAACCAGCGAGACCGCTACATGGCGGACCGTACTACGATGATCGACAACTTCCTCTACAACGCCAAGAACGGCTTGTACCGGTACCCCAACGTGAAGCAGAGCGCTCCGGTGTTTGAGGACATGCTGTCGGTGTACGAGGAAGTGACGCAGGCCGGAAAGCGGGTATGGCGTCACGCCCCCTCCAACCCAGACGACGCACTCCACGCTCAGATTTTCGCGTGGATTGCAGGCAAGATCCGCCGCAAGGACCTTACCTTCTACAGCGCAGATGCTAGATCTTCGTTGATTGCTTAGCGTTGAATCACGATTTCGAGCCCAGTTCATCTCGAGCAGCTCCGCCGACGGGGAGTGACGGTAGGAGCCCCGGAGGTACGTCTCCCCCGTTTCGGGGGATTAGCCGAAAGGCTGCCTGATTCAAAGCTTGGGATACGATTTATTGAGTTCCTAACCGAGCTCCGCGGGGCACTTAAGTAGAGGGCCCCGCCGGGCGCCGGCGGACATCTGGAAGGGGGGCCGGGCCCTTAGTGTTACTCTAGGGAAGTCACTTCCCCAACCACACAAAGTGGGCTATCCCAAATCTAACTAACGAAGATTGCAGCGACCAGGTCGCCGAGATGACCATCAGTGCTCGCAGAGCACTGATGAGACCAACTGAAACAGCGTTGCGCTGCTGGCCCAACGGGGCGCTTAGTTAGAGGTCATGCAACATTCTCTTGTGACACAAATTTGCTGATGTCTTGCTTCTCCCCGTAGGAGTAGCCGACATCAACGTCGTACGGCATAGAGACCGGCATATCGGGGAACTGCTTTTTGATATGCTGATCTACGGTCTGGTTAAGCCAAGGCAGCAGCTTAGAAATTTCCCGATCGGGCATTTCCAGGCAGATAGAGTCATGCACAGTGAGCAGTAACCGCCCGGATATTCCCGATCGGGAACGGTGCATGTTGACCAAGCAGGACATAACGATGTCAGAGCAGTAGCTCTGCACTAGGAAGTTGATGCCCTGCCGGTCGTTCCTACCCTTCATCCACCGACCAACATTGGCCATCGGGAACCGGCGGAAGCGGCCGTACGGAGTAACTACGCGCAGCTTCTTGGCAATCTCTCGGCGGGTATCGTCCATGTACCGCTTGATCAACGGGAAACGGCGCATGAGCTTGTCTATGATCGCTTGCGCCTCTGTCTCATCGACGCCGATCTGTTCCCCAATTTTAGCAGCGCCCGCGCCGTAAATGGTTCCGAAGACTACGCGCTTCGTTGCACTGCGCAGGGTAGCCATCTCCCCCTTGGGGTTTTCCTTACGGTCCTTGTTCACGAACTCGTAATCCAGGCCGTGGATCTCCGCGGTCATCCAAGAGTGCATGTCGTCGCCGCGGTTGAGCGCCTCTAGGAGTGCAGGGTCCTGCGCGTAGCGACACAGCACTCGTACTTCCGCGCCAGCGAAGTCCACGTCGACCCACACAAGCCGATCGTCTCGGCGCCAACCGTACCTCTCGGCCATGGCGCGGTTCCTCTGAGAATCCCACCACTCCGCCCGGTGTACTGGGGTAGGTATGAACGCCTTTTTAATGTTCACCCGGCCCAGCATGTGCGGAAGGTTTTGCAGGTTCGGTTGGCTCGAGGAAGTACGCCCCGTAGCCGTGCCGTTGATGTGCACGTTCCCGCGAATGCGGCCGTCGATGGAGGACAGCTCAAGCAGGTTTTTGATGTACGTGCTGCGGGCCTTGCCCAACTTTCGCCAGGTCAGTAGCCGCTCAGCGATGTCATAGCCGCCCTCTGCGTACTCTGTTAAGACAGCCTCAGCCATGGAAGCCTGGCCCTTGTCGGTTGTCTTGAGTACCGGCAGGCCGTACATCCCGTTGAGGATGTCCCCCAGAGTGGAGGGGTTGTTGAGCTTGATGTCCTTGTCCTGGGGCAGCCCAACGTCTGCGAAGAGCATGTCGCGTATTTCCCGCTCGACGACCTCTTTCTCAGCATCAATGCTGTCTCCGATGGAGTGGAGATACTCGCGGTCCGCGCACACGCCTTCAGCTTGGATTTCACTTAGCGCTTCGGTCAGAGGCAGGTAGTGCCTACGCATCAGGGTAATCAGCGTGGGCCGCCCCACAGAGGGGCCAGGAGGGTCCTCCCTGTACGCGCGTATACGCTGCCGCCGAGTGATTTGCTTAGTAACGTCGGCGTCTATTGCGGCGTAGACGCTGAGGATGTCGGGGTCGATGTCCTCATAGGTTGCGTCAGGTGTGTTTCCGAGCTCGATTTTGGCTTGCAGAGCTCGTTGGTACCCGTCCATGTACGTTTTCAGAAAACGCTGGTAAGCCTTATCCTCCGCTTTCTCTTGCTTAATCGCGGCGTCCAGGTTCTTTACGCGCGAAGTTAGGTACTCTTTGCGACGAGCAAATTCTTCTCGAGGAACCTCAGGGTAGTTCTTCCGGCTCCAGTCAGCGCGCTTCTCCGCTGCGTCGTCTCGGACCTGGCATAGTGCCAGGTAGTACTCCGAGAACTTAGTGTCCAGCGGAGCCGGGAGGACGCTGGGGTTGTCGTACGATAGACCTATCGGAAGCTGGGCTAGCGGGTGCTCGCGCGCCGCTAACTCAGACTTGCTTTGCCGTCCACCAGCTTCCTTAAAGTTCTCGCTGAGCTCGTCGTCGTAGCCTGCGTACTCGGGCAGGTAGTCAGCGACAACGGTCTTCAGCCCGTAGAAGCCCTTTTTGTCTTCATCTAGAAGGTGCTCTCCAAGCAGTCCGTCCCAGCGGGTATTGTTTAGCCCAGCTACCTCGAGGATGTCTTCCAGACTGTGGCGCGTTATGGTCTCTAGGTGTGCGCGGTAGTCCGGGTCTTGGCAGAGCTCTAGTAGTGCCGGGAGTATGGTGCACCAGAACATCTGACGATCGAACTTGTAGTTCCACCAGGTCTTCGGGTGCGGGGACATGGTTATGCGCAACACGTACGGAAGCGCCTCACGCCAATCGTATGGCGCCTCCCGGTGGTCCAAGAAGATTGCGCAGGCCTTGCCTTTGTCGACGGCTGCGGAAACCATGATTACCTTCGCACCCGGCTCCCAAGGAGTCAGGGTGTTCGTTTCGGTATCCAGCGCCATCAACGTGTTGCCGATGGTTTTGCCGTCTTCTGTGTACGTAGCGTAGTCTTCGGCTAAAGCTGCGAGCTCTGGGATGGACTTGGGAATCTCATAGCTAGCAGTCAGGGCCCCCATGTCTAGCGAAGCAGTTAGGCCAGCCGCTTCGTTGGCAGCGCGGGCAACGTCATTCTTGATTACGCTGTATAGCCCTGCATCCTCGCGCTTCAGCAGGGACACCGGGCTGATTGTAGGGATCACCTTGTACTGTGTGCCGTCGATGGTCACAGGCATGACCTTGCCCCGAAGGTCCTTGACCGTACCCTTCAGGCCCAGTGACTGAAAGGCTAGCGTGCCCATAGCTACAATGACTTTGGGCTGTAGCTGTGAGATCACGTGGTGCGTGTATGCACCTGCACAGTGCGTCACTGTGGCCTTATCAGGGGCGGGGCCCTGCTTACCGCACTGCACCGCGTACATGTATGCCTTTTGGCGATAGAGGTCCTTGGCGGGGGACAGCAGGGAGCTAGTGGGGTCTCGGCTTTCCTCAGAGGCCAGGTCCGTGAGGATCTTGGTCAGCAGTCGCGCTGCTCTGTCGGAGAATGCGGACCCAGATAGATGGTCTCCCCACATTGGGGGACGACCGAACAAAAAGAGCCCTATGGGCTCGGTACTGCCCACGTAGCCGGAGGACATGGGTGCCTCGAAAAGGGAGCACCCACGGCATCCTGCGGGCTTTACTTGCTTAGTCAATTCGGGATTCATCCCATGCAGTGAGCATATCGGTGATGTCAAACACCGTGAAGTCAGTGATTTTCACGCCGACCTTGAGGTGCGGTGCGATCCCTCCAGGGATTTTGTGGAACTCTCTGGGAGAGACGACCATAGAGCCGCTTGCCTCAGCCAGCTGCTTCAGGCGCGCGGGGGTTTCTCCTCGGAGAGGACCTACTGTTTTCAGTACGCTATGGATGGCGTCAGCCCACAACACAATCAACCAGCTAGTTTTTGTAGTGGGCTGGCTAGCGTCCAAGGCGAAGTCTACGTAGTAAACCCCGGACTCAGTTTCGTTGAGTAGCGTACGCTCTGTAGGGCTAGACAGGAGGCCTCGAACGTTGGTGTGCCGTACGTCCGACCCGGGCTTCGAGTACTGAAGTTGCGCCGAGAGAATGTGGTCAAGAAGCGACTTCTCGTGCGACGCGCCCACAACCTGCTTAAGCATAGTGGCCTTGGCTGTCACGAATCTAGTGATGAACTCGTGCGGGTCCTGCCCCACCAGCTTAAGTATCGCAGCAGGGATGAGGACGCCGTCTAGGTACCGGCTAGGCACGGTAACGCCCGCGTGGTCTGACAGAGCCGACATGAGTCCTTGTGACGCGTAGACTCCGCGCAACCACTTGATTTCCTTGAGGAGATCCGGGACGACCTTGAACATGCCCAGCGTCAGTGCCCTACGTGCTCTCCGAAAATCCGTCTCTGAGAACATCGTAGCCATTGTTGTTTTGGGGTTTGGGTGCCCCTCAGCAATGTCGGTCTTGATCTGCACGAAGCGGCTTACGTCCGCCTCGTCCCTCAAGTACTGGATGGCAGCGGCCCAGATCTGGCACCGGAGGACGTAGGCGGTGGCTTCTGGGTTTTCCATGTTGCCGCGCAAGATACGCGCTTCGGGGTTACTAGTGAGTCCGCGGATATCCCGCAGGATGCCGCGCACGTTGCGACTGTGAGTGTCGTTGCCCTGGTCCTCGAACTCGTCTAGTACAGCGCCGAGAGAGCAGTGGTTCATCTCCTTTCTGAAACCCGCAACAGTGTAGCTGTCCATAGTGAAGGCAGCTTCGAGCAACCTAGTTGTCGGGTTGTTGCCGGACAGCAGGCCTAGCAGCGAAGATTTACCGGACCCACGAGGGCCGTTGATCATCGTGTATAGCTGGCGAGGAAGAGCCGAGCACACTGTGTTCAACATGAGCGCTGCGGCTATGTACTGCACGTCTTCCTGCTGGTGCTTAAACCGCCAGCAGGTGTCGATGACGTTGCAAATGAACCGGAAAGCCCAGGGCAAATCTGACCCCAGACCCTCGTTTAAATCGTCGAGGCCGGTTAGCTCTGCACTCCATGCACGGCGATTTAAGTTGAAGATGTACGTGCCGAGTTGCGGACCGTCCAAGACACGCCAGGATACTCCCGACTCTTCAGGCACCCCCAGGTACACGTCGTTTCCGTTGACGATGACCCAGCGCTTCTCCGTCTTCTTCTTGAACTTGACGTCGATGTAGTGACACCCAGCCTTCAGCTGGATGAGGTCCTGCATGGCAGGCAGCGTCTTCAGGAGACGGGTCAGGGCTAGCTCTACGTAGTTCCTGACGATCTTTTCCTGATCGGAGTACCGTACCGGCATCACGCCGCCGCTGCTACCAGCGGACTTAGTTGCTACCCAGTCGGGTACGCCAACATTTTCTCTAGCCCAGTCGACGAATGTGCCCAAATCTGCGTTGATAGTGGAGAACAGGTCTGACGTCCGGCTGATGGACGCCGTACGCAGCAGACGCTTCTTCTTGTGCCAGAACGTCAAGCGGAGTCCGGCCTGGCTAGGCTCCGTTCCCAGGAAAGTGTACTCCTGTTGCAGCGCAAACACGATGCGCTGCATGAAGCCCTCCTCGGTGTCCTCTCCCCCAACGATGAGAGCTATGAGGTCCGAGGGGGACAGCCCGGTAAACTGCACCGCGCTGTCGATGTACGCCTTCTGCTCCGAGGGGTCTAGGAGACATTCGCCCACGCGGGCCGCCAGGGTTTTCAGCGCCCGGACGTCCTCGAAGTCAGCGTCGATGAGCTTTTCCCGCAGACGACGCGCAGCCCACTCGTGCGGCAGAATGAAGTTGACGCGCTGTTCGCTATTCTCGTCAACCTCAGTTAACGCAGTCAGCCACTGCTCCCACCCGTACGTGAGAATAGCCTCGTCTGGGTCTTTGGACTTAACTGCTGCAGGCCAGGTAAATACGTTAGCGGGTATGTTGGTACGCTTGAGCCAACTTTCGGCTATCTCGTTACCGCCGTGGTCGGGACCATCAGGGACCAGCAGGACCTTTTCTATGCCGAACTCTTCCAGGTCATCCAGGTAGATGTCCGAACTGCCGCCGGTGCCTAGGACGATGTCATAGGGCTTTTTGTCCTGGAGCTGGTGCACCAGGTTGGAGAGCACGTCAAACTCCCCCTCCATGACCAGGGCTTCTTTGTGCCCTGAGTTACCACGGATAAGGGAGCTGTAGAACTTAAGCCCAAAAATCCCTATCGGGGAATCGTCAGGGTTCTTGACGTAGACGTGGTCCTTGGTGCCCTCTGCACGCAAGAAGTCTGCGCGGAGTTTGAACCCCCCAATGGACGTTGGCGTGTCGTTGTAGCTGAACATCAACGCCCCCAAGTAGGAGGTCGTCATGTACTTCTGGAGGTAATCGTAGCAGTGCTTAGAGACGTCCGGCCCTGCGATCTTAGTAACCATCTTTAGCGGAGGGAGCACCCCCACGGGCAGAGCTTTCAGGAGGCTCCGGTCTAGTGGGATTCCTCGACCCTCCAAGTACTTCAGCGCGGCGAAGAAAATAGCGTACTCAGACTTTTGGTCTCCGTCAGCATACGGCTGCAGTGCGCGCAACAGGCACTCTTTACTGACTTTCGCTATAACGCTGCGTACTCGCTGTAGCCCTTCGCGTTGGTCTAGTTCTTTTCCAACCGTCTTGGGGAAGCTGGTGACCGAAAACTTGTTCCTATAGAAGGAAACGGCCTCCGCCCAAGACATGCCCGAAATGTCAGACAGGAACCTGACTGGGTTGGATTCAAAGCGGTTGCAGCCAAAGCACTTTGCGTACCCCCGCTTAGGGTAGACCCAAAACGAGGGGGTACTGTCGTTATGCTGCGGGTAGGGACAACACCCTAGCAGCGCCTCTCCGCGAAGGCTGAATTCGCTATCCGGGCTAATCTCCTTGAGAAGGGTGAACCACGCTTCTGGCTTTAGCTCAGCCCAGACTCCACGAAATTTATTGCCGGAAAAGCTCTGCCGTCGGGAAAGTTTCGCCACGGGAGATCACTGCTTTGCCGGGCAGACGTTCTGGTAGGGGCACCAGTTGCAGTGCTTACCGGGCTTGGCTTCCGTCGACGTAGAGGCTTCGGCCGCTTCTTCCAGGAAAGCGGGGGTGGGGTTGTCATCCATAGTGTCTCTACGGTACTCCGGAGCCCAAATGAAGTCTCCGTCCATAGCAGAAAACAACCCACACCGTACACGCTCGAGCTCCGGATACGCGCAGAACGCGCCGTAAGCGTACGCGTCCAACTGATTCTGGGACCAACGAAGCGAAGTAGACTTTCCCGTCTTCAGGTCAATAATCGCCGCCGTCTTGCCGGTAGCAGAGACTAGCTGGCGGTCAACCTTCCATCGAAAGAAAACGTCGTCGTCCCAAAACCCGGTTGGTGCACCCTCCGCAGTAATGCCGAAGTCTCCCTCTACCAGGTCGTCGCTGATTCCCTGATTAGTCTTAAACGCTTCTACGCGCGTAAGAAACTCTTCGATGCCCGGGATGAGGTACTCGAGCTTCTCCTTCTCTTCAGAGAGAAGCTTGTTCTTCTTGATGGCCTGCCTAAGCGCCATTGTCTTAGGGCGACCCTTGGCGCAGGCCTCCGCGTACTCGTGGGCGGCGCTGCCAACGCGGAGAGCCGTGTCGTCTAGATTCGCAGCTTGCGCGCCGGTGAGCTTTAACTTCTCGACGTACTGATACGTGTACTTAAGCGGGCACTTGATTGCAGTATCAGCCTTGGACACGGACCAAGGCGCCCCCGACAACGCTGCTTCGGAAAACTTGTGCATTCTTTCTCCTAAAAAAGAGACCAGGCGGGGGCGCAATTGTGCAGCACCCCCGCCTGAGACTCACATCTCTCCGAAGTCCGGGTCGTCATCCGCGGCCGAGGAGGAGAGCACCTCGGTCCCGATGGTGGTAACCCCACCCGTCGTCTCGGTCTGCTCGGGCATGGAGCCGCCACTCTTGACGCGCTTGTACCAATCCATCAGGAAGCCTTCTCGGGCGGCGGCCAGGCTACGGCAAACGTACTCCGCAACCTTCTGAACGTCCGCAGTGGGCTCCTCACCCGTGGCCTTGGTCTCGAACACAAAGTACTCGCCCTTGTTGTTCTTCCGAGAAGAAGAGCAGATAGCGAAAGTCCGACACCACAGGTTGGGAAGCGTACGCGCGAAACGAACCAGGGTGCGCCCGGCCGTGTACGACGTCCCGGAGAAGCGAACCTGGTAAAGTCCGAGGTTCTCCGTGAGAACCACCGCGTTGAGAACGTTGTCGCACGCCTGCTTTGTGTTGTCCCGCCAGGGCTTGTCCGGGCAGTCAGCGCAAGCGATGTTGATGGCGCCCCACTTACCGTCAGGGCTGGAGCACTCGATGTTCTTGCCGCCGCCCTCCTCCCACTTGATGTTGGAGTTCCAGATAGCGACAGGGATCACCGTCAAGGGGTTGTCTAGCAGATCGCCGCTGGTGGCGTACAGATCCCCGATCTTCGCCGTCTCCGGACACGACGGGTCTGTGGTCATCCGCTGACGCAGCTTGACCACGGGGAGCTGGAGCGGGGACTGGGTGTCGTCCGTGATATCCAGCCCCACGGGCCCTCCGGCGTTGCTACCTCCGGAGAAACGGCTCAGCAGGGTTTCCAGCATCTCCTGCTGGACCTCGGTCAGATGCTCTAGAGCAAAAAGGTCTTCGGCCTTGATGGCCAATTCAGTCGTTGACACTAGGTGTATTTCCTTGTAAGTCGTTGACATTGTTAGAGGAGACGTCTCCTCTTTTTCCTGGTACACTGCCTACACTGGCAGCAAGCTTATGGGTACCCATGAATTCGTCTGACCCTGTTCTCAAGGCTTATTACCTAGCCCTAAGCAGGGTGCGGACCTACTCCCCCGAAGAGGAACGCGAACTTTTCCGCGAGTACATAGAAACTTCGTGCCCTAACCTCCGGCGCTTGCTGGTCGAGAGTTGCTTGAAGCTGGTGTTCAGCTTAGCCCGTCGGTACTGGATGGACAAGAACCCCGACACCTTAAAAGCACTTATTTCGGCAGGGAATGTAGGGCTTATGGAGGCTGTCGATAAATTCGATCCTGAGAGGGGGACGCGCTTCGCATCGTATGCCGCTTTCTGGATACTGATGCACATGCGCACAGAACTGACCTCCTTGCACGAGGTCGTAGCGCCCTCCTCAAAGGAGAAGAAATACCGAATGCAGTCCGCCTCTACTAGGCGGGCCCGCGGGGAAAACGTGTCCTCCGCGGACAGTCGATATCAAGCTATCTCCGCCGCTCCAGAAGACTCCCCGCCCAACCTCCCTTCAGCAGACTTAACCGGTAACTTCGAGCCAGACTCCCCAAGGGAGGAGCTTCAAAGCGTCTCGGACGCTCGAGAGCTCTTCGGACGCTGGTTTCGCTTTTTGACCGTGCGGGAGCAGTTCATCCTGCGCGCGTACTTCGGGCTCATCAATGAAGGCGAGGGACTGCGCCTCCGGCAGATTGCCACGTATTTAGGGCTCAGCAGTGAGCGTGTGCGGCAATTGAAGGCAGGCTCGCTTTCTAAATTGCGGCGCTGGATGGCGTACGACGAAGTGCGCGAGTTTCACGACGTCTTTTGAACTAAAAGAACCCCGGCTTTGGGCCACGGCCGGGGACGTGTGTAGCTTCAGGGCTGTAGGGGGGTGAGCCGTTATGGCGCGTCCCTGAAGCGCCCGCGAGGACTCTAGGAAGCCGCCTCCGTCGCGTCGTCGTCGTCCAGATCAGCTTCCTCTTCCGACTCATCAACGTCGTCGGCGTCAGCGGTGTCCTCGGCGGCCGGAGAAATGTCCGCGTCGTACAGCGTCCAGCTAAGCGCTGCTACGTACGCCTCCAGCTCCACCTTGGTGACCTCGTCAGCGTCGAGCATCGCGGCCTGGTAGGCCTCCATCTCAGCGATGATCTCTTCCGCAGGACGCACAGGCAGCGTAGGGGTCTTGGGAACGCTGACGGCACCTTCATCCTTCTTCTTGCGCTTACGGCGAGGCTCAGGTGCTCCCTGCTCCACCGCCTTCTCGACCATGGTTTCAGCCAGGGTCTCGATTTCGCGAGTAGCCAGATCTTCCGACACAGCCTTCTGGGTTAGCTCCTTCTGCATGTCTTCGTTGGGCACACGAAGGATAGCTCGAGCGTGGGTTGCGGAGACCTCGTTCTTCGCTAGCGCGTCTTGGAGAAAGTCTGGCGCCGACAGGAGGGCTAGCCGCTGCTTAACCGCCAGCTCCTTTAGCCCCAACCGCTCCTGAATGTCCGGAAGGTCAATCCCGTTCTGAAGAAGGTACTCGATCTCCTTGGCCTGCTCGTACGGGGTCCAGGCTTTCTGGCTAGTGTTGATGGCCAGCATGAGCTCTGCACGCTCCGTGTCGGTCATGCTGCCGTCTAGCACTTGCGCCTTCAGGGTACGAAGGTCCTGCCCCGTCTTGCTGTGGGTGACGCCTTCGCTGACTAGTTCGCTGACAGCGCGAACACGGCGGAACCCGTTTTCGAGGGTATACTTCTTTCCGTCACCCTCATCGACTACCTCGCTTACGTGGATACGTCCCCACAGGCCCAGTGCCTTGATGCGAGTCTTTAGTTCGTCGATGTCGCCATAGTCCTCCCGAGTGTTGTTTTCGGGATCGACATGCAGCTCAGAGAGAGAAACGTCAGCTTCAGTGAAGGACAATATCGTCTTCCTTTCGCTCAGTTGGGGGGTTGGTGTTGTCCACTGCTAAATACAGATCCGCACCTGTGCGCGTAGCCAGGTATGCCTTGACTGCTTTTATGGACGCTCGCAGGGCTACGATTCCCAATTTCAGGGAAGGCTTACCCGTGCGGGCTACAAGCACGCTGCCCACATCTACTAGGGCTTCAAGGGCGGTTAGGATCTTTTCCGCTTTTTCTCTAGAAGGGTTTTCGGCTAGTGCCGTTGTTATAGGGTCTCTATCCATAGGATAAATAATCCCTCGCTACCGAGGGCCGGGAGTTCGGTAGCTATCCGGCGCCGCCGCGACAGTCCTTCCAAAAGGGACAGAAGCTTTCAGAGCACCACCACTCTTCTGGCGAAGATAGCGGAAACACCCCCTTGGAGATGCTCTCTGCTACGTTTCGCACTAGGGTGCCTGCCCACTTGATTTCGCCCGGGGTGAGAGTAACCCTCACCGGGTGAACTTCTGTTCCAGAGGCCTTGTCTACGATTGCGTCAAACCCCACTCGAGGGACGCTGGTAACGTTTGCGTAAAGCGCGAGCTGCAGGGAATTTTTAGCTTCGCGTTCTGACTTTTTACGCTTGGTGATCTTCAAGTCAATGATCGTATTGGTTCCGCTACCAGCGTCAATAAGGTCAATGATTCCTTTGACCCTCACGCCGTTAACCGGCTGGTCGAACTCTTTTTCAACTACCACCGGCACAATCTCAGGTGCCCGCAGCTCATGCCAGACTTTGTAGGCGCGCTGCACTCGAGCTATGTACTCGTCGTTAGAGACAGCTAACTCGTCTCCGACCAGCTCTGTGTCATTCAAGATCCCCGTGGTTACTCCACTGGCCTCGTCGAGCCCTGCTTCAATCGGACGGAGGTACCCAGTGGCCATGAAATCTCGAAGGGTGTTTTCGACCAGGGCGTGGACCGACTTCCCTACGGAAGTGCTGGCGTTGCCGCGCCAGCGGTTCCCTTCTACGTACGTACGTCTAAAGTTTTCGCCGCAACGTAAGTATTTGGCAATGCGGCTGTTGGAGAGGTACCCGCCGGGAACTTCCAAAGCGGGGGAAGCGGGTCCTCGTTCCGTGTCTTCAAAATCGACGTCGAGCCCAATGGGCATGACTTACTCCTGAACAGCGACTCGAGCGTACTTCAGCAGCACGGTTTGGGCTTCTTCGCCTCCGGCAGCAAGTGCATCCGCGTCAGGCTGAAGGCCCTCTTCGCGGCTTTGCCACCGGTACCGTACGCGCGTAATACGCTTTTCCAGTCGCCGTATTTTATCGTACCAATGGCGCAAGCGGATATTTTTTACCACGTACTCGCCATTGAGTTGTTTGATGCAGAGTTGCGAGTCTGAGTAAACGGTAGCGTGGCTGGCTCCTAGCCGCTCCGCCACCTCAAGTCCTCTAAGAATCGCTCGGTACTCTGCGACGTTGTTTGTACCTACGCCTGCGTCTTCTGACAGCAAGGCGAGAATGTTTCCGTCAGCGTCTTGCAGAACGGCCCCAATGCGAATTGGGCCCGGGTTCTTAACTGCTGACCCGTCTGTGGTGATCGTTACTAGCAAGCTAAAGAAACTTCGGACGAACCTTGGCGAGGGAGACTTTGCTGTCGTACTTGCACCCCTCTTCAAAGGGCTCAGTACCCTGCGCCAAACAAGTAGAGACCTGTTCGCAGCCCACGCAAGAGGGCTTTCGTGCGAGCAGTTCAGCTACGTCTCGCTTTTCTTTTAACAGATTCAACGTAGATTCTGTCAAAGACCCTCGAGCAGCTACTGTTTGAACTAGTAGCTTCTTGAACCCTTTGGCTCTAATGCCGTAATTGCGGTCCAAGCTCTGCAACCAGAAATCAAGGCGCCAGTCCACCTCCGAGTAGACCATGACAGGTGCTTTGAACGTGACACCGATGCCCATGGAGATCTGCGCCAATAGTACCTTAGCCCGGGGGTGCGTGTTGAAAGTCTTCTCAATCTCGTGAGGAGGTGTGCTGACGCGGCTGTCGTAGCGCAACAGCGTTTCCCCACCAGGGCTTAAAGCCCACTCAGTGGGTCCCTTCAACTCCTCGAAGAGCCGGTCCAGTACTGCGTGGTGCTTGGCCCAGACGATGACCTTGCGCTTCTCTTCGAGGTGCTCTTTGACCAGCTCGACAGTAGCTGATAGCACCGCAGGAGTGTCCTCTGCCCAAAAGATCCCGCGGTCCGGAGCCTTGGTGACCACATGACAAGCCTGCGTGTAGGGCTGTACTTCGTTCAGAACACAGTGAGCCTGGTGTTCGCACCCGTCGCAGATTGTTGGGTCTCTACGATCTACGTAGTAGAACCCCGCACTAAGCTGCGCCAGCTTGTTGAGCATGACTACGGGCTCTGTGAGCTCCACGTCGGTGCCATCGTAATTGATGATGCGGTCTTCGATGATGGTGTTGTAGATAGCCTTTTGAGCTGCGGACGGGGGGATGCTGTGGTGCTGGAAGACGCGATCCGGCAGGTCCAAGCACTCCTCTGCGGTCTTGCGGAGGGACAGTTCATCCGTCAGCGCAGACAGCTTGTCCAGGTTTTTGAACCCAGTGACGAAGTTGGGGTTGGACGGCGCCGTCACCACGTGGCGCTTGCGGAAATCCCAGAACCCGGGGACAACAAAGTCCCCCAGGAACTTGAACTGCCCCCAGACGTGCAGCGGGTTGCCGAGAGACGGGGTGCCCGTGACCAGGTACCTGCGGCCAGCCTTTGCTGCCAGCTTGTGCGCGGCCTTGGTGATGCCCGTGTTGTGTCCTCGAAGCCTGTGGGACTCGTCGGCCACGATGACCCGGTAGTCGAAGCGGTCCAGCAGCATCTGTAGGGACGCCGAAGCAGTCTCGTACGTTACTACCAGCGCTGTGGGGTCTTCGTGCTGAATTACTCGCTGTAGCAGCTCTTCCCTAGCTAGGTACGCGGCCGAGGGCAGCTCTTTCCAAGCGGCCTTGACAGCTTTTCTGATGACGCCCAGACGAGCTCTCTTCTGCGCATCGGTCGCTGTGCTAGGCAGCGGGCCCAGCTTGCGGCGCACTGCCACGTTTGCGCGAACGCGAGCCTCCTCCTTGAGTGCCGCGGCCTTGTCTCGCAGCCGCTTAGGTGCATATACGGCTGCTTCGAAGGGGTAGCAGCTTAGCTCGCCTCTAGTGAACTGTGCGAACTCGTCCACCCAGGTGTAGAGGTTTACTCGCAGAGCCAGGATGAGCACACGGAGGCTCGGGTCCTGTCGGTGCAGCTCCCGCACTGTTTCAATGACGACCTTGGTTTTGCCCAGCCCTCGGTCCAAGAAAAGCCCGTACCGAGAGTGCTGCAACAGCGCTTGCACTGCTTCGTCTTGGTGCGCGTAGTTGGGAACAAGAGGACTCGTAGCTACAGCCTGGTCCACCTGTGCCAAATAGCTTTCGGTAGCGTCAGTGCGCCCAACCCCCGGAGCTAAAACTTCTAGGTCATCAAGGACCCGTTCGAAGAACGGCTTCCCCGCAGGGAACATCCAAAGCCCGAATTTCGCTGAGTACTTTGCACCGTAGACCTTCGAGAAGGCCTGGTTGGAACTGCGCAGCGTAAAGACGGGAAAGCCGTTCTTCAGAACATGGTAGTCCAGATTCATGTCGTGGCGGAGAGCTTTGCTACCGGGATGAATTGGATCGCAGGGTCCTTATTGTTATCGTACGCGCGTACGTGAAGAACCTCACACGTGTCGCACACTACCGCGACTTCACGTTCGTACGTGACCCCGCTGAGGAAGTCCATCCCCATGGTTCGCCACCCCTGAAGACGCAGGTGCCCTGTCTTGCACCGAGGACACTCGGGGTATTGGTGCTCTGTGAACAGACGCTCGACAGTTTCTTCGTCAGCGTCCTCTGGAATTTCAGGCCTCCAGAGAGCCATGTTGATCGGAAGTTCGTTGGGTTCTGCAAGAAGCAAACACGTCCTACGCGGCAGTTGTTCGCTCTCGCCGCAGGGAGTAAGATTCTCGCAGAACTCGCAGGTAGGTGATCGCATCTACTCGCTTATACCAAATTTCGAGGCGGATAAATGCTTCTAGGCGCCGATGAGTCCACCAACCTCGGGGATATGTACTCGGACCCCATGCGCCTCTGGGCACACGCGCATACCCCGAAGGATCTGAAGAAGCTGTTCACTTGGGTAGAGTACCTCTACTACAACTCTGCTCAGATCTTCGCAGGGGTGCGGAAGTTCGCTGAGTACCCCATCACCACTATCAACTACTACACTGACAGCGAGTCTCTTCGCGAGAAGTACCGCCGCACGCTGGAGAAGGTCATCGGCGCTAAGCGTGCGTGCATTCGCGCCAGTATCGACCTGCAGGTTTACGGCAACAGCCTTACGTCGGTGCAGCTTCCGTTCAAGAGAATGCTGGTCTGTAAGACGTGCAACGTCCGCACGGACATTGCCTACGTTGACTTCAAGTACCACCCTCGCCGGGCGAGGTTTTCTGGCGTATGCCCAGCCTGTAAGAAGAAGGGCTCCTTTCTGGTAAAAGATCAGAAGGTGGTGGACCCCGCACGGATCAATATCATCCGTTGGGACCCCAAGCTCATCAACATCGTCCACAACCCCATCACAAACGAGTACGAGTATTATTTAGAGATCCCGGCCAAAACTAAGGAGCTCGTTGACAAAGGCGATCGTCACACAGTGATGACGATGCCTCTCAGTGTCTTAAAGACAATCGCTGAGGACTCTTCCTTTAAGTTCACCAAAGGCGAGCTCTGGCACATGAAGGCTGACGCCCCTGCGGGTGTCGAGAGTGGTTGGGGCTACCCGCAGCTAGTAGCTGCGATGCCGTTGTTTTACCACGCAGCAGTGCTACGCAAAGCCAACGAGGCCATCGCGCTAGAGCGTATTGTGCCCAAGCGCATCGTCCACCCTGCTGCCACGTCCGGCAGTGGAGACCCCATTACCACCATGTCTATCCAGTCCTGGATGGATGACCTCAGTTACAACATGAAGCAGTGGCGGCGGGACCCCAATCACATCATGACCGCTCCTGTGGCTGTCGGACAGACAGCGCTAGGCGGGGACGGCAGAGCCTTGCTAGTCGACTCCGAAATCCAGCGCGCCGAGGACAACATCATCTCGGCAATGGGCTTCCCTAAGGAGTTCGTGTACGGCGGGCTTAGTTTCACCGGGTCCAGTGTGACCCTGCGGATGCTCGAGAACCAGCTAGAGACGGCGGTCTCGCAGTTAAACAACTTCCTGCAGTGGATGAGCACCAAGGTCGCTAAGTACCTGGGCTGGCCGGAGATCGAGGTTGAGCTCGGAGACTTCAAGATGGTTGATGACGTGCAGCAGAAGCAGCTCATCCTGAGCCTCTGGCAGGGCGGCGTCATTAGCAAGACCACGCTTGCAGAGACGTACGAAATTGATTTAGCTGAGGAACGGTCGCGCATCAAAGAAGAGGCGCTCGCAGACATGCGCATGCAAGAAGATATCGCACGTCTACAGACCGAGTTCCAAGAGAGCCTGGCGTCCAAAGCCAAGGCGCAGGCTCAGCAGGGCCAGCAGCCTATGGGCACTAACTATGACCAGCAGGCGATCATTGGTCAGGCCGAGAACATCGCTATGCAGATGATGCAGATGCCGGAGTCGCAGAAGAAGTCCCAGCTTGCATCGCTACAGGCCGAAGACTACGTCATGTACTCCGTGGTCATTCAGCGTATGGAGCAGATCAACCTTGACCAGAAGAACGAAGCCAGCGCCATGATGCAGGGCGGCGGTGCTCCCGGAGGGATGATGTAATGGCGGGCTCGGATACCATTGTTGACTACTCGCAGCTAGCGGGAGACCAACGGGGCCTCGACGCACCGCGTCCTCCCATGGAGCAGGAGATCATCCGCGAAGGCCCTGTTGGGGAAATCTACGGCCTGGAGGAGCTGTTAAGCTCTAAGCCTGCCGGGACCATTACGCCTCCCGGAGCTAAAGAAAAGAAGGACAACTACAAGGCGTACGCGCGTGTATTCATCGTGGGCGCTGAGGGGCACGCTGAGTACGAAGAGCTCCTTAACAAAGGCGCTAACGGGCACGTCATTTTAGCTCGCAGAGAGATCCACGACATCATCGGTACCCAGTCTTACAAGGTGTACCTGGAGTGGATGGAGCGCGTCGAGCAACCTAAAAAGAGGCGCTGAAGCTTGCAGCTGTTGGGGCTGGCCCCAGCTACCTCTTGCTAGTGACGAGTTTTTCCCGAGTGGCTTCGCGGCTAGCCTAGACTAGTCGCGGTCGATCGGCCAGGGCTCGGGATCCATCGTCGGGTCCATGCTGTCTCCAATTGTTGAACAACGCAGCGCAGGTGTGGCGCCGCAGGGTTGGCCGGTATTGTCCCGGCCCCGAAGGAAAAGAAAGACTCCCCCGCCGAAGCGGGGGAGCCAGGAACGCCGAACTCAGCCAGGGTACCGCTCCCTTGTACGGGTGCACCCCTGGCTGAGTGGTCTGCCTGCCTTACTAGGCCCCTACCCCGGCAGGCGGTGGGTAGGGGCCACGCTCACGGCTGAGTGACGCGCCCCGAAGAGAGCGCGTCCTCCGGGGCCTCGATGTGTACGCGAGGTCCCGGACGGCCTAGGCGGCCCTTGAACCCCTTTCGGGGCCCGCGGACCACCCTGACCTCCCCTATGAGTACCCGGCTTGCCTCGTCGGCTAGCCGGGCTCGGCGGAGCCTCTCCCGCTCGTGGCAGGAGAGGCTCCTCGGGTTCAGCCGTTTCCCGCGGCGTGGGCCTCGGGGGCCTCGGGGGCCTCCTCGGCCTCCTCGGCCTCCTCGGCCTCCTCGGCCTCCTCCTTGGACGCGGCCTCGATCTCCGCGACGATCGCGTCCATGCGGGCGCGGTCACCGCGGGCCTTCGCGTCGAACCACGCGGTCCTCGCCTCCTCGGCCGCGATGAGGACCTCGAGCGCCCCGGCGAAGCTGTCGGTGGTGCCCTCCGCGAGGCAGGTCTCGGCCAGCTCCATGAGCTCGCTGCCGGCCTTGTTCCGGTTGGCCTTGGCGGTGTTGAGCGTCTGCAGGGCCACCTCGTGCTCCGGGTCCTCCTTGTCGAGGTCCCGGATGCCGGCGACCGCCTCGTGGTACGACGCGTTGGCGTTGGCCAGGGCCGCCGCCTTCTGCTTGACCTCCCGCCCGGTCCCCTTCGGGACGGACGGGAGCTTGGCCACCGCCTCGACGACCCGCTCGAGGTCGTTGAGGATCGCCGCCTGAGCGGCGTTGCGCCGCTGGGCCTGCGCCCGGTGGGCCTCCTTCTGCTCCGCCCGCCGCTTGTCGGCCTCGGTGGCCTTCCGCTGGGCGCGCTTCGCCCCGGCCTGGACGGCGGGGCTCAGCGTCTCGCCCGGGGCCGGGCGGGAGACGACCGTGGGGCGGTCGCCGTGGGTGGGGGCCATGTTGCGGCCCTTGCTCTTGCCCTTGCGGGCGGGCTTGGCGGCGGGGGCGTCGTCGTCGTCGTCGAGGTTGAGCGCGCTGAGGTCGACCCCCGCGGCCGTGATCAGTGCCAGGATGCGCTCGAGCTTGCGCTCGACCGCATCCGCCTTGCGCTCGGCGGGGCTCTCCCCGCCGTTGACGACCGTCTGGAGGAGCGGCATGAGCGCCCCGGCGATCTCGCTGTCCCAGACGTGCACGACCGCCGCATCCGGGCACCCGACGGCGACGGCGTGCTCGAGGTAGCACGCCCGCTCCTGCCCCTCGAAGGTCAATCGGGGTTCGAACCCGATCCAGTTCGAGGTGACCTCCTTCAGGGTCCCCTCGAACAGCACGGGGTCCCCGGTGTTGCTCGAGAACCAGGGGCTCGCCTCGGGCCAGCCCAGGGCGATGACCTTCTTCCCCACCAGGTCGTGCATGAGCCGCGACCGCCCCGGGGAGAAGCCGAACAGGTTGTTGGTCGGCAGCGAGCTGTTGTTGTTGTTGTTGTTGTCCGCGTGCGTCAACACGCGGGGCTCCCGGTTCGCGGTGGCCGAGAAGGCCCCCGCGAACCGCTTCAGGGACTCGCGCGAGTACTGCACGGTATCCCCTTTCTTGTGTTGTGGTGGAAAACGCGCCCACCCCCTCTCACTCAGTTTCTCCTTGAGTGGGGGTGGACGACTCTCGGTGACTGGACCCTTACGCCTTGTAGGCCCAGTCCACCAAGTTGCGACAGAATTGACACTTGTGCGGGGGGACCCTCAACCTACCCGAGGACTTGCGTCCCCAGTAGAAGAGGTCCCCCAGCGTGACATCTCGGTAGTGGGTGCAACTACCGGTCCTCCCTGGACCGGTGCACTCGAGATGTCCGATGAAGAGTCGGTGACTGTCAACACCGGCTCCCACCAAGAGGTCGTCGCTCTCCGCTGCACGGGCGGAGAGCCACGACAGTGAGGGGAGGCCCTGTAGGAGATACAGGTCCTCCGTCTCACCAGCGCGAAGCTCGAGGGTAGGCGCTCCCTCGAGCTGCATGATGTTCTCGAAGTAGGTGAACTCCTCCGCTGACCACAACGCGCGCTCGTTGTAGTCCGCGCTCTGCGAGTCATACTTCCAGGATCGGACGGCCTCCACCTCCGACGCGATCCCGACTCGCACGAACTGTTTGGGCTGTGGCACCAGCCCATCCAGCTTCCCCTCGAAGAGCAGCCGCACCAGCTGCTCTTGAAGGGTCGAAGCGCTGCCTCCCGTGCTCGGCGGCGCCTCCGTTTTTCCCCACTTTCGGCGAGCGGCTTTGCTCGCCTTGGTGGGGACCCCGAAACCCAGGAGGACACGGCGCAACTGTCGTGCGCGCCGGGCCCCCCACCTCTCCCCGTCCAACCGCCACAACTCTCTCAAGGTGTGGCCGATGTAGGCCTCCGTGACCTCGGGGCGATCACGGAGGGCCGGCAGATCGGGCGTCCGGGCGGGTGGCCCGGAGACGGGGGGTGCCTCCCCCGTCTTGATGAAGGTCTCCCTTCGTTGCCACCCCTGGATCAGCAGCCGGGCGGCGTCCCCAAAGGGACCCGCCTGGCGCCTCGTCTTGCCGTTGTCACGGCGACACGAGGCGGACTTCTTTCGAGGGTGCCGCGGTGGAGGCGGCGCCTTCTTCTGGTTGTCCTGCTTGCCCTTGCCCTGCCGGCGGTCGTTGGCTCTCGCCATCGATCCCTCCTGCAGGGACGCGCCCCGATAACGGAATGTTACCGGGTGCGCGTCAATTACTTATGCCAAATTCCGATGTCTGATTTGCGTGTTTTGGGCTAGATTTAGACCATGACTGATAAGCTCATCCCAGTCCTCGATTACTCGGAAAAGCGCCGGGAGCGCATCCGTGAATCGGCTCTAGAAGGTGTCAAGAACATCTTCCCGATCATCGGTGACCACCGAACTATCGAGGTAAGCAACGTACAGCTGAAGCCCAAGACCTTCTCCGGAGAAGACCACAAGAACGCCATCCTCGAGGGCCGCTCTCTGACAGAGCCCATCAAGGCAGACGTGGTCATCAAGGACAAAGAAGGCAACGTCCTGGACAAGCAGGAGGGGCATACGCTGCTTCAGGTGCCGTACTTCACTCCGCTGAACACCTTTGTAGTGCGGGGTAATGAGTACTCGGTGCGTAACCAGCTCCGAACTAAGCCGGGAGTTTATACGCGCGTACGAGGCAACGGTGATCTGGAGACATCCTTCAACCTCAAGAAGGGCGCTAACTTCCGGTTGAGTATGAACCCCGAAGAGGGGCATCTGAACATGGAGTACGGGACCAGTAAGATCCCTCTGTACTCCGTATTGCGGGAGATGGGCGTCCCGCACCAGGACATTGCAGGTCAGTGGGGCGAGGCTCTCGCTGCTGATAACAAAGCAGCGTTTGACAGCAACCGCGCTGCTCACGCCAAGAAGCTCTACGAGAAGCTCGTACCCTCCAAGCGCCGATCGGCTGAGGGCCGAGACCAGGTTAGAGATGCACTACACCAGGAGTTCGGAGCTACCGAGCTAGACGAAGCTACTACGGCTAAGACCCTGGGGCGGGGCTTTAGCCAGGTTACTCCGCAGGCGCTGCTCGCTGCTAGTGGCAAGCTCCTCAAGGTCCACAAGGGCGAGGAGAAGCAGGACAACCGAGACAGCCTGGAGTTTCAGACTCTACACACCGTCGAGGACTTCGTTAAGGAGCGGCTTGACCTGACAAAGCGCGAGTTTGGGTGGAAGACCAAGTCCAAGCTGGACCTGACAGGTAAGCCCGAAGTGCGGAAGGTGCTGCCCACTTCGGCGCTGACTCCGTCCCTGCGCAACTTTCTGACGACTTCGCAGATCTCTGTGTCCCCCACGCAGATCAACCCGGTGGAGATTCTGAACGCTGCGACGAACGTAACGCGCTTCGGGGAGGGGGGTATCCAGAGTGACAGAGCTATCCCGGGAGATGTCAGAACTCTACACCCTTCTCATCTCGGGATTCTGGATCCCTTTAGGACTCCTGAGTCTGGCGCTGCTGGCGTTGATGTTGGCGCTGCGCTCTTTGCGCGTAAAGATAAAGACGGGAACATCTACACCGTCCTCAAAAACGCCAAAACAGGGAAGGTAGAGTCCGTCTCGGCTGCCGAGTTAGACAAGGCCACCATTGCTTTCCCCAACCAGGACATCACTAAAGGCCGAGTAGACGCTCTAGCAGGGGGCGAGGTTAAAAAGGTTCGCCCTGGGGACGTTGATTACCAGGTTACTCGGCCGATGGCCATGTACGGGGTGAGCACCAACCTCATCCCTTTCATGGACAGTGCTCAGGGTAACCGCCTAATCATGGCTTCCAAGTTTGCGCAGCAGGCCGTGCCCCTCAAGGACTCTGAGGCGCCGCTTGTGCAGGTCAACGCCCACTCTTCTAAGTTCAAGTCTTGGGAGGAAGAGGTCGGAAACCAGGTTCTGCCTCGGTCTGCGGTCAAAGGCACTGTGTCCTCTATCCGGGACGGGTTTATCAACATCCGCGACGAACAGGGCGAGCTTCACAAGACTCCCTTTAGCAAGCGGCACCCGCTGGCGTCGAAGACGTACTTGTCCCACTACCTGAAGGTGAAGCCGGGCGACGAGGTCGATGAGGGCCAGGTCCTAGCTGATTCTAACTTCACTCGCGATGGCACGCTGGCCCTGGGCAAGAACCTCAAGGTCGGCTACGTCGCGTACCACGGTCTCAACTCTAACGACGCTGTGGTGCTGTCCGAGTCCGCGGCTAACAGGATGTCCAGCAAGCACATGGTCAAGAAGACCATCCAGGCTGACCCGGACACCTTTGTTGACCACAAGAAGCACTCCGCGCAGTTCCCGCGTACGTTCACAGACGCTCAGTACGCAAATCTCGAGGAAGGGCTAGTCAAGCCTGGGACGATCCTGCAGCCTGGAGACCCCATCGCAGCAGTAGTCCGCAAGGCCCCTCCGTCGGTCGAGAGCCAGATGTTCGGACGCATTCACAAGTCGTTGCGCCGGAACTTCCGAGATCAGTCTCTCACCTGGGACAAAGACACCCCCGGAGAAGTTGTTGACGTTGTCCGGAAGGGGAACCGTATCGCGGTAACTGTTAAGTCTGTTGAGCCTATGAAGGTAGGCGACAAGTTGTCCAACAGATATGGCGGGAAGGGCGTAGTGGCGAAGATCGTCAAGGATGACGAAATGCTCCAAGACGAGGGGGGCAAGCCGCTGGACCTCCTGTGGACCTCAGCTGGCGTCATTAGCCGCATTAACCCGGGGCAAATCCTGGAAACAGCGGTGGCAAAGGTAGCAGAGAAGCAGGGCAAGCCCATTGTCGTGGACAACTTCGCTAAAAGGGACAACGTCCAGTGGGCGAAGCAGCTGCTGAAAGACAATGACGTTAAGGACAAGGAGACTCTCCTTGACCCGGTGACAGGTAAGAAGATCCCCAACATCTTTGTCGGCCCGCAGTACACCTACAAGATGTTCAAAAGCACAGACACCAACTTCTCGGCCCGAGGTGTAAACAACTCCTACGACATCAACCAGCAGCCGGGTAAGGGGGGTATCCACGGAGCCAAGGGCACCGGGCGCATGGAGATCAACGCCCTCCTGGCCCACGACGCCAGAGACACTCTCAAGGAGAACGCTACTGTCCGTGGTACGCGCAACACAGAGTACTGGCGCGCTGTACAGCTGGGACGGCCTCTCCCCCCGCCCAAGACCAGCTTCGCCTACGATAAGTTCACTGCCATGCTGCAGGGCATGGGTGTAAACATGCAGCGCGAGGACAACCAGATGTCCCTCGCGCCGCTGACGGACAAGGACGTAGAGAAGTTCTCCGCAGGCAAGATTGACAATGCCAAAATGGTTCGTGCTAAGGACCTGCGCTCGGAGAAGGGCGGGCTCTTCGACGAAGCTGTTACCGGCGGCCTAACTGGCCAAAAGTGGTCTCACATCGAACTCGATGAGCCGGTGGTGAGCCCTGTTTTCCAGGACTCTGCTCGACGTGTCCTTGGGATGACCAACAACGAGTTCACTAACAAAATCAAGACCGACGGCGGGGCTGCTATTAAGCGCGAGCTCAACGCTATCAACGCTAAAGACAAAGCGGCGGAGCTGCGCAAAGACGTCTGGAAAATGACTCCGGGTTCTAGCCAAGACAACGTCATCAAGCAAATCAAGGCCCTCGAGGCCGTTGACGCTCAAGGCCTGAAGCCGGGCGACGCCTGGACCATGAAGAAAGTGCCGGTACTACCTCCGATGTTCCGGCCCATTGTGCCGGGCCCTCGGGGTGACATCCTCGTAGCAGACGTCAACCACATGTACAAAGACGCGCTCATCGCTACCGATAAGCTCAAGCAGGCCAAAGACGCGGGGCTCCCTGACGAAGATGTGGGAGAGCTGCGCAAGCACCTACACGACGCCGTGGGCGCAGTGGTAGGCACTAATGACCCCGTGTCCACGAAGCTAGCCAAGGGTGCTAAGAAGGGGCTCCTCAAGACTATCGTCGGGACCAAGACGGGCTTCTATAACGCCAAGCTCATCGCTAACCGACTGGACACCAGCGGGCGCGGCACGGCTGCCCCCGATCCTTCCCTAGGCATGGACGAAGTAGGGATCCCGGAAGATATGGCTTGGGAGATGTACAACCCCTTCATCATGGGGCGTTTGGTGAAGTCGGGGCAGCCCGCTCTGCGCGCGAAGCAGATGGTGGAAGAGCGAGGCTCCAAGGCACGCGAAGCTATGCTGGCCGAACTGAAGTCCAGGCCGCTGCTGCTCAACCGTGCGCCGACGCTTCACAAGCATGGCATTGTAGCTAGCTACGCTAAGCCTATTCCCGGCAAGACCATCAAGGTCAACCCGTTCATTGAGCACGGGATGAACCTGGACTACGATGGAGACGCGCTCCAGGTACACGTCCCTGCCGGAGCAGGAGCAGTGCGCGACGCTCAGAACATGCTGGTGAGTAACAACGTGATCGCAGACAAGAATCGCAACGAGATCAATGTCTTCCCTGCTCACGAGGCTATTATTGGGCTGTACAAGGCCACGGAAGGTAAGGCGACTAACAAGCCCAAGCGAACGTTTGCTACTAGCGCAGAAGCTATGGCAGCTTACCACCGTGGCGAAGTTGGGGTGAATGACCCCGTTGAGATCCTGAAGCCCTAAGTTATTATTCTCTTGAGGAGGTCTCCATGCGTGCTTGTGTCTTTTCTTTAGCTCTGGTTTTTGCCCCGGCGCTGAGCCTGGCGGGCGACGCTGGCGTTGCTGTAGCCAGCGACGCCGCCGTTGTTGACGCTGGGCACACTGCGCCGGTTGCCAAGGTGGAGCTACCTCAGGCCCCCGAAGACCTGGGGGGTGCTGTTGACAGCCTGGCTACCGTAGTCAGCCTGGCCAAGGCCGGGCAGTGGATGGCGGTAGTCATCGTGTTACTGCAGCTTCTGGTCTTTGGGCTGAAGAAATGGCTGCCGGAGGAGTTCATGAAGAAGTGGGGGTCGTCCGTCGTGGCCCTGGTAGCAGGCGTGGCGGCCATGCTGGGCGCAGTCATGGGAGGACTCACTTGGGCGGAGGCTGTCTTTGTCTTTGTCTCGGGCCCTCTCTCGTCTGTGGTCTACGACCTCCTGAAGAGCTTCGGGGTCATCAAGAAGAAGGCGGATGCTTAAGATTGCGTACCAACTGGGGGTCAAGCTTGCGTTAGCCGAGGTAGGGATGGCGCCTCCCAACAGTAAGGGTATCCAAGCCTTCACAGACAGCGTGAAGAGCATGAAAGAGCCCGAAGCGCAAGCCGACCTTACAGTGGACCTGGCGGACCAGTCTCCGGATGACGTAACTACCAAGGTCACGTGGGGTTCCAAGATGGACCTTTCTGCCCCGGTTGAGTACTAAATGCTAGGCCAGGCCTATAGGCTGGGGGCGGCGCAGGCCGAAGAGGACTTCACCAAGGAAGCTATCTTCGGCGCCGTTAGAGGCTTGTGGAACGCCACTAAAGCTTTCCCTAAGTCCACAGGCTTCAAAGCGTTAAAGTGGGGGGCGGGTATGGGCGGCCCCGGGGCTGAGTGGATTGGGGCCCCCATTGGATCCGGGATTTTAGGCGCTGCTACCGCTAACGAAGGGGAGCGCTGGAAGGGCTTCCTTGGTGGCGCTGCTGGAGGCTTAGCTGGCGCAGCGGGGTGGCACGCGGGTAAAGGAGTGGCCAAGGGGGTGGGTAATAGCATCGGCCGTAGCCTCGGCAAAACTAAGCCTGGGGCAGCTTTTGCTAACCTAGGCGGCGCTGATTCCAAGTTCCGTGATTACCTCAATGCCAAAGCCAAGTCTTTCGCAGGGGCTGACGCCTCCGGCTTCTTTAAGGGCAAGGCGAACGCTTTTGCCAATAGCGACAAGAGCATAGGCCAGATGGTAGGCGGACTCGCCCCCAAAGCCATGGGCCTCGCAGGCGGTCTTGGTGGTTCTATGATGCTCTATGGGGTTGGTCAGTCAGGTGGTGAGTACGGAGCCCAGCACCTAGGGCTTGGCGGTCGCCCGGTAAACTACTTCAACCCGGTAGGAGGGTTCTGAAATGCTTGATAGAGCCTACGCTATCGGGGCTGCTATGGCTCGAGAAGACCTGCAAAAGCACGCTGGCATTGATTTGCTGCCTTCGCTGCTGGCTGGTGGCCTGGCGGGCGGCATTACGACCATGACAGGGGGTGTCCCTGGGTCCTTGCTGGCTACCCCTGCTACTAAAGGGCAGGGCGCTGCTCAAGGCGCCTCCGCTGTAGCGGGGGCTAGGCTCCTAGGTGGTTTGGGGCAGAGCACGGTGAGTAAAACTCTCCTAGGCTTGCTCGGCGGGGTAGGCGGGTGGCAGGGTGCTAACGCGTTTATGAATCGTGAGAGGCGGTAAATGGCCATCACAGGCACCCTTGGCAGTGCGCTGGTAAACGCACAGCTGCCAGAGGAGTACCGCATCAACGGTACTATTTCCAAGAAGGTACTTAAGAACGCTGTACTGGATTACGCGCGTAGCAACCCTACGGGTTACGCGGGCTCTATAGCTAAGATCAAAGAGATCGGGGACCAGTTCGCTACGTATGAGGGGATCTCTGTAGGGCTTGATGACATCGCCCCCATGTACAAAGAGCGGGACCAGGTCGTCAAAGACATCAACTCTCGTCTAAAGCGCACCACTGACCCCAAGGCTGCTACTAAGCTTTTGCTAGAGGCGCAGGACAAATTCCTAGACATTACTAAGAAGCACCCCGGGGACATGGGGCTGATGGCCAGCTCTGGGGGTCGCGGGTCTACGGCGCAGTTAATGAAGACCACTACCGGTCAGGCCGTGGTGGGCGACTTTTCTGGGAAACCGGTCCCGTACTTCATCCAGCGTTCCTACGCGGAGGGGCTGTCCCCCGCAGAAGCATGGCTCACCGGGGACGAGAGTCGTGGGCAGGTCATCAAAGGCCAGTTGGGCACAGCCGACCCAGGGGAGCTCGGCAACCTGATGGCTATGATGATGTCCGGGGAGGTGGTGAGCCTGGACGACTGCAAGACGCGCAACGGTATCAGCCTTCCTAATGACGACCCATCTTTGATTGGGCGGTTCAAAGTGGGTAGTAACTCCCCCATTGATGTGCGCGAACAGCGGTCCTTAGCTAAGACATCCGGAACTACGCGCGTACGTTCTCCTATGACCTGCGAGGCCCCGAAGGGGGTCTGCCAGAGATGTCAAGGGAAGACCACCACTGGCGCGGACTATAACATTGGCGACAACGTAGGCGTCCGCGCAGCGCAGGTCATGGCGGAGCCGCTAACTCAGATGGCCCTGAGTTCCAAGCACGGAGTGTCCCTCACTGAGGACGCGAGCAGCGATATCCCCGGAGGCGTCGCTGCCGTGCGTCAGTTCTTAGAAATCCCGTCTAGCTTTTCGGGCAAGGCCATCCTTGCGCAACAGGCGGGTAAAGTAACCAACGTTCAGGAAGCCGCGCAAGGCGGGTTCAACGTACACGTAGGCAACACCAAGCACTACGTTCCTCCTAGCCGCAAGCTAAACGTGAAGAGCGGGGACAAGCTCGAGGCAGGAGACGTGCTAACGGATGGCATCCCTGCGCCACACGAGGTTGTGCAGCACAAAGGGCTGGGTGCCGGCCGCAAGTACGTTGTTGACGCTTTCAAAAAGGTCTACAGCGACGCTGGACAGACCGTGGACCCGCGCCACTTTGAGGTGATGGCAAAAGCACACCTTAACTCCGTGGAAGTGCGTAGCCCGGTGGGCGACTACCTGCCGGGGGATATAGTCCCCTACAACGTTGCTAGAGCTGCGTACGCTAATAACGCTACGCAGAGTTCTCTAGCTGGAGCTAAAGGGCGCGTGCTTGCAGAGAGTGCTCTGCACTACACCGCAGGCACTACCGTCACAGACAGTGTCGCCAAAGATCTGTCGAGTGCAGGGATCAAGTCTGTCTCGGTAAACGATAAGCCGCCTGAGTTAGTCGCCGTCATGAAGTCGGCCTCGCGAGTACCGCTGCTCAACCCTAACTGGATGGAGCGGATGGCCCACAGGTACCAGAAAGCTAACTTCCTGCAGGCCGCGCAGTACGGAGAAAGTTCCGACCTCCATAGCAACACCCCGTACACCGCTATAGTATTCGGTAAAGAGCTAGGCAAAGGCCCTCGCGGTGAGTACTGATGAAGACTCCGGCTACTATCGCTGCTGACGTTTTAGTCAAAGAAGCTGGAGTCAAAGAGGTTCTCTTTGGCAAAGCCCTGAAAGGCAGACAACTCCGCGAAGCACGGAAGTACGTAAATGAGTCTGGGTGGATTAACCCGGACCTGCAGAGAGGCTTCCTTGGCGGCATCTTTTTAGGCGACAAGAGCCCTCATAAGATCCTGAAGGCTCGGTATGACCAGGGCGGCATCCTAGGCAAAGGTGGCATCATCCGAGGGGACTTCGCGTTTAGCCCCGGGATGAAGGAGAACTGGGCTAAATTTAGAAACAAGGACCTGGGGGGCTGGGACCGTACTAAAGGGCTTCTCGGGGCTGCCGGTTCCGGAGCTATGGGTGCGGGTAACCTAACTCTGGGCGCCGCGCTTCCTATCGGGTTAGCTGCGCACTCAGCTGCCACTGGTGACGCAGCGGGCGCGGCAGGCGGCCTGGGGGAGATAGCGGGGTACGCGTTGGGCGGGCCGTTTGGGATTGCGGGGTCTCTAGCTGGAGGTTACCTAGGAGGTAGTGTGGGGCGCCTGTTTCCCAAGAAAGAAGTGCAACTGGCCCCCGGCGAGTTAGCTCCGGAGTTGGGAGTCGGAAACCAATGGGGCCGAGACATGACTGTTTACAAACCCGCTTCTCCTGCGGTGCAACAGGCACCCGTTTTTGTATGAACCACAGTTGCAATTGCTAAAGGGATGAACCATGATTGCAACGGAACTAATATCCACCGGAGAGTTGGACTAATGAGTACACCTAAGCTGTTCAAGGTCGCCTACGTTCGCGGCGTCCAGAACGCGCTAGTCCGCGCTGGCGCTATTGGCAAGTACGCTAACGAAGCCATGGCTGACCTGGCTGCGGAGGTGGCTGCCGACGAAATTCCCCTGGAGCTCGCCGTCGCGGAGGAAGAGGTTCCTGAGGAGGTCACTGGCGACGTAGCTGCTAAGCTCCTGGAGCTGGCGGAGGCTACCGGTGACGCAGAGCCCTCGCCCGAGGAAGAGCTCCTGGAGCTGGCGGAGGAGGAAGCCTCCAAGGAGGCTGCTCTTCTAAATCGTGCGCAGCGGGCCGTTGCTTATGCTAAGCGCGCGTCGGACATCGGTGCTACCGGCGGTGGCATGGACAACCCGGGCAACCACCTGTCGCAGGCTGCGGCCATTACGCAGGAAGGCTCGGTTGAGGCGCAGAAGCGTCCGGAGAGCTACGCCAACCAGCGTCCGGCTATGGAGATGCACCCCGCTGCGCAGCAGGGCCAGCAGACCATGCACCCTGGTGCTCCCACCAGCACCTACGTGTTTGACCACTCCGGTAACGGTAAGTCGGCTTCCGCCAACGTGAACCTTGACGGGCCCACGGCTGCAGCGATTCTGCGTAAGCTCGCCATGGGTGAGATGAACCCGTCGGACCTCAAGGGTGCTACGGGCGGCGGCGTCGAAGCCGGCCAGCACGTTTCGGAGCTGGATCACACCGCCGAGGGTGATGCGGAGGGCAGCAAGCGCCCGGACGGCTACGCCAACGAGCGTCCTCCGGTCAGCGAGCCTTCGGTGCAGCAGGGCCAGGAGCAGTCGCACCCGGGCGCTCCCACGGACCTCAAGCTCGAGGGCAAGGTCGCTGCGGACCGGGCGTTTGAGTACCTGCTTCGCAAGACCGCGTCGGAGGTAGGTCACTTTCTCCCCGAGGGCCTCTCCAACCATAACAAGCTAGCTGCGCTACGCACCATGATTGGCATGACCAACGAGGAGCGCGGTCAGTACATCCGCCGCCTGACCAAGGCCGCCGAAGAGGCCGCTGCGGAAGAGGAGATGGCGGAGGAGAAGGCGGAGGAAGAGAAGAAGGACGAGGCTGCTGTTGAGGAGAAGGAGGCCGCTGCGGCCACCAACATCCTCCGCCAGCTGGGTCTGGGCCGCTAAGGCTTCCCTTTGTGTCCGCGAGTCACACAGTTAGGTTTCAGGACCTCGTAACTCTCAGCGGGGTCCAGGACCTTTTCCCGAACGCTAGCGCGGAAGAAGCCCACGAGGTCAGAGACCGCGCTAAGCGTATTCTATCCAGAGCCCCAGAACTCAAGGACGTACAAGTAGGCACGGGGGAGTCTCATTACTCCCCCGAGCTAGACGTTATCTCTTTAGCTGCGCCTTCTGGAGATGAGCTTGCTCACGAAGCCGGCCACGCCAGGAGCGTTGGGAGAGCGTCGCCTACGTACAAGAGCTTGCTGGCTCTAAGCAACAAAGCCAACCTCATCAATTCCATTGCAGCGTTACCGGTGAGCATGACCCTCGGGTCTATGGTGCAGGACAAGGACACTAGGAATGCAGTCCTGGCGCCGTTGGCAGGCGTCAGTGCAGCACTAGCCCTACCAAGTCTCTATGAAGAGACCAAAGCTACCGTTAATGCTGTAGGCAGTGCAGACCAAAAACTCAGGTCTGCTGGGCGCCTACTGCCATCTTTGCTACAACACTACATTCATGGCCTGGCCGCGCCTACTGTTTACCTAGGCCAGATTCTCTCAACTAAGGGTACCGACACATGACCGTTAAGCTTGCTGCTATCTCCCCGCGCACTAACGCGTTCATGACCGCGGGCCCTCCGGACTCCCCTGAGCAGGGCGTCTTTGACCAGATGTTCTCTACGCTGGCGTACACCATGCTAGAGAGCAAGATGCCCCGGCTTCTGGACTCCATCGTGACGTTCAAGGTTCTGGACTCCAGTCTTGATGAGTCGCGGGCCACCGGTGTGTTCATCGTAGCTTTGGGGCAGAAGTTCATCTACGTACCTGTGGTGCTAGCGGGGGATAAGGTCGATCCGCCCGAGGTCATGTACGACAAGGATGCTGACGCGTTCCTACCGCTGGACAAGGCATGGCTCGAGGAAATAGAAAAAGACACGGACACCCCTCTAGGCGGTCCTGCGGAAGCTCCGGACTCCGCCAACGCTGGGGTGGACCTGCGGGGAATAACTACGCCTCCGTCTAGTGGCCGGTTTAGCTACGCTAGCGCACAGATGAACCTGTGCGACTTCCTCGAAGAGGCACCGAACACTGTCAAGGTAGCGTTCGCAAATCTTCTCAAAGAGAGCCCGCGCTGCCTGCGCGCTGCAGTGGAGTACCACGGGGCGGAACGGCTGACTAAGTCTCTACGTCCGCACGCCGAGAAGGTTGCTTCCGCGCCTGCGCAGCAGGTGTGGGTCCTCACACAAGACAGTCCTGCGACAGACTTCCGGGCTGCCTTTGGCAAGGGGGCTGCTGTAGCCTACCAAACAGCCTGCTCGGAGGGCGTCGTCGTCCGGGACATGCGTAAAACTGCATCTATCCCTGTCAACATGGACGACCCGGTAGCCTACGAAGAGGTCACGGAAGGCGGCGTCTACAAGATCATCGACTCCGAGGGGAAGATCCACGTTGCTGCGGTCTTCATTAACCCCGAGTGCATGGACGACCTTGTTGACGCGGAGAGAGCGCGTCCCATCAAGATTCGGAGCCCTTATGGGAGTAGGTGGCGGGATCGTGGCGATAGGTTCCTAGTACTCTTCCCTAATGGGGACTACGCCCTCACCGGCGGGCTAGTTGCGCTTACTACTGTAGAGGACATGCCTGTTGGCGTTGTAGCCACTGCGCTCAACAAAGACACTGTTGCTACGCTACGCAATGGTAAGCAGGCGCTAATCTCTGTGTCACAGGGCATGTGGCAGGCTACTAAGCCTTTCCGGGCCCGGGGCGTCACTAAAAATGACAACGGAGAGTCTCGCGCGGAGATTGTTGACTGGTGGGAAAGCGAGGATGGTTGGGGCTCCGACCTCAATTCCGAGCGCCGGAACAAGCTTCCCGCTCGAGGTAGCGTTGTTCTCAGTGAGAAACTGAAGGTAAAGAAGCTGCACGCACCTCCGGGGGGCAACACCGTCTTTGTCCCGGCGCACTTCAAGTCGGTAGCGCTGCGTAACCGCATCAACGCAGTGACTCTGGTGCAAGACGTGTCTACCCTAGTGGACCTCATCTCCGCAGGCCTGGTGAAGCAGGCTAGCCACCAGGTGCGAGTCAAGAACTCGGGCCAGGGAGACTGGAGCATCGAGGGCCAGCGCGTAGGCAACATCGTCAGCGCTATCAACAAGTTAGCGGCTGACGGAGTTCACGCTCAGGCAGCGCTCAACTTCCTTAGAGAGATCTCCCCCGGGTACTCTAAGACCGCTCATGTTGTTCCTGCTGCACGGCTAGCCAACCTGCCGGGGCTGTTCAAGCAGGCTAACCCCATGATGATGGGCGGCGGTGGCGGGATGCCTCCCATGGATCCCTCCATGATGGGCGGCGGTGGCGGGATGCCTCCCATGGATCCCTCCATGATGGGCGGTGACCCCTCCATGATGGGCGGTGACCCCTCCATGATGGGCGGTGACCCCTCCATGATGGGCGGTGACCCCTCCATGATGGGCGGTGCTCCTGGCGGACAGATGCAGGCGCCCCCCATCAACCCGGAATTCATGGAGGCCGCAGCGGACCTTCGTGACGCAGGTGTATTCGACACGGCCGCAGTGGCTTCTCTAGTCCAGTCGGCTGAGATGACAGAGCTAGTAGCGCAGTACCTGCCTCACCTGGAGAAGTCTCTGGACTCCCTGGGGCGCATCATTTTGTCGGTAGCCATGAAGCAGGGAGACCTGATGGAAGAGCTTGGAGAGGAGGACTTCTCTACCCTCCAGGCGAAGTTAAAGCAGGTATTCCGCGGACTTGGAGATTTGATTATCCGTTTGGATAGGCATACTCTAGCTGCAGAGGCACCCAGTGTTGAGGGTCTAGGCAGCGCGACATGGACCACGTCCGGACAGTAATCCCGCAGGGCTACTACAGGGCCCCCGACTACCGGTACCGGGAAGTCACTAAGTGGCTACAAACGGACCACGGGTCCGCGCCTACGTTTCCGGACAGACATCAGAACTATCTGGTGGACTTCATCCGGTCTGATGGTACTGAAGAGGTGGTAGCCAGCGTCTACGAGGCAGTGTGCCTTAACGCTATCCCGTACGCGCGTACTGTGCTGTCTGCGCTGCTATTCTCTAACACCCCCATAGGGGAGATCCTCTCTATCACTGAGGTGGAAGAAGATACTGTCCTAGCCTACAGAGCTCTGTTTTTTGAAACAGACGTGTTCCGTAACCGCCTGCTCAAGAACTCGTTCGTACAACACCTCCCTGCGGGCACTGATGACGAGCAGTACTACAGGGATATGTTGAACTGGGCCCTAAAGCTGGGGTGGGAATACGTCGAGTGGCGTGTAACTGGTAAGAACAACAGCCTTTCCGTAGCAGAGATGCTTAAGACTCTGCTGGCTGATTCCATGTGGCGTAGCCGAGAGCACATCTTCAGCCGACTCAACGATGCCGCAGCGCAAGAGGCGCGGGCATGGCTACCGCACACTATCCGGCTCGCGGATGCTGTGCTAGAACACAACAATGACCGTATCCGCTCCATTGATGAGCTACGAATCGAGCTCACCGGCTTGGATATCACCACCAGCCGAAATAAACTTGGAGCAGACATCGCTATCCACTCTGTGAGCCCTCAATGAAGCGACAGGATTACGAGGAACTAGCCAAAGAAGCTGTGGCTATGTTCATTGACGACGGCACGTCTCTCGAGGACGGGATCGTTAAGGTAGCCAAGCGCGAGGAGCTCAACCCGGAGCAGGTTAAGCGCGTCGTAGAGATGGCTAACACCGGAGCTTTCCTAGATCTGTTCAGAAAGACCGCAGGTGACGACCGTATGGTCGAGTTCGAGGTCGCGGACCCGCAGTCTACTCTTGATAAGTACTACGGTGGTCCTGTTGATGTGCGCCCCGTAAAGCAGGCTTCTGACGACCCCACCAACCCCCCTCCCGAGGATGAGGGCGACGGACTATTCTTCGATGACGTAGCCGATGAGAACTCTGCGGAAGAGAGCATGGAAGAAGGGGGCTGCGACTGTGAGGGTGGCTGCGAAAGCTGCTCTTGTAAGACCGCAGCCTGGGAGCCTCGAGTCAGCGCACGCAATGCAGAGTGGAATGCAGTACGCATCGCTAGGACCATGGACGGTCTTCGAGACAAGATCGCGTCGGCGTTCTACTTCTGTGACGACTTAAGCCAGGCTATCGCTGAGGACTTTCGAGGCATGTACAGCCGAGAAAAGCTGGCTACCTGGGAGCAGGATAGCCTGGCGGCGTACGGCTCCGATGCTGTGCACTGCATCAACGCTGTGCGGGAGAAGCTGGGCTACCCTACGTACACGCAGATGCCGGACGAGGGCACAGTTAAGGTAGCCGCGCAGTACCGCGTCTACGACGAGTCCCCGGCGCTCATTGCCGCAGGGCACTTCATTGTTTCCCGGGAACGCGGGCTGCACGCCCAGACGGGCCTAGAGCTCATGGAGTCTCGTTATGGAAAGTAAGACCGCGGAAGCGTACCGGGAGAAGGTGGCTTTTCTGGGAAGTTTGTTTGGCGCTAGCGCAGGAGGTGGCGGCAACAGCGGTGGAGGCGGGCGTGCAGTTCCGGTGTTGGACAAGGGTATTCAGCCTAAGTTGGACATCCTGACGGGCGGCATAATCGGCGGGTCTATCCTCAACTTGGATGAGCTCAGCAAGCCCATCATGAGTACCTATGGCTACCGCATCAACCGGGGCCTCAACGACGGCCTGGGCGGGCTGCTTACGCGCGTAAAGGCTGACGAGGTTGCCGCGGAGAAGGCCGTGGGTCTCGCTGTCGAAAGCGCAGCGGGGATCCTCGGGGGCCTGGCGGAAGACACCGTCAAGGGCCTCAAGAACACCCTGGTAGACAGCCCTGCTCGCCAGGCAGTGCTATCTAAGCTCCGCAAGGAAGACGATATCATCAAGCAAGCGCCGATGAAGCGCGTGCTCGAGGCGTACCACTCCATGGCTCGGTTTGCCCCGAACCTGTCCACCGACCTCAACGCCACTAAGTCTTTCCTGCGGGAAGCGGTGCAGCACGAGGGTGGGCTGGACTTCATGAGCATCAAGGGTCTGGCTGAGGCTGAAACTGCGGTCACTGGCCGCTTCTCGAAGAAGAAGTAAGGACATGACGCACACCGACACCCTAACCGAGTACCTCAAGACCGCTGGTGCGCTACCGGAAGTTACGGGACAGGCTGCCCAGCTAGCTTCCTCCGGGCAGCTCCACGAGCTCATGGCTAAGACGGCTGGCGTAGCAGATTTCGACATGGACGCAGCGCTGCGTGAGTTAGGTAAAAAGATTTACCTTAAGAACGCGTCGTGGACCATTGTCCGACAGGGCCTAGAAGCGTCGGCAGCGTTAACGGAGAAGCGGTAATGAGCAATCTCACTGCGTATGCGTCTCTGCCTGCTATGGTAGAGCATGCCGCTAAGTCTCAGGCGCTGCTTAAGTTGGCAGAGCTGCGCGAGGGCGAGGAGCGGGAGAACGTCCTCAACGCTAAGTTCGCTCATGACGTTGCGGTCATTGCTTGCCTTGAGAAAATGGGGTCCAGGATTCTGAGTTCTCTTAAGGGGAACAACGTCCGCAACGCACTGGGGTCTGTAGGCAAAGGTATGGCTATGGGCGCCGGAGCTGCGGTGCCTCTAGGTGTCGCAGGCGCTATGGTGGCCAACAAGGCCAACGAAGACCTCAGGGACACGGCGCTGATGACTGCGGTGCCCCTGGGCGTAGGCGCAGGCGTGTACGGGCTCAGTCAGATGATGGGTAACCGAGGACAGCAGGGAGCCAAGACGGCCGCTGATGGCGCTGCTACCGCTGCTGACGCTGAGGCTGCGTACCAGACCTTTGCTAAGCTGGTGAAGAGTGCTAGTGTCGTGGCTCCCGAGGCGAGTGCCTATCACCTCGAGGTCACCAAGCACGCTGCCGGCCACCTTTCCAACATCGTGGCGGAGCTCATCCTGGAGGACTAAGTGTCCCTGACAAAGTTCCTGGAGCTCGAGGATAGGCTGGTCTCCCGCAGACTGGGTACCATTGAGCCTACAGTACAGCTACTGGATCTCCGCCACCCGGAGACCATCAAAACCGCTAGCGAAGCCAGCGATTGGGCTAAGAGCATCAAGCCCAAGGCAGGTAAGACCTACATCCTTGTCCTGGCTATCGGTGCTAGCGAGTACTACGGGCCTAACCGTAATGGGGATGGATTCTCCGAGGCAGAGCTGCGCAAGCACCACAAGACCTTTGAGTCGTCTGCGCATGTATACCGGTCCCACGTCAACAAGGACCCTGCTAAGTCTTTCGGACGTGTAGTTAAGTCGTTTTACAACGAAGACATGCACCGCGTAGAGCTGGTGCTTGAAATTGATGACGCTAAAGCCCCGGATATCGCTAGCAAAATCCGTGATGGGCGGGATTTGGCGGTTTCGATGGGGTGCAGGATCAAGTTCGACGTTTGCTCCATCTGCGCTAATAAAGCCCCCAGTCGCGCGGAGTACTGCGACCACGCTAAGTACCACCTAAACGAGATCCTCCCGGATGGCCGCATTGTCTTCGTAGACAACCCCAACCCTGTCTTCTTTGACATCTCTGTTGTGTGGCGTCCGGCGGACCGCACAGGCTACATGCTCAAGAAAGTAGCGAGAGACAGCGCAACGCCAGAGTTCACGGAGTCGTCAGCGTCCCTGGGGGAGAAAGTAGCAGCTAGAGAGATCCTGGCGAGCCTTCTCTCTAAAGCAGCGGAGATCGACAAGTACGTCGAGGGTGTTGGATTCGGGGTCAGTCCAGCAGGGCAGGACTCCGAAGAGAGCACCGACCCCAACAACGCTAAGCTCCTTCGGGGCTGGGTAAAGAACATCATCCCCAAGGTGCTGTCCGGCTACCAGCCGCTTGACAACGATGACCTAGGGTGGCTGTCCGGTAAGAAGTTCCCTCGGGTCCTCGCAAGCCTCTCAGACATGGGGGTACTTCTTACTACTCCTGAGTTCTTGCGTCTGTTAGTCTACTCTCTGACAGGCCAGCAGCTACCGCAGGGTGTCATTGAAAAGCTAATCAGCGTTCAGGGCGATCTGCTTCGCATCATGGCGAAGCACCCAGAACTAGCGTCCGCGGTAATCGAGACAGGGGTAATCGATCCCAGCGCTGAGCCTGATGACGAAGTGAAAGAGAAAGTTGCGCTTTGGGCCGCCCGGCGCGACTGGACCGATCGCGGGATGATGAAGCTGGCCTCGTCTCCGGTACTTCCGTCTAGGTCTCCGTTTGAGGGGGGCCATCTCTCTGCTATCCCGGTTCGGGACACAGCCACGGGGAAACTGCACTACACCACCGGTAGCGCGGTGCGGAGTGCACAAGACCTGCACCTTAAAGCACTAGGGGGCAGCGCTCTTGGCAGCCTGGCGCTGGCCGCTCTCACAAACAAGCTACTCAAGCCTACAATCGGTGATCGCGGACTTCGCTGGTTAGCTTCCGGGGGCCTGGGTGCAGGCGCGTTTGCTATGATGCGCCCTAAGTCTATGCGAGTCCGAGAGGACCTGATTGTACCTGACAGCACTACGTTCGTTGAACGGACCGCCAGCTATGTACCGCAGTTCGCAGTGTCTTCTTACGCAGATAGGCTCTTTGCACGCGCGTACACACCGACTAAACTACCTGAGACGATTGTCAAGCTTGGGTCGGTGGACCCGGTGCTTGGAGAACAAGCTGATTTTGATGCCACAGCCCAGGCGCTAGGTGCCTGGCTTTTAGCCTGAACTATTGTGCCACCTGTAAAACACGTATACTGTTGAACCGTGGTCTGCAGGTACACCAGAGAGGAACTGTAAGATGCCTAGCCTTTCGGAAATTCTGGACAAGCTTGGGACCGACACTCCCACCGAGAAGACCGCCTCTGTCCAGACTGACACAGCTAATACGCTTAGCCATGCTGTCAAGGCAGCAGTGGCTGCGGCGGATACGCAGACTAAGACTGCTGGCGCACGGCCGCAGGCTACTCCTACGCAGGACCTGACCAAGATCGCGCAGCGTCTTGCCACTGCGGAGCAGGAAGCTCTCATCAAGGAGGCGGAGCTTTTTGGCGCTGCTCTCTGTGATGGCTTTGTTGCTCGCATGGACAAGTACAACACCGCAGGGTCGGGCGTGAAGGTCGCGTCGGCGGACAGCTTCGAGAAATTCGCCGCAGCCAACCCTGAGCTTACGAAGCAGGCCATGGAACTAGGCTACCGCGAGACGCGGGAGAAGCTGGCCCACGCTGCGCAATCGGCGTACCAGGACGGCTACGTCAAGACCGCGGAGGTCATTAAGACCGCTGCGGAACACTGCGCCTACAAGGGCTACAGGAACACCCTCAGCCTGCTGTCGCGGGTTGGTCAGCGATAAGAGATGCGCACCGCTGCTCTAAATACATACTTCGAGCTCTTCGAAGCTGAGCGGCAGAAGGTGGCTGGCGTTGATTTCGCTGCTGACTTCAGCACCAAAGAGGCGTTCTGGGCTCCCAGCGGTGGGCTTCCCGGCGGGGTACGTAAACTCATGTCCGGTGGCGCCCGTAAAGTAAAGCGCGCGCCCGATGCTACTACGATGGGTAAACTGGACCCCAAGGAACAGATGCGCATCTTAGATGAGCAGCGGCTGGCCAAGATGCCTGACTGGCAGGCTCCCAACGCAGGCGGCGCAAGCGGTGCCGGAGCCGGAGCTGGCGAGGCCGCAGCGGAAGCCGCCCAGGGTGCTTCTGGGGGCGGCATCAGTCCTTGGTGGCTCGGTGCTGCCGGCCTGGGAGCCGCGGGTGCCGGTGCTGCCGGAGGCTACGCCGCAGGCGAGAGCGCTGGTGAAGGCAACGCTACGCTAAACCGCGGCCTGGCATACGGCGGGGGCCTGGCCACGGGCCTGGCAGCTCCGCACCTCTTACAGGGCCTTAACCGCATGGTTGCTAACCAGGGACTTCTACCTGGTGGCAACTACGGCGGGTATGACTTCACGAGCATCTGATGTCTAAGTCCAAACTAGTAGAGGCGCTTGACAGCATCCTCGCAGAGGCTAAGCAGGCCTACCGTGAGAAAACTGCTAGCGCTGCGCCGGAGCCTGAGCCCGCGCACCCTGTGACCGAGAAAGGTGCAGAACTGCGTAAGCTGGCAGAGCTGCTTCGTGCTTCTGACACAGACCCGACGTACGAAGAACTCAACGCTTTTGTGGAGAGGCTTCCGTGAACCACAAGGTCACCGCGCAAGAACTCCGTAAGCTAGCAGAGCTGCTTCGCACCAAAGCCGCGGCGGATGAGACAGACCGCACCCAAAAGTGCGCGTCTCTTCTTGTGTCTGCTATTGGCATGGAATTCCTGAAGTCTAAGATTTATGGTGAGCCATGAGTAACGCACTCCTAGAGAAGGTAGCCGCCGTACTCGAAGCTGCGGCTGACGAGTACGATGCCCGTGCTGCTGATTACGCGCGTAAGGAGAGCGAGGCTCGTAACAGCCTCGTGTCCCCCGTGCTTGACAAGGTTGCGCTGGCCACCGGTCTGGACGAGGATGAAATCAAAGAGAAACTCTCGGCTGCGGACTTGTCTGTCGTCGAGATTCTCTCTAAGTTAGCTAGTGAAGAGTCTGCGCATGAGTTCGGTGGACCCGACTCTGTTAAGACAGCAGGTATTGAAAACAAGGAAGGCAGGGCTTCTGCGGCCGATGAGCGCTTCCTCAACTGGCTCTCTAAGTAGGGAGAAAATAGATGTCGATTCTGAACTCTAAGTTCGACATTCTCCGTGGGTGGCCGAACGGTAGCGCGGTCGCTGAGGACCTTGTCATCGGCGTGCCGAGTAACGATTCTCTGCACACGGGAGACTGGGTTCGCCTGGATCCTGCCGGTGCAGGCTACGCCCCGGTGGACGAAGCGCGTACCGCCAAGGACGCCAGTCTGATCGCGGGGGCGGCTCACGCTAACATCGAGGCTCCCGAGCTCTGGGGTCTTGTTATCGAGGGTCGCGACGAGTACTCGGCGCAGGCTTCGGGTCGGATCACTGTTCTTCTTGGCGGCGGGTACATCGTTCGTCTATGGAACGACCCCGACAAGGCTGCAGCGGACCAGATGTTTGACGAGGCGCTCATGGCCCCGGGACGTCCGGTTACCCTGCTCAACGGCCAGATTGTTGACGCTGGGATTGCTGCCGGTGAGGCGGTGCTCCCCACCACCACGCAGATTTTCGGATACTGCCTGAAGGTGGTCGGCGCTGGCGACAACGCCACCTGCGACCTCTACATCAGCCTCTAAGGAAGGGTGCTAAAAATGCCTCGCAAGGAAACTGCAGAGCTTAGCGCCCAGTTCATCAACTCGAACTTCGTTCGGAAGCTCGAGGAGGGCCGGGTCAAGGAAGCCGAGGACGAGGGCTCCCGGTTCATCCGTTCGCGGATGCGCCAGGACTCGTTCGCCCGGGAAATCCTCGAGCCCGTTGAGATCGGCCCCGATGAGCTGGACCGCGACGTCAACACGGACCAGCCCCGGAAGATCATCGAGAAGGAGCCGGACAGCACGGCCACCTACGTGACCTTCAAGGGTACGGGTCAGCGCAGCTGGTTCCGGGGTCCCCGGTACTCGGTCTACTTCGGCAAGGTTGAATCCGAGCGGTTCACGAAGTCGAAGTTCGAGCTGATGACCTATCAGAACGACATCCGCAAGATCCTGACTGACAACTCGGTCAAGGATATGGCGGACCAGGAAGACCAGAAGTTCATGGAGACGGTGAAGGCGGCGGTACCTGTTGCTAACGAAGGCACCGCCGCGGCTAAGGCTGGCGCTGCGAACTTCGACCCTGCCATCATTCGTGCTGGTGTCAACATGCTTCTAGCCAACAAGATTCCCTGCGGGAAGCTCTTGATGACTAAGGAGCTGTACAACTACGCCATGGAAATGCAGGCCGCGCAGATTGGTGACTCGGTGGCTTCGCGTCACTACAATGAGGGCATCGAGGGCGAGAAGAGCCTGTACGGGTACCCGGTCATCACGACCATCAAGAACGACATCATCGCCAACGATGAGATCTGGTTCTTCGCCCCGCAGGAGTACCTCGGCAACTTCTTCCTGCTGCAGGACGCCACCCTGTTCATCAAGCAGGAGGCTGACATCATCGAGTTCTGGAGCTACTCGGCTCCGGGCATCGGTATCGGCAACGTGAACGGCATCGCCAGGATCACGGATATCGCTGCGCCCGGCGCGTAAGTTCCTAGCCTAGGAACGTAACTAAAGGCCTTGGCGGTTTCCCTCCAAGGCCTTTTCTTTTATACTTCGTTCAGAACATTCCCCAAGCAGGGTAGCAACGTGGCTAAGGTAAAGAACGTCTCTAAGAGGCACATTCGCGTAATCATCTCAGAGCGGTGGTGGGGCTTCTACCCTAGGAAGGTAGTCCGGGTCCCGGACACCCTCCTGGCCACGGACCGATTCAAGGCCCTAGTGGAAGAGGGCAAACTCGTTATAGTCCAGGGTTCACCTGCTGCTGAGCCTGAGGTCCCTGCTGAGCCTGAGCCTGCTGCTGAGCCTGAGCCTGCTGCTGAGCCTGAGCCTGCTGCTGAGCCTGAGCCTGCTGCTGAGCCTGAGGTCCCTGCTGCTGAGCCTGAGGTCCCTGCTGAGCCTGAGGTCCCTGCTG